GTCAAACCGAGTGGATAGACGGATCAGCTATACCAGGTGTACCAGCAGGATCAGGTACTATAAACTACCTAGCTAGATGGACGCCTGATGCTAACACTTTAGGTATTGGAGTTACATATGATAATGGAACTAATGTAGGTATTGGGACGATTAACCCTCAGGCTAAACTAGATGTTTATGGTAATTTAAGATTAGGAACTACCGGCACTTTTACTATTGCACAAAGTCCGTTTTTAACCACAGTTTTTTATGTAGGCGCTGGGAATGGGTCTACAATAACTTTTGGTGCGCCAGCAAGTAACACGCAAAACGTTTCGGTTCAAGGAGATTTGTACAGTTATCAGGGTAGTATTGGTACACAACAATTCGGATCATTTAATAATAAAATTAGTTATAACGGCAATAACTACTTAAATAGTGGAAACCTCGGCATTGGAACGACTAATCCTCAAGCTAAACTTCACGTAGCAAATGGTACTTTAAGAACTTGGACACCTACTTCTGGAACATCAGCTATATTTGAAAGCACAGTCAGCAATAGGAATTTTGTTACTTTAACAGCAGCTAATGAAGCTGAGCTTTGGTTTGGCGACGCTACAACACAAGCAAAAGGTAGGATTAGATATGAGATGGCCAATAATAACATGGAGTTTTGGACTAACGCAACTCAAAAAATGGTTATCAATAGCTCAGGTAACGTTGGGATTGGGACAACTAGCCTTACCACTATATCTAGTGCGGTTGCAACTTTAAGTTTAGGAAGTTCTGTTGCATCAACTTCTGGAGGTATAGCCTTCCAAGCAAATGGTGTTGTAAAAGCTTATAATTATGTTGCTAGTAATTATTTAATAAACCAAACAGTATCAGGTATTGGTCAAATATTTTACGGAGCAGGTTCTGAGCAAATGCGAATACACAATACTACAGGCAACGTCGGTATTGGAACAATCAGTCCAAACTCTAAATTACAGGTTGATGGTGAAATTGACGCCAATGGAGGTGATGGATATAGAATAAATGGAAAACCTTGGGCTGCTGAAAGTTCTAACAATTTACGGTTAGGCGATTGGGATGGTGAAGGTTTTAGCACTAGTATATTTGATGAAAATGCTATTGAGATTTTTAAAGTAAAAGATCAAGGTGTAATAATTAACTGCGATAGAACCAGTTCGACAAGTTTCGGCTTAGACGCTGGTTTAGTTGTAGGTGGCAGTAAGTTTTCGACGTGGGGGCCAGGTGTATTAACTTTATTAAATAACGATCCTTTTTCTACGACCTCCGATTCTACAGGCGTAATACAATTTGCTATAAAAGACGACGTATCCACTGCAGCAGGTTACACCTCAGCTTCAATACAAGGATCTATATTTCAAGCAGCTGGTAGTGGTATTGGTGGAGGCGGTATTTTAGATTTTCTAACAGCATCACCAACTACCGGAAGTTCGCCTCAAATCAGAATGCGTATTAACCAATCAGGTCAAGTTGGTATTGGGGTAACTTCTATTGGGACTGGGTTTGCACTTGATGTAAGTGGAGAAATACATTCTTCTACTTACGTTAGTGCAACAGCTGGACTTGGAGTTGACAACACGAATGGAACACTTGGTAGAGGTATATCTTTATACGGAGGTCCTTTGTTATATCCACAATATGGACTGTTGTTTGCACAAACGGTAGATCTAGGTACTTATGGAGGTGTAAGCGGAGACTGGGCTACATATATGACAATGAGTGGAACTGCTACTAGAGGTTGGATATGGAAAGCTGGAACTACAAATAGTACTGCAGGTAACGTAGCTAGTATTAGTGGTGTTGGCCAATTAACTTTAGCCTCAACAGCTACAGCTACAAACTTCATACTATCTTCTGATGAAACGCTAAAAGATAACATAAAAGAAATAGACACTAAACATGTAGAGGTTGACTGGAAAAACTTTGAATTAAAATCTGAGCCTGGAATTAAAAGAGCAGGTGTTATAGCTCAAGAGCTAGAAATTAAACACCCTGAGTTCGTAAGAACAGCAGACGATGGATTAAAGTCTGTAGCATATATAGATTTATTAATAACTAAAATTGCTGAGTTAGAAGCAAGGTTAGAAAAAGCTGGACTATAATGGCTGTTCCAGATACTAACACGTTTTCACTACAAGATGTTACAAACGAGCTTGGTTTAGGTAGCGGTGATAGTTTGATAGATTGTTTTAATGATGCAACTTCTTCAGAATTTGATCCTAATTACAAAGGCGATGGAGATAGGTTGTCTAATTTTAGAAATTATGGTGGCCTTTGGGTTGGTAAATTTATACTTATTAACACCATTACTCCAGGTAATTCCACCTCGTGGAGCAACCAAAACACCACTCTTTTACCTTTGTATTATGGTCATGATGTTAGAGTTGTTTGGAAATATACAAGCGGAAGTTCATACACTGGCGATTTACAGATTGGTGGAAATGTAACTTTAGGTGGAACAACTTTTGATTTAGATACTTATTCTGGCACAGCATGGCAGACAACTAGAGTTGATACGGCTGATTACGATACTGCAACTTTTTATGACATATTAACTGGATCGTCTTCAATGAGATGGAATAAAAGAGCTAATACTGCGCCTCCGTCAGGAGGAACTGGTTTATCACCACCACCATATACAGGAGGAGATAGCACTTTTTATTATGCTGAAACTTCCTCACCAGGTTATCCTTCTAAACGTTTCTGGCTTAGGAGCCCTCAAGTATCTATTTCTAATGGGAATGCCCAAATAAATTGGTGGAGAGGTAATTATGGCGCTACTATGGGATCTTATTCAATATATTTAGAAATAATGACTTAATAAATTAAAACAAAAATTATGGTTACATACAAATGGAATTGCAAAACAGTAGACGTACACCCTCAAGAAGAAGGTGAAGCAGATGTAGTGTATAATGTACACTGGATATTAACAGCTAGTTCAACTCAACAAAAACCTGATTCTGGAGGAATGCCTTATACAGCTAGCAGTATAGGAACACAGATTTTATCTTTAAATAAAAGTAGTACATTTATACCATTTGAAGATCTAACTAACGAAACAGTTGTTGAATGGACCAAAGCTGCTATAGGTGAAGAACAAGTGGCTGCTCTTGAACTTAGTTTAGAAAAAGAAATAGCAGCTATTATAACTCCAACTAGTGTTGTTCGTACAATCGGAGAGTAATTAGTTTATTGACTTCTTTAATAACATCAGAAGATTTAATTTGAGTATGACATTCGAACTGTCTTTCTGTACCCTTATGTAAAGGGCACCAGTTCCAATCACCTTTATCAAATTTAAATTCAGCTTTGTTCCAACATCCGTTGCACACTGCTGGATTTGTTATTCTGTGACATTTAAATTCATGATCTTCTGAGGTAAAGTTAGATATCATTATTACTTGTTTTTCAAGGGCCCAAGCTAACCAACTTAGTCCACTAGATAATCCTATAAAGAACTCACTCTGTCTTATACAATCAATTGTATACTCAATAGATGTATCTGATATTTTTTCACAATTATCAAAAGGGTTATCTTCTATAGAAGTGTTAATTATTTTGTAACCTTCTTTGTGTAAAAAGTTTATTACATCTTGCCAGCCTTCTCTGGTCCAAAACTTACAACCTGATGTAGAATTAGTAGCTATAGTGACATACTCCTGACCTTCTATAACATTATTAAAGTTAGATTTAATTTTAGGAGTGAGTTCTTTATATTCTAAACCTAATATATTTGTAGCTGTTTGTTGTAATGGAATTGTGTTTGGTAATTGAGGTTCTTTATTATTATCATAGAACCAACCTATCTTGTACATAGCGTAGACATCAGCTACGTCTGATCCTGGCTTAACAAACTCTAAACTTGGATACACATCTTCGAATAAAAAGTTTTTAAATGTACTGACAGTCACCGTACATTTGTGTTTCTGCTGAAACTCTAAAACATAAGGAATCCATGCAATAGAATCACCTAGAGATGAACTATCAAAGGAAATATATACTTTCTTTCCTTCTAAGTTTAACTTCTCATCTAATATAAGTAAGTTGTCTTTATATATTACTGTCCGCCAATCAACGTAATAGGATCTATCTAATTTTACCCAATTGTTTACACCTATAACATTATCATAAACTAACTCAGCACCATTATACATCTCTATCTTAAACTTACTTTCAGTAGTTCCTTTTATATCTATGTATGGACCTAATGCAAAGTCACGATATATATTATAGTTTAATACTTTAGAATGTTTAATCTTCTTAGTCTCTAAAACTTTTGTATAGAAATCAACATGATTTTTAGTAAAGTTTGAAATACCACTATCTTTACTTACACTCTTTACATCATGAGAGTTGTTTAGCATTGTTTCTAGTTGACTTTTTATATTGACACTGTCTATGTCAGTGATATAGGGAGTAAACATATTTTCATATTGAGGTAGATTTCTTGCAAGGATTGGTAAATGCCAGCTAATTGCTTCTCTAAGTACTAAAGGGTTGCATTCCCAAGTAGAATTAAACATAAACACATCTGCAGCTAACATAAATTTGTCAACATCATCTCTTTCTCCCCAAACAGTTACATTGTTAGGTAAGTCTACCATTAATGGGCCCCAATAGTCTTGAAAGTTACCAGCTTGGTTACCTACAAAATGAAATTCTACATTTGGAAGTTCTCTTGCTAGAGATATTCCCTCTCCTTGATTCTTACCTTTTGTCCATAATCCAACATTTAAAACATGTTGCTTAGTTACATCTAAGTCTAATTCAAATTTAGCATTTAACTTAGATTGCCAATCAAATATTTTTGGATCTATGGGATACTCTATTACTTTCTTTAAAGATTTTGAATTGGAAAAAGTAGTTAAATGATAAGGAGTACAGAAAGCATAACCATCAGGATGATACACCTTTTCTACGTCTGGTTTAAATGATACATTATGACAGGTTTCAACTATCTTATAAGATCTACAGTTACAATACAAAGAGTCTACTAATTTTTTATCATCTAAACATTCAGACATTTCATCTATATGTACTAGATCTATACGATTGTCCTTTATGATTTTTTGTAAGTCTGATTCTCCCTCCCCTAAGGTAAAAAAGTTTGAAACAATATCTTTTATTTTATTCTTTTGTACAACATAGTCATTGCTATAATTTTTATGTTCTACTACAAAGATCTCGTATTCATATTTGAGTGCTTCTATTCTCTTTAAAAGAAATGCAGGCATGCCACCAGTAGAAAGATGGGGTGCTAAAAATAAAATCCTACGTTTAAATTGATTCATTGTTGCTTCCATAAACTTTGGACGCTTTTCTCCATGTAATGCTAATAGTTCTTCTTTTTTAGCAGGTAACCTTACCCACTCATCTAAGTATTGAGTCTCTCCAGTAAAAGGTAAATCATGTGTATCTACAAATTTGCTATAGTTCATGTACATATAAGGTAAACCTTCAGTAATTTCATGATGCCAAAGTAATATATTAGCTAAGGTTTCTTCATGATATGGTGCATAGTATTGAGGGTTCTTTAACACTTTGGGGTGATTGCACATCCACTCCCATTCATCTAAGAAATCCATACAAAGATTTGATGCTACGAAATAGCCTGTTTGATGGTAAGATGATCGATTAGATTGATCTATACCAAATAACTCACATGCTGGATGCTCTAAACTTTTATGTAACTCTTCTTTTGTTTCTACTCCTCCTCTTCTATTAATAAATAGATAATCATATATACCTTTTACAAAATATGGGTTACTGGATGTATTAGGAAAATAGCTAAATATTGAATCTATATAAGGGGTGACTACTGTATCTGAGTCAATGTAGGCAATAGTGTCAGCATAATTATTTAAAGCATGTTTAACAATAGACGGCCTTTGAATAAGTAACTTGTACACTCTACTATCGTTACGATCTATGTAGTCAGTTTGTTTAATAGTGGATCCTGTATAGGTCCATTTATGTGTAATTGTAGCACCTTCTACGTCTCGATTATCATTTAATAGATATACTATAACAGGAAGTTTACTAACTTGATTTATAGACTTAACTGCAGCAGATACAGTATGATAATATGAACTATTTGCATATAAAACATATGCCTTTTCCATCTTCTCCTTTTTATAAATATAGTATCCGTAGTATTGATTAGAGTATATAGAAACAAGTTTAGGGTATCGACTTTTCATTACCTCAGGAGTTAAGTCAACTTGGTGATGTGTTTCATAAATGTTACCTTCATGCTCACCTTGTTCCATTTTATAAGGAACAGCTACTAAACATTCTTTTCCTAAATCAATTATTTTTTCAATTAGATCCACTGCTTCTTTCTCAGGTATGTGTTCTAAAACATCTCCTAGAATAATAAAGTCATAATCTTTTATACTAAAGTTTAATATGTCTTCTACATATACGTTATCATACTTCTCAAGAAGGTCATACTTAGCTATATACGGTTCATATATTTCTACAGCATCTATGTGATAGCCAGATTCACGAAGTAAGTTTGAGTAAGTTCCAACTCCAGGACCTACATCAAGTACTCTTTTGTGTGTTGGAATGTTATCTTTTACCCAGTTAGTAACATCATTCTTAAAAAACTCAAAGCTATATGGCATACTATTTGATTTTAATAACAAATATATAAAAATAAATTTTACTTTATGCTATATTATGCATGATGTTTCTGTCATATATTTTCCTATGTTAGAAAGAGTTCTTATATTTGTATATTACACAATGCTACTCTGCATAAACTTCTTATTCTCCTCAGAAGATTTGTATGTTAACTTAATACAAATAACAAATGTCTATAACAACTTTTCAACAACAAGTTAAAACTGAATTACACAGCATGGATCAAAGATTATCCGATCTAGAGGACAAGATGACCTCTATCGACACAAAACTATCTCAAGTTGTGGATGCAATATTAGGAAACTCATTAACCAAAGCTGGTGGGTTTGTTAGTGACATTGAAGAACTTAAAGATAAAATTAAAATATTAGAAGAGCAACTAATCGCTCAAGAAGAGTTTAAAAAGAAATTTTCTTGGACTGTTGGAATAATTACTGCTGTCGCTTTTATAGCTCAATACGTTATAAACTTCTATTCTAAAATAAAATAACATGAGTACTAAAGAAAAACTAGATAATATCTTAAAAAAATGGATTAGTAGAAAGCTTACGGTTTTTGTTGTAGCTTCTTCTGCACTGTTCTCAGGTGTATTAACTTCTACTGATTGGGTGATAGTTGCTACGGCATACATATCAATTCAAGGGGTTAGTGACATTGTTGAAAGGTTATTTAAATTAAAGAAATAGTGCGAAAAATTGATAAAATTATTGTACATTGTTCAGCAACACGTAAAGGTAAACACTTTGATGTTGAGGAAATTAGAAGATGGCATGTTGAAGGTAGGGGTTGGAAAGACATTGGTTACCACTACTTAATTTATATCGATGGAAGTATACACAAGGGTAGAGAATTAAATGTACAAGGTGCTCACGTTCGTGGAGAAAATAAAAACAGTGTTGGAATTTGTTACATTGGAGGTATGGATAAAGAAGGTTTTCTACCTGAAGACACTAGAACAACAGAACAAGAAGTTTCTCTTGAAATCCTTATTAAGATGCTAATGTGCTCTTATGAGGGAGCAACCTTACATGGACATAATGAATTTTCAAACAAAGCATGTCCAAGCTTTGTAGTGGCAGAGGAGTATAAAGATATAATAGAACAATTTAAAAAGTGATAGTACTACTTGATATAATACGATTTTTTAAAAAGCAATGGTTCAGTGTACTTATTATACTTGTTCTAATTCTTATACAGTATAAGTCTCAAGAAGAATTAATCTCACACAAAGAACAGATTAAAGAACTTAGACAAAAGATAGATAAACATAAAACTAAAGGTGTTGAAATACAACTAAAAATTGATAGTCTATCTAATGTAGATCAAGAAGTGATTACAAAGATAAAAACCATCAAACAAAAAGAATATGTACAAATTAAAGTGGTTGATAGCTTGCCTGTTAGTAAGCTTCAGCAGTTTTTCACAGATAAGTATCCAAAAGAATGACTCTGTTGTAACATTAAGTGAGGATCAAGCTAGAAGAGTAGTTAAAGATCTTGTACATTATGACTTTTTAAAACAATCTTTTACTGAGTCAAACAATAGAATAGCTATACTTTTAAAAAAAAGTAGTGAGTTGACTAACTTATTGTATTCAAAAGATGCAATAATATCAACGCAAGAAGATTACATAGCAGCGCAAGAAGATATAATAAATGCAAAGAAGCCAATAACTCTAGACGGTTATGTGGGTATTCAGACATTTCAAGCATCTTTAATGAATCCTATACTATATATTCAAACAACTGTAGATATAGGTAAGTTTACATTAGGGGCAAGAGTATTTGCCCAACCTGAAAATCCAGGAGGTTACGGTTTTGTATTTCAATATAAAATATTCTAACAAAAAAAGTTAGAACTGTTTTAACCTACTTAATTATTTTAATTTATAACGATACTTAGATAAGTCTGGGAATATTCATATTTTTGTATTATAAAAACATATATCATGGCAATACCACCAAGACAGCAAGGCTGGGGACAAGTAGAAGTTCTTCTTTGGAATATTTCAAAGCAATTAGAGCGATTGATTCAGGTGACTGGTGCACAAAACACCACCACCACTACAACAACAGCAGCACCGTAATAGTAAACATAAACCAACAACTACATAATGAAAGATTTAAAATTTATCTGTGCTCAACCAGACGACACTTACTATACATGGCAAGTTCACATGTGGTTAGAGAGCTTAAAAGAAATAGGACAAATACACAATGCAATCGTATTAGTCTATACACCACAGAAAAGACTCTTTAATGATAAATGGGATCAGATAACAAAACTGTATCCAGAAGCTGAGTTTAATTTCTATAAAGATGAACAAGGTGATCTATCTAATCTTATTGGTATTTATATACCTGTACTAAGACCTTGGTTACTTTGGAAATACTGGTCAGACCGTCCAGAAATGTCAGAACATGCTGTATTTTACTGTGATTCTGATATACTTTGGACAGATAAATTTAATATTGATGAATACATACAAGATGATGTATGTTATCTTTCAGATACTAATAGTTACATAAACGCTCAGTATTTTGATAGTAAAGTGCATCAGGTTTTACCTGAAAAGTTAGAAGAGTATAAAGCTAGAGATGTGCTTTCTGAAATAGGAAGTGTAATAGGCATAAGTAGACAACTTGCTGAAGATAATAATGAAAACTCAGGAGGTGCTCAGTATCTTCTTAAAAATGTAGATGTTTCTTTTTGGAGTAAGGTTATGAATGATTGTATATTAATCAGGACCTACCTTCAAAAAATAAATAGAGAATTCTTTAAAGATGAAAATGCTGGTTATCAAAGTTGGTGTGCAGATATGTGGTCTGTATTATGGAATCTTTGGGTAAAAGATCAAGAAACTAAAGTAATACCAGAAATGGGATTTGCTTGGGGCCCAGATCCATTAACTAAATTGGAGACACATCCTATATACCACAATGCTGGCATTGTAGCAACAGAACAAGGTGGATATCCTTGTTTTTATAAAGGTAAATATCACTCAGGGACTAATCCTATGACTGATCCTCACTTAGATGTTGTGTTAAACAACGAAAAAAGTATGAAGCATTGTACTGGTTACTATGCTAAAAAATTGAATGAATTAAAAATTAAATATAACCTAATTTACTAACCCTTTAAATATAAACAAATGGGAAGCATAGACAAACGTCCATTAAAAGCTTTTGTTAGATTCGATGGATCTGGCAGAGTAGTAGCAGGTAGCTTAATCTTACGTAGGAAAATACCAAAAGTAGGAAACTGGCAAGAAATTGTAGCATACGAGTGTTGCAATCCAACAACTACTACTACTACTACAGCTGCGCCAACAACCACTACCACTACTACAGCTGCGTAAACTAAATTAACCTATATATCTCAAGGATCCAATTAAGGTCCTTGAGTTATGTATATATTACACAATGGAGATACAAAGAAAGTTCTTTCCAGCAATTCTGCTTGAGAATGAAAAAGTATATTTTGCTCATCTAGAAGGTGTGATTGATTCAATTGACGAATACTCTAGTATGCAAATTACTAAGAGTAATGACTCATACATATTTAGGCTAGCACCTAGTGTTCCTAAGTACGGAGAGTCTTTATTAAAAGAAATATTAAAGCTGCATAACATCTTTAAAATTAGACTAGATTTATCTAAAAGCATTAAGTCTTCAGGGACAATAGTTTTCAGAATAAATTTGCATGAAGATTAAAAATAATGTACATTTGTAGCTATAATAACTTTTAAAACTAAATAAAATGGCAGATTACAATCCTAACAGCAGGTACACTTGGAAACCTGAAGACAAATTTCAAATAACTGGACAACAGTTCGGTTTAATATTAAACATGGTCAGATCTTATCTGGGAACAGAAGAGGCTGGTAAATTCATGTTAATGCAACAAACTAATGATGTTATTGAAAGCATTATGAAAGACGGTGTTAAAGAAGGTGTAATTATAGAGGCACTAGAAGAAGAAACACCAGCACCTGTTCCTGCATTGGAAGCAGTAAAATAAAAAACAATCAAAACTTAAGAACTTATGCCTGTAAAAAAAGCTAAGGGAGGGAAGAAAATGATTAAACGTAAGGATGGATCCTATAGCAAAAGAGGGCTATGGGATAACATCCGTGCGAATAAAGGTAGTGGTAAAAAGCCCACTAAAGCTATGTTAAAGCAAGAAAAAAAGATTAAAGCTAAGAGTAAGAGGGGCAAGAGAAAATAAATTATGAAAGATAATAATTATTGTACTACAACAGCCTCACAATGTTCATGTGGACAAAGTCAAGATCCCAATGGTTACTGTGATGGTTCTCACCTACAAGTAAACACTGTTGAGCATGCCCACATTAAAAAAAGCTAAAAAAGGCACTAAGAGTAAAAACTGGATACAAGGTGTAAATAAGTCTATCAAGAAAAGAGGGACTAAAGGAAAATGCACACCAATCACTAAGAAAGGTTGTACCGGTAAAGCTAAAGCTCTTGCAAAGACATTTAAAAAAATGGCTAAAGGTCGCAAGAAATAATTATGGCTAGAAAGAAAACAAAAGCAATTCGTAAGACCACTGGTAAAGGTGGTAACTATAGAAAGACTAAGTCTGGTGCTGGTATGACTAAAAAAGGAGTCAAGGCATACAGGAAGGCTAATCCTGGCAGTAAACTCAAGACTGCAGTAACAGGAAAAGTTAAAAAGGGAAGCAAGTCAGCAAAAAGACGTAAGTCTTATTGTGCAAGAAGTTTGGGACAGTTGAAGAAAAGTTCTGCAAAGACTAAAAATGATCCTAATTCTAGAATAAGACAAGCTAGAAGAAGGTGGAAATGTTAACACTCAAATTATATAATTATGATGCGTAAATACAAATCAGGCGGAGCTAAAAAAGCAAAGTCTGGAACTAAAGTAAAAATGGCTAAGTCTGGAACAAAAGCTAAAAAGATGGGGTATGGTGGCAAAGCTGCTTCTATGACTCCTCCTAAATCTAAAATGAAGGCTAAGTCTGGTTCTACTCTTAAAAAGGCACCAGCAGGTTCAAAAGGAAAGGGAATGAGATCTCTTCCTAAAGCTGTTCGTAATAAGATAGGGTTTGCTAAGAAAGGTAGTAAGACACGTAAGTGTAAGTCAGGTTGTAAGTAATATCACATACAAAACATGAACTTGTAAAGACTGTTCCATATTACATACGTAATAAGTAACAGCAACATGCACACAGACAATCTTAACATTTCATCTTTTGGATTTTCTGGACTCATACTTTCATAACATTTTTATAAGCTTCTTCATAAACACTTTGTAGAGGCTTATTAGGATGCTCGTTTCTAATTCTAGTTACTTCTCTAAACAAAGAACTTCTTTGTCCGTGCTCTTCAGCACCATATACAATATCTTCTATACTCATATACTATTTTTTTAATAATCTTCTTTTCCAAGTTGATACGTTAGACGCATGTTCTAAATAATACTTCCACTCTTCAGGTATACAACAATCATCTATATACCAAGGTCTGTGCTGTATACAATAAGGTCTGTCTAATCTTATTGCATCATAAGAAAATGGCATATTAGCTCTATATAATGCAAATGTAGTATCTACATGAGCATCCCATCCCAAATCAATTTTATTCTCCCAGTACTTAGCCTCATGTGCATATGATTGTTTACCTATATCTGTATTGGGTAAGTCTTCTATTTCTAATGAGAACCCTATTTTAGGGGAACCTGGTTGGTTTATAGCATGTAACATTACATCTAACCAATCATCAGGAACATTATCATATATACAATCTGTATCCGCTACAATAAAATAACCTTTACGTAAATGTTTATACTTAGAAGCCCATGCTGAGTAAGGACCCTCATTCTTTGCATAGTGAATTTCTTCAGTAATTGTTTTATAAAATTCTAACAATGGAGGATAGGTAGATTCTTGATCAAGTATATGAATCTCTACTCTAGGCTCTTTTCTTAAGAACTCTAATGTATTTTTAAGAGTAGTCAAAAGATTCCTATTAATTAGTAGTGCCTTTATTTTGCTAGTTGTGTACAAATAAAACTTTATTTATTTTAAACATTTCTTTTTCTGTAAACTTCTTTTTAAACTGTTCTACAAACCAACCGTCAGCATCATATTTTACTCCAAGATCTATTTGCTGAGCTAAGTCTCTTCTAGTAGCAAAAGCTCCCATATCTATTTGATTAGTGTGAGGGTGACATTTAAAGTATTCATAATTATAATGAGAGTGTACCATATCCCAATAAATAAACCCAGGAGAGTTAGCTGTTGCTGTTCGTAATTCAGCAACAAAGTTTGGTGTATAGTAGTTATCATCTCCAGTCATTATTATATATTGAGCATCTGACATTTGTTTACCACGCTCTCTTAATGTATGTCCCCAATCATTATACCGCTTATCCATAAAGGTGCAATATATTCTAGGGTCATTGAAACTCTTTACTATATCAGATATTCTTTCACTTTCTGTATCATCTATAACCACATGAGCGCTCCAGTCAGCATCTGTTTGAGCTGTAAGAGAAGTTAGCATGCAGATTAAAGGCTCATGCCTATTATATGTAGGAATAATAAACTCAACTAGAGCTGACATAATCTTTTAGCATTTGTTTATAATCCTGTTTCCATGAAGGCACTAAATGTACATCACCTGTAGGTATCTTACCAGCTTTACGCTGTGATTCTACATGAGCACTATGACGTTTAATGATATCAGGTCTTGATCCATCATCTGTACCCATACCGGATTGATGATAACCTCTACCTCCCCACATATAAAACCACGAAGCTTCACTGTCCGGCATCTTAACATCTACTTTACCACCTAAAGCATGGATTCTATTAGTTAAGGTCATGTCACCTCCTGCGTTCTCTAGAGGACTTTTACCTATTCTTTCCCATACATCTTTACTATATACAATACCAGAGTTACCTACACCACTTATAGCTGTAATAGATGGCTCATTGTAGAACACACCTGTTTCCCAGTGAATAATATTAGTATCCTTCTTCCAGTGTCTAGCTACGTTGTTTAGATGATTAGGTAAGGCCACATCATCATCATCCCATACAGCAATAAGCTCCCCTTTGCATCTTTCAATAGCATAGTTCTCTTTCTCACCTATAAGAGAAAAAGTTTCATCAAGATTATATATTGTGACTTGTGGATGAGGATAGTGTAACTTCTGAAGAGGGTAATCATTGACTATTATTAGCTCGCACTTATCTTTTGGATAGTCTTGAATAAGGAAACTATGTAAAGATTCTACTAATAAATCTGTTCTTCCATAAGTTATACACTTACAAGAAATAAAAGGCAACTCTTTGTTTTCTATAACATGAGCTGCCTCTGTTCCTGATATTATTTCATAACTCATTACCAAACATGGATAATGTCAAATGGAGAAAGAAGTAAAACTTCTTGATCATCTGTAAGGGGAATTAAGAGTGCGTCTTTTAATTTCCCTGGGTCTACTAACACTTCGTCACCTTCTTTGAATGTTGTTACTAGATCTCCAACATCATAAACTTTTAGTCTAGACATTTTCTTTAACATTTCTCTTTGTAGAGCTTCTTTAGTGTTAGCATCTACTTCAAGTTTACTTTTCTTTCTTTCAGGTACTTCTACGTATACACGGTTGCCTAAAAGTTTGCTGTATGGTTTTTTCATAATTCTATATTTGTTAGTTTTTCAAATCTTATTTTATCGTCACCACTTAGATAAGCTTCTGTTTGAAACACTTCAACTTTCTTTTTTGTACCAATTACTTTATTGGTTTTGGTGTTAATGTTAGGCACTTCTGTAACACGCTCATGCATGTCATCTAAGAGCACTACACGCATATCAGATGATGTTTGTACACTTCTGATTACTTTATTTAAGTTAATGCTATCGGTGAACTCTGCATATTCTACAGGTTCTGTATCCTCAATAGCTTCTTTTCTTGTGTAAAAAAATTGATTCATTATTTTTGGTTTTTAATTAGATAATTTATTTAATATTTCATCGTATTGACTTTTAGACATTAGACCTACTTGTCGATGTTCTTCTTTACCGTCTTTTTTAAAGACAATAGTAGGAACACTTCTAACTTTATTCTCTCTTGCTATTTCCATCTCTTTATCTATATCTACATTTGTAATACCCTCTACGTCTTCTAATACTTTAGACAACATTTTACAAGGCCCACACCAAGTGGCGCTAAATTTTAATACTTCAATCATAAGAGATTATGTTTTTTTAATAAGTGGTTACGTCTTTTATTAATTTCATCATACTTGTAGATATCACTCTCTACATTAGCATGTTCGTCAACTGTCAAAAGTATAATATTTTCCTCATCCATCCTAATATCAGGATATTTATTTTTAGGTAATATGTGATGAAAATAAATACTAAGTGCTTCAGATCCTAAATAGTCATTACTTAATTCAGAATTATGTGGTCTTTCCTTCCATATTTTTTTAAAGAATAAATGGTCTTCATTAGGAGAAGACTCCCCCTTAGATTTATGTGATCTAAGGGTTCGTTTAGGCCTATTTGCTGCATGAGTAGTGGCTTGTACAGCTAGCGGCTTTCTTCTCTTATGTTGAAAACAATATTCAGATTCTGAATTCTTTCCACAGATTATACATTTCACAGTTCGGATGTATCAAATAAATCTGGAGATAATGTTTTAGGACCAACAACTTCCATAGATTTTGCTTTATTATAATGAATACCATCATTACCGTTCTGACCTATTACATTCATTCTTTCGTCATTTTCTATAATTTCTAAAGGAGCAACTTCTTCATTTGAGTCTTCTGTACCTTTAATTGCATTTATAATCTTATTCTTAAGACTATCGTAAAACTCTCGATCGTTACGAACCATATCTTTAAATTCTTCAAGATCATGCTTAACACCATCAACTGTCATAGTTTTACCATACTTTCTACCTAACTCATAGTCATTAAGTAATTGCATCATTTCTCCTACTTTGTCGATACCTACACCATATAGAACTTCAAAGTCTGATAATACATAAGGAGGATTCATTTTATTCTTTATGGCTCTCACTTTAGTAATATTACCATACACTTCTCCAGCTTCTTTAGCTAATGACCTACTAACTTCTATTCTTACATCAGAATAAAACTTTAGTGCATGTCCACCTTGTGTAGTTGTAGGGTTACCAAACATAACACCTATCTTCTCTCGGTATTGAGATACTACTATAACACATGTCTTAGTATTATGTGCCATAGATTTAATCTTAGGATATGCACTACTGTTAAGTCGTGCTTTCTTACCTATTGCATGCTCACCAACAGCACCATCTAATACTGCTTTAGGTATAAGTGATGAATCAGAATCTATAATGATTAGATCTACATCACCTGTTTGCATTAACTCTACTGCAATGTTGAAACCCTCTTCACCGCAAGAAGGTTGTGCAATCATCATAGTGTTAGTATCCACACCTAATGAATTAAAGTAATTTGTATCAACAGCATGTTCACCGTCAATATATACCACTTTACCTCCTTTAGATTGGCAACTAGCTACAGCATGTCCACATATAGTAGACTTACCTGTACCTTCCCAACCCATGAGTTCATACATTTTACCTTTTACAAATCCTCCTACGCCCAATGTTCTCCAGTCAAAACCTATTGATCCTGTACTAATTGCATCGTACGTCCCTTCAGACTTACTTCCTAATGACAATACAGTACCTTTACCGTATTGCTTGTTTAATCTTTCTAATGCATCCTCGAATGAGTTTGCACCATCTGTCGCTTTTGTGACTTTTTTTGCCATATTTAATTGTTTAATTGTTATGTGTAAATATACGAAATTTATGTTAAATTATTGACGAAAAAAGCCCTGGATTTCTCCAAGGCTTATCTCAACAATTAAAAAACAGAACAGAAAATACTTAATTCAAATAATCAGAAAACCACAACAGGGTCCTCCTTTCATTAAGGGTTGTTTGTGTGTAAAGTGGACCCTTCCACCTCTTTTCATGTCAAATATAGGAATACTATCTGACAGTACACAAACTATTCTAACATTATTGATTATTTTTTTAACTAAGTTAATTATCCTTCACAACTCGAACATTCTAAAATGTTACGTGCAAAGTCCTGAGCGCTGCTTTTACTAAACTGATAATATAGTGTTTTTACTCCTTCTTCATGAGCATAGATATATAGTTTGTTTATATCCTTAGCTGATACTGATGGGTCAATCATTAGGTTTAATGACTGTGATTGATCAATATATTTTTGTCTTTGTGCTGCCTGTAATACAATTTCTTTAGGAGATATTTCTACAAAAGACTTAAAGACAGCTTGAGTTGGAAAACCTAAATGCTGTACACTTCCGTCTTTCTTAAGAATAGACTTCCATATTTTATCAGTATTCATTCCATACTTTTCTAATTCAGCTTCTAAATAAGGATTCTTATACACAGTCTTAGACTTAGCAAGATCCTTAATAAAGTAATTAGACTTAATAGGCTCTATACCCATAGATACTTGACCAAGTATAAACGAACTAGACTTAGTAGGAGCTATAGCTATAAGTGTTGTATTAGCATAACCTCCTCTAAGAGATCTATAACCGTATTCTTTATGTAACTTTCTTGAAGCTATTTCACTCCTGTCTTTTATAGTACTAAAAATCTGAGCATTTAAACCTTTAGCTTCAATTGAGTCAAACTCAATAAGCTTAGATTGAAATAACGAATGATATCCAAGAACGCCTAGACCAATAGCTCTGTGTTCTTTTGCAAAGTTATTAGCTCTTTTCATACCTGGCATTGTTTCAGACTTAACAATAAACTCATCCATCACTGCATTAAGAAAGTATACATATGTTTGTATAGCATCTGTTTCTCTAATCTCATCCCAGTGTAATACATTTATAGAACCTAAGCAACATACAAACGAATTATAGCTATCAGTAGGTAATTGTATTTCAGAACAAAGATTAGATGCTGTAATTTCCATACCTAACTCTTTATAAGGAGAATTATTGTTAGAGTTATCTTTAAACATTATGTATGGAAAACCAATTTCACTTCTGTTCTGAATAACCTTAGCCCAAACTTTACGTTTAGCTTTGTCTCCTTCCTTCATTTCTTTCATCCAAACATCACTAACTGTGACACCATATTGAAGATTCTGAATAGGATTACCGTCTGTTCCAATATCTAAGAACTCTAAGATGTCATCATGTTCTACAGGTAAGTAAACTGCACATGCTCCACGCCTTGCTTCAGACTGCTTACATACATCTACTACAGTGTCATATATCTTAGCATAGTGCACTGGTCCATCTGCAAAGCCTCCAGTTGAAATTTCTGTACCTCTAGGTCTAATGTTACCCAAGTAAGCAGAGGTCCCACCTCCGTACTTAGACATCATACCTATCTCACGGCCTGCGTTTAGTATACTATCTAAATTATCATCTATATTAGATCCATAACAACTAATAGGCAGACCTTTTGCTTTACCAAAGTTAATCCACACTGGCGTTGATAAAGAGTAATACCCTTTGGCCATATAGTTCTCAAACTTTTCTGCAAAGCCTTTCATGTTCAAATACTTTTCTGCTTTAATAGAAATGTCTTTGATTCTTTGTTCAGGGGTTTCTGTAATATACCCTCTTGATAAAAATGTACGGCTGTCCTCATTCAGCCAGTAGTATTTATTATATTCCATTGGTTTTGTTTTTCAAAATTTTATTTTGTTTTTCATAATTTAAAAAAGATCATCTTCTGTAATGCTTTTGCTTTTCTTGTTATAATCTACACTCTTTTTGTAAAAGAAGTCTCCTTCTTTGGTTCCTAGTATCTCTATATCAAACCATTCAGTGCACTTTAATAGTTCTGAGTCAACTTCAAATATTGATTTCATACCTATCTTCTCTAAAGAATTATTAAATCTGTTCTTTATAAAGTTCTGAATAGTTTCCTTAGATAGAAACTTTAGTTCACCTTTTTCAAAGATCCAATCTAGTATACCACATTCAGCAGTATAAGCTTTCTTACAAGCAGAATAGATTAGTTCTTCAAACTCTTCATCAAACCACTCAGGATTTTCTTTCTTGATGATGTTGATAATCTCAGCTCCAAAGTTACCGTGTATCTCTTCTTCTTTACTAGTAGCCTCTACAACGTTAGATATACCTTTAAAGACATTCTTTTCCTTATTAAAACTCATCATAATTAAGAACTGACTAAACAGACTTACGTGTTCTATAAATAAAGAGAACAGTAAAACAGACTTAGTATACATCTTATCATCTCTAGAACGTGTACCATCTAGGTACTTTTTCAAGTATTTAAGTCTACCTGCAATAGCAGGCACTTCAATAACACTTTGAAATTCTTTTTCAAGTCCTAGTATTCTAAGCAGTCTAGCATAAGCATCTTTATGTCTAACTTCTGATTCAGCAAATGTCATTCCCACATCTCCTACTTCAGTAATAGGCATACGTTTGTACATATCAGCCCAAAATGTTTTGACATTAACTTCTATCTGTGCAATAGCAAGCATGGTTTTTTTAATAACATCCCTTTCTGCCGGTGTAATAGTTATTTTAAAGTCTTGGATGTCTTCTGTAAAGTTGAATTCTGTGTCTATCCAGTAAGAATGTCGAATAGCATCTTTGTAAGCTAATAATTGTGGATACTCGTAAGGTAGTATGTTTGTTCTTGTTTTAAAAATGTTTTTATTCATTGATTAAAGATTTTCCATTTATATCTAAGTTAAGTGACTTCAGTCTAGCTTCTACCTCAAACTCTACTTTCATTATAATAGACAGTTTTTCTTCTAACTCTTCATGTACAAGATGTCCAACCCAAGGCAATATCTCTGTTAAGTTAGATTGAACTCTAGGAATTCCTCTAAAAGTAGATATTTCTGTAAGTCTAAATCCTTCTATTTTAGAAAGATCATCGATTACGTGATTAATGAATGCTACTACTTGAGGTATCTCAATACCTAATCCTGCCCCATCAATGATAAGGTGGTGTACTCCGTTAAATTCTTCAGTTGTTCTCATAATGAATGTTTGTGTTATATGTATTGTTTGTAACCCATCCACTAAATGCAGTTGACTTGCGTTTGGACAGAAGTTTCTTTGCCTCTGTCTTGCTTATCAAATTTGAGGATAACAAATCTAGTACAATTATTAGTATTGACCTACTTTTTTTTACTTTTTTCTTTTGTTTTTGGTACATCTTTTTTAGGTGTTAGTTTCTTTTCTAATATTTTAAAAGCTTTATATATAGCTTTACTTTCTGCATCTCTTCTATCCTTAGCAGAATTACTAGGTAGATTAAGCTGTAAAGGTTCAATAATACGCCAAGTAAAACCTCCTTCTTCATAGTTTATATTTATGTATATATCATTAATATCAAAAATATCAAACAAACCACGTGGTGATTCTACAACAAGCGTTGCTAACTTATCATCGTCAATAGTTTGTGACCTAACAAATTCTTTAAATTCTTCTGGCATCTCATCATTTATTGTCTTCAATAGATTTTGAAGAAACCAAGATTGCACCTTTTTTTTTGTTAAAGGGTGATTTTCTAGTAACTTAATTGCTTTTTTCATAATTTTCTTCTTTAATTTTTGTAATATTTAATATTTCATTTGCTTCATCCCATCCAGTCCAGACTTCCATATCATCTGTCCAATCTATTCCTATTTTCTTTTCCCAAAACTCTATAAGATCTGGTGTTCTATTAAAAACTCTGTATTGAAGACTAATTTCATCTCTATGAAGACCTCTTTTCTTAATCTTAATTATTTTAGGAAACATCTTTTTAAAGTTTGATGAAAGTTTAGAATATTTACCTTCTCTAACAAGTTCAAAGTCTGATGAATACTTAAGATTTAACTTATAGATTACTACAATATATCCTTCGGAGTAATCATAGTCTTCTATAATGTTTTCTGTTCTATCATATTCATTGTCTACAAACAATCTAAACTCATCTAGGTCATTAGGTTTAAATAGAAGATATATAACTTTGTTTTTACCATAGTCTTCTTCTCTATCTTTGTCTGAAATAAATGCATTAACAAACCCAGTAGCACGTAATGCACCTTTGGGTATTGCTAATGTGGGAACCATAAATATTGTAGTTATAGTTTTATTCATTTTGTTTAATAATTTTATCTAACTCATCTTGAGTATATAGTTTTAATACTTTATAATAAAGTCTTGCTTGTTTCTTAGCTTCTGATGCATTACCTCCGTTTGTTTTTAAATAAGCCTTAAGAATTGCTTTAGTAAACTGGTAGTCTGTCATTCCTAAGTGCATGTTATTAGCACACCAAACTTTACCTATTCTATAAGCTCCTGGAATTCCATCACCGCTATCTCCTATTACTACTTGAGAAGCTATAGCTAGTCTACTTTCTTCTTTAGATATATGCTTAAACTCTCCTAGAGTGCTACCGTGACTTCTATAATCATAAAAAGGTATGTCAGGACAATTATAGAATACATCTTTATCTATAGCTGCTACAACACAATTGCCCTCACTTATAATTGTAGCATCATATACATAATCATCAGCTTCTGCCCCTATAGAAGGTATAGCATGAAGTTCATCTAACATGTAATCTGCAATTATTGGAATTAATGGATTCTTTTCTTTTCTATTAGACTTATAATCAGGAAACACTTTATATCTAAAATTACCTTGACCACCTATAAATATAAAAGTCTCTTGTATATTATAAAATGCTTCTATATTATTATGTATCTCATGTAATTTAGTTCTAGTTCTATACTTAGCTTCTTCTATTCTGTCTTCTTCTGTTGGAAACTCCATCAGAGAATCTTCAGGAAAGTGTGATGCAAAGTACATAATACTATCAGCATCTATTATCAACACTCTTTCTGTTTTATCATATTCTGAAGGCATATTTTTAACCTCTCTAACGATTATATCAACTTCTTGTATACCTGTTGTTCTAACGCCTTTGATCATAATGTGTCCAATTATTAGTTAGTTTAACTTTTTCTTCTATTATAATGTCCCCTTCACATTTTCTTATTTTATTTACAAAAGGAGAAAGCCTTTCTCTTGTTGTATTAGTAGGCCACCCAGCGTGAGATAAAAATAAACCATTCTTTGTTCGCTTAGCTATTTTATTATCATATAATAATAAATAAACTACGTCATCATGAACCCTAACTTCAGTGTTTGATAATCTAAATTTTTTCCTTGACTTAAATGCAGAATATGCATCTTCTGTTATCTGTCTCATAATGTATAATTTTTAACATGTTTAATTTCTCTAGTTAAGTATTCTAAAGCCTTGTTTAAATCTTCTAACTCATTGTCTTTACGACCTGCTCTAGTGAGATACTTAATCACATTACCTCTCGAAAAGGAAATATCATACTGGTGACAAAAGTCTATTACATCTAATGTATTCCGTGAGTCATAGTGACTTGGTTGAGTTATTTGTCTTAATAATTCTTTATCCATTTTTCTTCTTTTTAAATTGCTTTAACTGTTTTTCTAATTGTGTTTTTTCATCATGACAAGTCTTACAAAGTACTTGTAAGTTTTCTTGTTCACAAAAAAGTGTGTCTACAAATGGAGCTAAGTCCTCTGAACAGTTTAAACTTCCTGCAGGTTCTATATGATCTACATTAACTGCGTCTGCTTTAAACCAAGCTTTACACTTACTACATTCATATTCCCACTTCTGTCTTTTGTTAGGACCTTTGTATGCTCGCTGAGCTAACTTTTTACACTCAGCAATTGGTTTCCACCATCTGCTCTTTTGTCTTAATGCACTTCTAATCATAGACCAAAACATGGATTCTGTCATTGTGCCAGCGTTTCTGGTTTTCGGTACTCTAGACTTTTTTACTATTTTCTTTGCCATAATATTTTTATTAAAAAGGGAACAACAAATTTAGTGAAAAATATGATGCTCCCCTAATTAATTAATCTACCATACGAACTCTTGCAGTAATCTCAGCTTTCATCTCTTCAAGACTTCTAATAATATTACGTACATCTATAGACGATATATTTGGTAAGCTAAACTCATATTTGTTAGATTCCTTTGCGAAACCTTGTTTAACTTTATCCTGTAGATTATCAAGCTCACGTACAGCATATACCTCATCTAATTCAAGGGTATCAAACTGATTATCATGAAGAATAGTTGTAGCTTCTTCTCTTGGCACAGTCATGATTGGTAAATACTCAAAACATCTACCTTTATGTTTACCTATACCTACAACTTTCATAGGATTAATAAGTACTAGAACAGATTGATCACCACATCCTACATAATGTATCTGGTCAGAAGTGAAATGTAAACCAGCTGCAGCACAATCTTGTGTTGACCAGTTACAATCTTCCTGTGGCATATTCACCACTTTACCAATACGTATGTCAAATGTTTTAGTCCAATCATCTGTGAAACGATTCTCATGTCTGTTAGGTAAGTCTAAATATAAATCTGTAAGTTTACCTATTAGTTCTCCATGGTCCACTGTCACAATGTGTGTTACTTCATAAGGCTCTACTTCACCTGTACCATCACATGCATCACAATCTATCCACTCTCCTTCATTCCATTCATCTTCATCGTCATAATAGTCACCATCATCATAGAAACCACCTTCTCCATCACATTGTGGACACACTGTAGTTGTATATGTTTCTTCATGGTGTAGCTTATCTTCATGTACAAGCTTGTATTCACCATTTTCTAGAAACACACTATAGTCATCTGGACTCTTCTTCCACACTGCTTTCACCTTATTGTATGTGTTAGATACAAAATGTACAAGCTCTGGGCTACCGTGTAACGTTACTACATTACGCAAAGCTACAAAGAATCCTTGTTTAGTAATACGGAAACTGTTTTCCTTTAGAAATCTATATAACTCATGAGCTACTTCAGCTCTTGGATTAAGACAGCACCACATAAAGAATCTTTTAAGAGACAAAAACTTGTCATTGGTGCTTAAAGATTCATTGTTTTCTGTGCACTCCCAAGCTACTTGTATAAATTCTTCAACTAATATTCTTGGAAGAGATCTAGACATACCTTTTAGGTAAACTGAACCATCTTTTACAGTAAACTCGCCTGACAATTCTAGCTGAGCAGAACCTTTTTGTAAAGCTCTTATTTTTTTAACTTCAGTTTCTCGTTCTACTTTATCATTGACTACGTTAGGGTCGCTAACTATCATTATAATTTCAGCAAGATCTTTAGCTGACTCAACTGCATGAAAGTCTTCTTCTGTAGCATTCATTTTAGTCATAATAGAATAATCTGACATAACAATAGTCATTATGTTATTTACAAGCTTTACATTTACATAAGGCTTTTCTGTAGGTTCAGAAGAATTCAATTTTGAATCTTCTTCCATCAAGCTCTCTAACTTGTTGCTAATTACTTGATCAATTGAGTGTTCTATCTTTCCTTTGAACCACTCTAAACTTAAAAATTTACTCATTTTTCTATTTGTTTTTAATTATTAATTGTTTTCTTTTAATTTATATTCAATACGACCTTCTAACTTATGATAATCCATCATGTTAGAAATAATTTCTAGGAATTCATTAATTGCCCTCCAATACATTCTACCTATTAAAGTATCTATATATCCATGATTGGTTATAGTTTTATTTACTTTTATATAAGTATGCCAAATTGTAGAATCAAATAGTTTATTTTCTAGTGCAAAATCTGACATTACCTTTAATATATCTTCATTAGAAATGCTTCTTGGCATATGTGAATGTTGATAGACATCTAATTGCTCAATGTCTGTACCTAATGTACTATGTAGTTTATTGATGTAAGAAATACCATCTCTAGAAAATATATCTGAATATTCACCTTTAAGTTTTTTAATTTTAAAAGCTGTTACAATTTGTTTAAACTTAATATTTTCACCTTTCATAAATTCATCATAGTGCAATATGTTATCTTTCTCAATTGCTTTCATTCCGTCTAACTCTCTACCAGACACTGTAATTAATACAATATCATTACGTTGAGCTACCTTATATAAAGGATCTAGCTTAAGAAAATCATCATGGTGTGTAAAGATAATTAAAGAAGTGTCATTTACATTACTTACGTTTAGTTTACCTGCTACAAATTTACAGTTTCTACCATCGTTATATCTTAATAACTCTGAAGCAACCTTACATGAAACATCTCCTTCAAGTTTAGGAGATCTAGAATCTCTAGTTTTTTGAGTTTTAAGCAATGTTGCAGCTTTTTTATCATCAAGCCACTGTTGACAAACTTCAATGTCATCAACTAAAGGAATGTCTTTTATCAGTTCACTAACCATCCATTGAAACTCTTTTATCACTTCTCTCCATATATTTTTAGAAAAGTTCTTAAGGTTAAGAATTTCATAGTATGTATTGTTTCCAGTATCAAATCTATCACCTAGTCGAAGCTGACTAGTTTTTTTAATAAACTTAGTAATGTTTGCATCTTCTCTTAGAAACTTAATATAAGATTTCTTATTTCCTCGCATAGCATCCTTAAATATGTAAAAGTTTTTGAAATCAGTATCCCAACTAATGCTACCTCTCCAGGAACTTTTTACTTCTGATAATCTAGAACTTTCTAATCTATATTTAACTTCATACTCACGCATTAAATAACCATGTTTAGAAGTCTTAACCCAAGAATGTAAGTCAATGTGCTTAAGCTTAGGTATAACAGGTTCTGCTATTTTTACTTTAGCATAACTAACTAGAACTGATATATTTAAATTTCCTTTTCCTCCTAAATTGACATAACGGTCTTGTTTTGTGTAGTGACGAATAGCAGCTATAACATCTGTATTAGTTGTATCAATAGTTTCATTATACTTGTTCACCATATAATCACCTACTTCAGAAATCTTATTAAGTATTGTTGCTTTAGCTTCTGAAGTATACCTTAGGGCTTCTCTATTTGGTGTAGGAAATAATCCATCTGATAGAGTAAATCTTAAACCTAAAGGTAGATTTATAGTATCTATGCCTAACTTCTGAAAGTCTAATGGATAATATACATCATCTAAACAAACATGTAAATTAGAATCACTTGATAGCTCAGAAAATTGAAACGTTTCAGATCTATATATAACAAAGTCATTATCTACTACATTATCTGTATCAAAGTATACATTTTGAAAATAAGCCAGTTGTTCTTTTATTTTTTTTTCAAAATCCCATCTATCTGATCTAGAGACTGGAATAATTACTTTTACACCGTTCTTTTCAGTTGTGGGATTTTCGTAAATTAAATCAATGCTGTTAGTATCTTCACCCTCATACATCATGTACTTACGTTCTACACCATCTTTTCTACATGTAAAATAGAAACTACTGGCATAAGCTAGAGGAGCCTTGAAACCAAGACCCATCATACCAAGTTCTGTATTACTGTCACGTTTAGTAGATTTACCATACTTGCTAATAATGTTTTTTACATCATTATCATCTAAACCAATACCAAAATCCTCTACAGAGAATTCGTAATTATACTGATCATTTGTTCCAAATTTAACAACAATTGGGGACTGAACCTGCGCTCTTCTATGACTATCTAGAGCGTTACTAGCACACTCTCTAATAGCTGAGCCTATTGAATCTGAATAAAGATTCTTACTTAACATCTGCATCAATACTTGTGCAGAATCTAAGTCTAGGGACATTCCTATACTCTCATTCTTTAATCCTGATTGTAGGATATTTGCTTCTTTTTGTTTTTCTAAAATCATTTCTGTTCTTATTTATTAATTATTATCTCCTCGTTTTACTAACCAGATTGATTTATAATCAAAATCAAATCTTACGTTTTGTTTATCATCTGCAAACCTTTGTCCAAATTTGCTGTTTATTCTATTACATACAGACGCTGTCCATCCCATATAGGGTACTCCATTATAATTTTTGTATTGTTTCTGTTTTGGTGGTCTTACAATTTGCATGTAGTTAAGATCTAGACCTCGTACAATTACTTCATCTCCTACTTGGAGATCTTCCATTTTAATGGGCATGTTTACTTTTTTGTTATCCATTTTGATTTTTATTAGTTATGTATATTTCTTTAAAGTTTAAATCCACTTTTGCTATTGGATCGTTTTCATTAGGCACTCTGAACTCATACGTTTTCCAGGTATTAGTCCAAGTTCTATTAGTATAAGCATTTGTACCTGTTGTTGTCTTCATTACCATAGCAACTCTACACTTTGTAGCAACGTATCGTGTTTTACCATTGTGCCAAGTTTTTAGTCTACTAACTCGTGGAGCTTCCTCCACTATATAATATCTCATCTCTGAGCCTTGGTTAGTAATAATTTCATCTCCTGGTTGTAATGTCCCAGCGTCTGTTGTTAATGTTCCTCTCATTTTTCTGTTTTTTAAAATGGATTTTCGCAATCTTTTAGCCAGTTGATGCTATATCCGTTAGTTTGCATTAATAATTGATCTATTTTACTAAAGACTCCTTCTGAGTCCCAATCTATTCCTTTATAAGAAGCACTGGCCGGGTGACTTACTACAAAAGAATGAGAGAAAATTCCTGTATATCTTTGATACTTACCTGCATCTTTACCAAAGAAAACAACTGGAACTCCTAAAGGAACAAGTATGTACTCAAACAAGTACTTAATAAAGGGTTCCCATATTTGTAAATGAGAACCTGCTTTATTTTTCTCTGTTGTCAGAGCAGCATTAAGTAAAAGAACACCTTGTTCAGCTAAATAACTAAGGTCTGGCGTTGGGTCATAACTTAGATTCATACCATTATGAAACTCAGTTTCAAATGCTTTATAAAGCTGTGTTAAAGAAGGTTGTATAAATTGTGTAACAGAACAACTCATCATTAAACCATCAGCTACAGGTAAATCATTTTTAAAAGTATGATATGGACACATTCCCATCATTACAAACTTTAGATCTTCTAAATCTGTTAACTTAAAAGCTTTCCATACATTACTAGACAATGGTGCTACTTGTTTACCTCTCTTGCTTTCTTTTTTAAGATGCTCATAGATAACTTTGCACTCATCGCTTTCTATAAAAGGTTTCATTTTTTCATGCCAACTTGGATGAAAGTTTTCTTTAAATTTATTCCAATTCATTATATTTGTGTCTTATATTATACATTATGTCAGTACAAACCTGACCTTTATACTACAAATCAACTTAATCTTCCCATTGTTCGATTGCTGTTAATTTTATATTAGATGATAAACACTGCGCACAGTCAGTTTCTTTTGTGTTGCTAATAAAGTCATCTTTACAGTCATTACAATAGTATTCGTATTCAAATTTTCTCATATTATTGATTTTATCCAATTAATTAAACTTACTTGTGGTGTCCAACCCAAGTCTTTCTTTATTTTACTTATGTTGCTTAAAGATCTCTTAGCTTCTTTTCTAGCAGGTATAAATTTTATATTATTACTAAATGCTTTAGCAATATCTATGATCTTTACCTCCTGACCAGAACCAACGTTCCAAGTTCCTTTAGTTCCTATTGCAGCTATGATAGCATCAACTACATCTTTAACATATACAAAGTCTCTGGTCTGTTGACCATCTCCTGTTACTGTTAGCTCAAGATTATTCTTAAATTGATTCAGAAAGATAGGTACAGCTGATAGGTATCCACCTTCATTGAGCTGTCTCTCTCCAAAAACATTAAAGAATCTTAATACTGCTACAGAAACATCATCTGGTACTGTTTTACAGAGTGCTTCCATCATATACTTAGATGTTGCATATGGATTCAATGGGTCTAAATCACTATTTTCTGATAGAGGAAAGCTTCTTGAATTACCATACACAGCAGCTGTAGAAGCTACAACTATCTCTTTACAACCACACTGTTTAATAGCCCATTCAAATAAAAGAGCTGAACCATCAACAATTTGATCATGGTACTTCTGTTTATTATTTAAACTTTCTTCTACAGACACAGGCGCTGCTAAATGAATGAGTGTATCAAACTGCATATCAGGTAAATGTCCCCACATAGCATTACCTACCTCGTAGATTATTACTAAAGGTTGAGGCTTTAATGGAAATAAGTTCTTAACCTTTCCAGTGCTAAAGTTATCAAGGATTATTATCTCTTGCCCTAGCTTCTGTAGTTGTTCACATAAATGACTTCCAATAAAACCTGCTCCTCCTGTTATTAATACCCTACTCATTAGTTTATACATAATGCACTTGTTTCTACATCTATCTCATCTGGGTTTATGTTCATCACTCCTGTAACATATGCATTCTCTAATCCTTCTGTATTCATAATTGATGGACTGTAGAACACTTTCTGATAAGAGTTACCCTCTGCATCTTGAGAATAGATTACTTCTAATTCAGCTATCTCAGGATTTTTCTTTAACAACTGTGTAAGGTTGTTTACATATTCATTAACTTTCATAATCATGCATTTAGTTCTTCAAATAATTCTAATTGTCTACGTGGGTCAAGTGGTTGATTAACATTAGAATCAACATCTTCAGTGTATATTCCCATTTCTCTCCTGAAAAAATCATGACAAGCTATATGGTTTTTCATCCATAACCTAGGGTGGATGTCTTTCATTACAAAAGTTGTATGGTTATACATCTCCCATAAATTATTCTTTGATCCGTAATCATGAGTTGGTTTTACAAGCTCTCTTTGTAATTTTGCTGCTTGGTTTGGAAGTATAAATCCTTCATGTGCAAACATAACTCCTAAAAGTTCTGCTTTTTTTCTATCAGATATTTCATGAGACTTCATTAATTCACGATCTGCTTGCATTGTTTTAAATACATCTCCTGATTGTTTGATATATTCTGTAATTGCTTGTGGTGCAAATGTCTGTATGTCTCCTACGTGTTTACTTTTAAAATGTCCATGATCTCCTGAAACCATACCGTTTTCACAAACAAACACTTTAGTGCCAATTGCAAACTTTAAAGTTGTAGTTTTATCATAACTATTTTGCCACGCTATCTGTAACTGCATCTCATTATCTTGTACACTTGAGATAGAATATTTACCTGTAGCCACTTGGCCTTCTCTGCCAGAAATGTATGACTGGTCTGATAATTCAAAACCTGATTGGTATATACTTTCTAAAGTGAGATCTATTAACTCTTGATGACTTACTGGTTTGTAAGTTCTAGTCTGTTTTGGTACTACAGCTGAAAGCATTTGATCTTTAGCTGACGTGTATGTGCTTATTTTTTCCATTATTTTATTATTTTATTATTTATTAAATATTCTTCTATTACTTTTAATCCATAACGTTTAGCCAAGTCTGCCCAGTCATTAATTCCTTCTTCTAGGTATTTTCTTGGTACATTACAGTAATCAAATCCAAACTTCTTTGTAATTACTTTAGAGTTCTCTACACCGGTCTTATCAGAATCAAAAGATAGTATCTGTCTGTCAGAGTTAGCTCTAATGTATTCTAGATTGTCTTCATTAAAACATCCTATACCTTCGTTCTGCACTGCACAACATGTAGGGAAGATCTTCTTCATTACCATATAATCTTTCTTACTTTTAGTTATGAATGCTGTATGACAATTTTTAATGTCTTCTAGGCCATCCATAGCTGTAATAGGAACATTATTAGGTACCCACTTGTATCTCTTATCAGCATTTGGTCTATATATCTTCCATCGACCGTCATATAAATAACCAAAGGTTAATTCATTAGAATCTACTACCCAACGTTTCTTGTTGAGAAATAGCTCACTAATAGAATAAATATTATTTTCCTTAAGATCATTTTCATCTTGATAGTAATCATTCCAATAGTCTAACTCTTCAGTTGTAAAAGGTTTTGTCTTAACTTGTACAAAAGAATAAGACTTTACATTAGGTTTCTTACTTGGTTGTTTATACTTTGATACTATATTCTTATAGTTTTTTACTTTGTTATTTGATATACCAAGACCAAAATCAAAATCTATTTTTCTTAGAACTTCGTTATAACTACTACACATGTATAGCATTTTTACAAATTCAAAACAATTACCTTTCTTACTACTGTCGCCAAAATCATAGAATGTAATTCCATTCTGTGTTTGGTTGATTATAAAAGATGGTGTCTTTTCTTCTCTAAAAGGTGAGTAGGTTTTAGTGTTTAGTTTCCAATCACCGTGTGGCATATAATATTTAAAGATGTCAAATTCAGATATTTTATCAAGTATACTTTCGCTATTTAGCTTTATAATTCTTATTCCTCCTATTGCCATAATTTATTGGTTAAAAAAAGCCCCACATTTCTGTAGAGCTTTTATTATTAATTTACAAAATACTAATAATCAGAACCGTCATCAGAAATGTAGTCATCTGATGCAACTAAATTATCATCAGGATTATAATCTTCTATCTCTTTAAGAATGTAATAGTCTTTACAACCATATTCACCTGCAACTTTAACTACAAATCTTTCATGTGGTCTAAGATCTCTTGATTTACGACTTTTAAGAGAGTTAACCACTTTGTTGTCTGTATAATCTACAAGTCTAAATTGTTTCATACTGTAACCAGCAAGGAATGCCTTATTATAAATACCTTGATATTCCTTTGTTTCACCATCACGTTCTTTAACAACTACTGTAGCTAATGACACAACGGAATTACACCACTCACCATCAATTTGATCTTTAAGATCTTTAACATTACCTCGCATAAGCTTAGTCCAATCTAAAGTTAATACAGTTTCTGCTTGTCTATAGTCTAGATGACCTAACCATGTACGCATAAAATCATAAAGATCTTCTTCGCCAATAAAAGCAACTCTAACTTCACGATCTTTAGTAAACCATTCAAATAGGTTGCTCTCTTCATCAGCCCAGGATGTCATACCTACACTATTTAGATATTGTTTTTTAGTTCCGTCTCTGTTTTCACGCTCTCTATCTTCTAGAAAGAATGATACTTTAAAGTTCTCATTGTTTTTAATTTCTTGAAGCCATACATCAACACGTAAATAAGTGTTACCGTCTCTTGTTTCACCTAGATATTGTGTTGCTTTACTGTCTTCACTTAATTCAATATTAAGTTTATCTTTATACTCTTCGTTAGTTGGATTGATAGCTATAACATTAGCTTCAAATAATCCTACTTTTTTACCGAATTTAGTCTCTTGTCCTCCTTGAGATTCTCTTCTTACTCCTCCAATTGTACTCATAAATTTTAATTTTAATTGTTATTTATTTATTAATTATAATACTCTACTATACTATCTCTTACCATCTGTAAGTCGTTTGGTATTCTTGTTGATTCAAACATACCATCTGGACTCTTTGCAGGTTTCTTACGAAATCTGTTTGTTAAGAATTCATATGTTGCACCACTCTTTGTTTCTTCTACATGGGTGTACAAGCATACAGTTAAAAGTCCTTCTAACAATACTTGATTGTCAATTAACTTACCAGCTGTTTTAATCTTGTATCCTACTATTTCTCCACTATCCTCTATTGTTTCAGGGTGAGAAAAGTAAAAGATAACTAGGTCATCACGTAATGCTCTAGCTGTTCTAAACATGTCAACCATGTCTTTAGCCATTACACTAAACTTTGTAAATCCAGTCTCCATAGCTTTCTCTACCATTCTGAAACCCATTAAGTAATTACTGTCTTCTATGACAATAGTTTTGATGTGTGGGGCTTTCTCCGAGATAGTTCTAAGCAACCTTGTAATGTCAGTTGGATCATCTACTTCTTTGTAATTCTTGTTTTCTGCGTTGTAAAGTTTCTGAGAACCTTTGAATGGTAACTCTTTCTTTGCAACATTAATAACATAGGTTTCTTCAGGGTTAAGGTGCTTCACTGCTGTTGACTTACCTGTCCCTGTTTCGCCAACAATTCCAATTAATTTTGAACTCATTCTTATTTATTTATTTATTAATATTAGGTTTACAAATATACGATATTTACACGTATTTTATCTTGTTTTTGTCAAAGAATTCAAGGGCTTTATCAAGCCACTTGCCTTCTACTTTCTCATCAGATGATATAATATATATCTGTGCTTTTTTATCTGGAGTATCATATTCCATAGCCATACATCTATTAATCTTCTGAGCTAGATTCTCACCATTACTATCAAAGTAATTAATGATAACCTTGTTTAATGGTTTGTATGTAACTCCTGTATTACCAATCTTTACAACTGCCATGTGGGTACCTTCTCCTTCTGCAAAATTCTTAAGGGCATCTTTGTCTTTAGATTTGCTATGGTAGGAAGGAATACCGAGACTATCTGCAATTGATGTAACACCACAAAACACTAGTATTCTTTGTTCCATGTTATCATTCAATATTTGCTTAGTTTTTTCTTGCTTAGCTAAACTATTTTGAATTAGTCTCATACGTGCTAGACGCATAAACATACTATTCCCACCAGAGTACATCATCTTGTTTATAACACCACTAAGGTATTTAAACTGTTGAAGTTCTGTTTTTTTAATTTTACCCTTACCATACTCATTACGAGTTACGTTATCTAAAGGTACCTTAATTACATTTATTTGGTAGTCAGCTATAACACCTTCTTCAATAGCTTTTTCTATAGGGTAGTGTGCAATTACTGATATACCAAGTTCATCTCTTAAGGTTCTGGTGGTCCATTTAGATAAGGTGCCTGTAAGGCCAAGTATGTTATCATTGACAGAAAATAAATCTACACAGACACCTATCTGGGCCTCTGATAATAAATGTATCTCATCAATAACAACAATGTCAAACTCTGTACCTGCCTGCTTATTTAAGGACCTGTGAGTAGTGTAAGTTATGTTATCATTAATGTATCCCATCTCTTCAAATTCCTCTATCCAAGATTGTTTAATCTTGTTATCAGGATATGCAATCAACATAGTACAACTGTCGTTCATCTGGTTAAGGATGTTTATAGTCGTTCTAATCTTACCAAACCTAGGACATAAGTTTAAGATTCCAAACTTACCATGGTTAAGCCAAGTTTCTGCAAACTCTGCTTGTCTTTTGTCTCTTAGTGTCATATCGTTCGTATGTGTTTTTTTAATTCCTGTATGCATACATAATATCTATTATATATAGCGCTTATCTCTGCTCTTTCTTTTAAAGGAAGCTTGTGCTCGATGGCTCTATCTTTAGCCTCTTTAATTTCAGTGAGTCTCGAATGTAATAACTCTATAGGTTCTGTCATGTTATAAAAAATGATTTATTAATTACTGCAGAATAATCTGCATCTGTTATCTGTTTTCGTTTAGGTAATTCTTTAAACATACCAATTTGTCCTAGAAAACCTAGACCAATTCTGATATCATCCTCACCATAACTATTCTTAATAACACGTAAGCTTCTAAAATACTTACCACCAAATTCATCCTTAAGTTTGTTTAAGTCATAACCTGACGGATCTTCTACTTTATAACGCATAGGGTCAAAGAGCGCCATACATACATCAGAGTCATTCTGAGTAGTAGAACTGTCTGCAAAGTCTTCTAACTGTGGCTCAACGTCACCATTCTTTATTCTAGTGGGATTAGCTATAGATCGATTGAACTGACTAACAACAACAGGTGAGTAACCATAGAAGTCACGTGCATATCGTAACTCATCACTCATTTTGTCAATTGCTTGCTTTTTAGTAGGCTGTGCACTTGTTGTCTTCAACAAACCTATGTGATCTAACACAACTAATGTTATCTCGTTAGGGTCATCAGGTATATATCTTTTATTATATTTATCTACCTGTATTATCTCACCACGAGATAATGCATAATCTTTTAACTCTTTAGCTATACCTACTGGATTCTCTGGCCCATCAATGATTGTAACTATAGACTCAAGTTTGTTCATATAGTCTTCATATTGTAAGAACAAATCATGTTCGTCTTTAGTCATCTTACTGGTCCAGCCTAGTAGTTTGTTAACTGGTATGATAACACCCTGATCAATAAATATCTTTCTACACGTCCATTTAGCTAACTTATAAGTCTGACTACGCTCCATTGATCTATACCATACTTTTACCTTTATTCCAGACTTCTGTCCTTCCTTAGACAAAGCCCAGTCTACAGGGTTAAGTACAAATGCGTCATCAATGAAACTAGTCTTACCTGAACCAGTCAACCCACCAATCAAATAGTACATTGACTTTCTAATGCCAACATATCTATTTAACCTATCAAAACCCATCGGTATTCCACCACTGTTACCGGCTAAACCTTTGTCTACTTCTTCTTTTAGTAGTTGAAATCCCATATTTTATTTTTTGTCTATTACATCTACTTCAGTCCATGCTGCTAAATGCACCACTTCACCATCATCTCTGGTGCAGTAACTATACATTCCATCTATAGACCTGAAGTTCAGTTCTTCTCCTTCTGTAATTTGAGGAGCTCCTGGTGGTACTTTGTCCTCAACTATTATTTTAATTCTGCTATTTCTTGGTACGTCGTATAATTTCATAATTTCTAATTTTAAATGTCTGTTGATCCTGTTGGTTCTGATTCTTCTTCTTCCATAATTTCCATAAACGCTTCGTAGGTACGCTGATTGAGATAAGTTAGACTGTTTTGCATGTAAGTAATTCTATTTTGTCCTGACTTAACTGACATTGTAACTTTTTGCATTACCTCAAACTTTAAAGCTTTGATTAATTGCTCAGCAGTATGTTCTCCTTCTAAAAGTATCGCATCAAATTTAACTTTACATGAATTCTTGTCTTTTCTAATTGCTCTAGTTCCTTTAAAGCTCTTACCTTTATACTTAAATGTATCTGTGCTAGGATATTCTTTCCACCACTCTTCAAAGTATGTGGACTTTGGTTTTTTCTTTACAAACTTTTTTTCCGTAGTGCTCTCATCTACAAACAATAATAGATCTTTACCCACTGTTGTAAGTTTTTCTTCATCTTTTGTTATAAGACCTTTTCTTATAAGTGATTGATAGATAGCAGCAAGACGCATGCTGTTCTCATAAAGAGGCACTACGTCATACTGGTTTTCTATTAATTTTAATAAGTATATTATGTCTAAGTTATAACTTTTTTTGATGAGCTCTTCGAACTTCTGTGGTGATATGTGTAACTTCATCCTTTAATGGTTTTATAACTTTAATAATAGCAGGCTTTCTATTTTTAGCCTCTTGACTTAGCCATTCTTGATATTCTAGTTCTATCAAGTACTGGCGTTCTGCAGCATACACTTTATCATTAGCGTACGCTGCATGTTCCCAGTCTTCGTTAATTAACCTAGACATTCTTTTTCTTGTTTTTAGATCCTTTAGGTCTTCCTGGTCCACGTTTAGCATTCTTACTACCTTTTGGTCTACCTCTTTTGGATTTCTTAACTGGTTTTTGAATTGGTTCAGCTCTAAATATTTCATAAGCTGTATACGCTAATCCTAACATTAAAATTACTACTACTACTACTGTTACTGTTTTCATTTTACTTGTTTTTATTTATTAATATTAATCTTTAATTCTTAATCCGTATTGGAGGTTAAACCACTCGAATGTTGTATTTGCTTTACTTGTATTAAACTTGAACACTTTCTTTAGAGCTTTTATAGAATATTTCCTAAACTCTATAGATTGATCTTTTGTCATTGTCCAGTTAAAATACCACTTATCATCATCAAGAGTATCCACTAATCGTTTTCCAACTATATCTAGTTGATACTCAATCAAATGTCTTGTAATGGTTGATCTATTTATTTTAGATTTTCTTTTCATTAGAATAAACTTATTTGATTAGGAGCAGCATAAGATTTTTTAATTCTTTTGCCTCCTGTTGTAATCTTAGTTATTAATTTTTCAGCTTTATTTATATAATATGTATAGTTTATATTATCTAACTTACTTGCGTTTGGTAAATAATTACAAACATGACACAACCATTCTCCAGCTTCAGCTTGTGAACGTTTAGCAGCTTTACTTGTAGACTCATCATTTCTAAGCTTGTAAATCTTTTCTCCATCATTAGATACATAGTATCTTATAAGTTTATTATATTTACTAGCCTCTCCTGTAATTATATTGATACCTTCATAATGAAAGTCTTTAGAAGCTTTCTTTCTAATGCAAAAGTCAAACAAGTTCTTATGTTTTTCTATAGTTTCCCTAACCGGAATGTTGTTTACATAATACTGTTCTAATGCAATAGGAACAATTCTAGCTGACTTGTTCTTGTGAAGTTCAAAGTCTGTAAGAAAGTCTCCTTTCTTTTTAACATAACCATTAGGCATAATAGCTATATAATCATTGACGGTTGAAAAGATTATCTTTTTGTAGTCTGTTCTTTCCAAAATATACTGTGTTGTCTCAGACCACTCTGCATTTATTTCATGCATTTTAGGTATTAGATCTTTCTTAACTCTTACAGTTACACCGTCTGTATTAGCAGAAATAATCTGAATGCCACTCATTTCATATAATTCAATAAGCATCATTAGACTAAGTTCACCAGTTATAGTAGTGAACATAGTTAACTGCCTATCATAAATCCATGATAGCATATCAGATGACTTTCCATAAACAGAATTTACTGCAAGCTTAAGAGCTCCAATAATACCTTTAGTTTTACCATCCTTTGCTCCAGTAGCTTTCAGTTCAAGTCTTTTCTCAAACATCTGCTTGTAGCCAAATAGAAACTCTTTTCCTAAATGTGCAGGATATTTTGCATTGTTAATAATAATTGCAGGATAATAACTAGCCACATCCCAATCAATAATTTCATATTCTTCATCTGCCTCAAAGACAGCTGGTTTATTTTCTGTATGTAACCCACCTCTCATAAAAGAATAAAGATTACCATAGAAATGAATATGTTCTTTAAAGTCATCTTGAAGACCAAGCTTCATACCTTTAATATTAATAAGAAACTTCTTTAGCTTTGTTGTTTTAAACTTAACATACGGTGCTATACAGTTTTTCATATCTATACTCTTTCTAAAGTATCCTTTTCTAGGAAGCTCTTTAATATCTATACCTTTCTCTTCACAGTAGTACTTCTTGATAATCTCATCACCAATTTTACTGTCAGAATAGTTAAGACATTCTATACCAAACTCTTCTTGTATGTTTAACCTTAACTGTATTTGATCATTACTTTTATACAACGGATGATCAGTGTCACCCACAGTAACCTTATAAAACTCATAAGTAGCATCTACATCATTAAAACAATACTGGAGCGTTAAGAACACCTCGTCCTTAGTCATGTTTGTTTTAGTATAATGTATAGGCATTTCTTCGATGTTCTCTAAGTCCATCTCAAACTCTAACCTCTTGAGACTAACACGTCTGTTCTTGTTATCGTAGTGATGTATCTTAAATAAATCTAACTGTTTCAGACTTAACTCATGTTCTCTATACTCTGGAAAAACATCATAATTAGCATCATGTATAACATCTTGAGCTTTCTGTGCTATCATTGCACATATTTCTAGACCAGTACCTTCATGCCAGTTTTCACAGTTTCTAAGTATCCATTCTACAACTTGAGCATCAAAACGTAAGTTATTATAACCCACCCAATATGATTCTTTGTATGTTTCAGTATATTTTACGAATGAATCTAGTTGATTTTGCCACTTGCTAACTGTAAAGCTTCTAGGTGTTTTACCAGGCTGCATACATACAACTATGAAGCATTCTTGCATAGTTTCTATGTCATATATAATTACATCTTTAATCATTTTGTTTGTTTTTATAGTCGTTATAGTCTAAATAGAACCCAATGCCTACAATTATATGCAAACCTACACTGCTTAGTAGTTCGTATAGGTCATGAAAATTATGTATAGACAGGTGAATATGACCTACTATCCAGAATGGTATAGCTAGCTGTTGGCTTATCCATCTAATTAGAAAGATTAATAGTTTCATAAAATATGTTTAAGTATGTTACAAAAGTAATGAATTTAGTTAGATTACCAAATAGAAAACCCACCACAATTCTTAAGAAACTTAATAAATTCCTTAATCAACCACAGAGGTGTACCGTGTGAAGGGTAATATACATTTCCATCATCACTAACGATACTAGTAAACATAATTGTACCATAAGGATAATCTTTGTTAAGTTTCTCTGTTGTCTCATCATCTATTAATCCCTGACTTCCTCTTTGATTCCAAGAATTCATGTTACAATAAATTACATCCTCAGGATCTATTAAATTATCTTCTTGATCAACAACTTTTTCTAGTGCATCTGCTACAGCATTACACTCTTGCCAGTTATCTAACCCCATGCCATCATTACCCATCCATTCATCAAAGTTAAACTTAAGTTCATGTTGTTCTGCTGCATGTTTACATAACATAACTATCGGTCTCCAGGACCACCAATTACTTCTAAAGTAATAACCAGGGTTATTATGTTCCCATTTCTCTACTGCGTCCCAGTATTCTTTCTTTTGCTTATCAGTAACACTGTCATCATTGTAATCAATCTCAGGTTTCTTGCCTATTAACTTTGGCGCTTTGCCATAAATATCTACTCCCATAATTATTTGATTTTTTTATATGCTGCTAGCATTTGTTTCTCGTTTTTAACGTATTTATTATTTATCTTAAGCATCCATCTTTGAAATGCTTGTCTTCTTAGTATTTTATTTGCACCTGTTGCCATATTAAATAGTATCTTCCCAATAAGGGTCTGGTTCTTCTTGTTCGTTAAACTCTGCATGTTCTTTACAATCAGAGCATCTATCTGTGTCATACCATCTTGATGCGCCACAGCAATCACTTAGCTCTTCCATTAGTATCTGTAATCATTATTATCAAAGTCTTCCCAATCTTCTGGCCATAGAAGTTTGCCTATAAATTTTCCTAGCACTAACGCTATAGCTGCTAAGCCTAACCACATAATTGTTTCCATAATTCTAATTGTTTAAGTTTATTATTAAATTTCTATATCTTCGTCTTCATCATCTAGTAATCCACGTAAAATGACAAGGTTTTCTTCGTAAATAGGAAGAATTCTACCCTTCTCTAACTCATCATCATCTACAAGGATTTCAATGAGTCCATCAAAGTCTCTCATGACTATGTTCATTTCCTTGACTGTAAAGTCTTGTAGTTCTGTTTCATGCATAGGATGATCGAACCATCCTATTTCATCAGGTGTTGCTACAACCTTACCATCCTCATCTATTAAATAGGGATAAACAGGGAAACCATTGTTCATGTAAACTATTTCTGTGCTATGTTCAGCAATATTAAATCCAGAACTACTTAATGAAAACAACTCTAGATGTTCTTTTTCTTCACTACCAGGGTATAAATGATTCATAAATATCATTTCTTCGTTTAATTCATCTGCGTCATAATGACGAAAATGTAATTCAGTTGCTATCCACATTATATTCTCTTTTTAGGTGTTGGTGACATTAATTCATAAACACTGTATTGTGATGACAGTCTTAGTAATATGTGAAGCATTTCAGCTTCTTCTATTGTCCATTGTTCTTGACCGGCAATCTCAAACACTTTTACATGTGTTTTATTTATGTCTAGCTGCATACATAATTTATCATCACAATATAACATGTGACTTTCTTGTAAATCATTATTCATTACTAAGTAATCATAAGCATGTACATCATCTACTATGACTTGCTCTTTGTGAAGGTGTTTTAGTTCCATTTTTTAAGTTTTATTTAATAGTTCGTTTTTTATTTTTAATAACTTCGGCAGCAAACACTATTTAGTGACGAAGTATAGTTTTTCTAGAATAATCCATAGAGGTGATATTTAAGTTTTATTTCCTCACCTCGTTTTATATCTCTAATTGTTAAAAGATGTAGTGTTTCTTCTACAACTATTAACTGCACATTAGGATCTTCACTATGATTAATGAATCCACCTAATGGAGTTCTTATATAATTGTGCTCATAATTTTCATTACGCACATGAGTTATTCCTAAGTCAATACCTTTAAGAAGTTTTTTTCTAGCAAACACACCTAACCCATGTATTGAAGATTTTCTTATTGTAAGACTTTCTGGTAATGGTTTATACATCTTTTATTATTTTAATCATCTATAATATTGCTACTTCAACCCATCCTTTTTCTGAATAACTTATTTCTGCAACATAGCCATCATCTTTGAGTTCTTGTTCTAATTCTAATGCAGCTTCCCACAATTCTGGTTCAGGAATTTCATCATGTTCATTGTCATGACATATAGCACCTTGGCACTCGTAAAATTCATGTTCTTGATTCCACTCAAATCTCCAGTTGTCAATTGTTTTGTATTTTTCCATTTTATTTTTCTATTGATAATGTTATGTTATTCCACTTTCCTCCTTTTAATGATTGATCAACTAAAAAGTCTATTCTTTTAGTCCATCTTTTATTCATTCTGTCTTGTACTGTCCATAGCCCATCCATTGAACCTGCTCCTTGAACACAAACAACAGTTCCAAAAGTATACCCTAGAGGTTCTAAATCTCTGGACACAGCAATCCATCTATGACCTCCAGGATTATCTTTATCTATAACTTTGTTAGACGCTGTTATAAATGGTGTATCATCTGTTTGTCCAGGAACAGCATGATAAATTGTTGCTGTCACTGAAACTTTAAGTGTAAACAGTATTAGTATTAACGTTTTCATATTTCCATTTTATTTAAGATTAATGCTTCTATTTCTTCTATAGTCTCATAATGTAGAATACCAATGATATCTTGATCTCCACATAATATTATATGTGACTCAAACTCTGCAGGTGCTCCTGGGTAACCACTACCATCAGATGATACGTAAGTTATTTCTGATTCACCTGGACTGTAATAACCAGTAACAGTAAGTGCTACTTCTAAGTATTTTATATCTATACTAATTTTCATAATTATTTATCTTTAATTTCTACATACTTTCCTTCAACCTTATCAATGCTATAAACATCAAGATATCTATAAAGAGTTCGCTCAGTTATTTCTAACTTTTTAGCAGCATTAGCTTTATGTCCATCACATCTGTTCATAGCTTTGATAATAAGTATTATGTGTGCTTCTCTAATCGTCATTCATCAACTCTTCTAGCTCATCTATTGCCTCTTCTACAAAAACACTGTCCATATCATCTACATAGATAGTTACTGGTTTTTTAGATTTTGCACTGTCTTCAAAGTTGTACCTAATAAATTCTACCAAAGCATCACTTAAATCGCTATCATAGTAATTGACATTTTCATTTACGTGAATGTTATTAATGTCACTTGTAGCTATATACACTGAATAGCCATCAGCTGTTGATTCTTCGTAAATGTAATAAGCGTGACTATTTGCCCACTCATCTGATATTGTAAACTTAAAATGTTTCTGTACTGCTTCTAGATTTTTCATGTTTTTTATTTTATTAGTTGTGTTATAATTAGTGACATTCCTATAATTGCTATCACTATTAGTACTATAAATTTACAGATTTCTTCTGTCTTTTGTTTACGTGCTTCAGACTCTTTTAGAGCCTTAACGTAATCTATTTTAAAATCTTTGTTCTTTTTTTTCATATCAATATCCTATTTGTTCTAGAGCTTCATCTTTAGCTTCCACTGTGTAAATGGTGTTAGCAATGTTGCACATGAATAACACTCCATATAGGAATGCAACTTTTCTAAATCTGTAAAACTCTACTGGTGTTAGTTTAATCTTTCTCATTTTGTATTTATTAATGGTTTAACTTATTTATTACTTCTATCCACTTATCACCTTGAGCAACTACTTGCTCATTATTAATGTCAAAGACATACCATCTATCAAAGACTTTAACCTTTGCTAATTGTACATCTATTTTTCTACTCTTCAATCTAAATCTTCCTTTGTTAGGTATAGTAACCCAACGCTTCTTATCATTCATTCTTTACTCTCTTTCAGAGCATCTTCAAGTCTTTGAAGTCTAAGTTTCTTTTCTTCTTGCCATTCCTCATAGCATTGTTGACATGTATGTACCTCATCACAGGTACAAGTTAGCTCAGGAGATATCTTATAGAGCTCCCAAGCAAATTGTGCATCTTCAAAAAACATAACCTAAACTATTTCTTTGACTTCAAATTCTTTTCCTTCTGAGTTGAATCTCTGAGAAAGGGCTTGCTTCATTATATAAGCTTGTCCACGATTAGTGAAAATACCCCATTTAGTATTATCAGATCCTTGGACGTAATGTGTATATTCAAACATAATCTTATTAGTACAATGCTCTTCAGCTTTAGAGCTCCCTAACTTAATATAAGCATAGAGAGAAAGTTATTAGGAGATAGTATAAGAATAGCATGTTAATGCTATATATATATTATAGGTGATGATTTGTATCACCGTGATAAATGTGGCAAATAGTATGGAGTGTGTACACTACCTCTCTTACATTCACACAAAACATATAGTTTTTGTTGTATAAGTAAGGCCCACACCTAAAGAAAGGCATCTTTCCCACCCTATATATAAAGAAGAGAGGTGTTACGCTCTCCTCTTTAAGGGTTTTGCTTAGAAAGCAAAGAGTTCATCAGACTCCAACGGTGCTGCGTACTCAACAACTTTCACGTCCTTAGCTTTAATCTCAATCACATTCTCTTCACCATCTGGCATTTGGATTTGCGCAACTGGCACAAACAACTGCTCCCCAGTTTCCTCATCAAACATTTGCTCACCGTTAGCATCACGCTGAAAAGCTTTTGACTCAAAGATGTCAAAAGACATTAAGTTACCAATGTTAATCGACTTGTCACGCACACCTGCACTAACTTCCTTGGAACAAGTAACATTTGCTTCCAGTCCTTTTTCATTAACAAGAGTAACGTAAACACGCTTAGTTCCTTTTAAGTTCTTCTTGATGAACTTAATAGAACCGTTAGGTCCGATTGTTTCTGCAACATTTCCAATTACTACTCTTTCTACTGTGGTACGTGTACCAAACTTGATTAATTCACTACTCATAATCTTAGGTATTTAAATTTTTCGCATGTTCTATCAAAGGGGGGATACCCCCACCACGCTTTTTTTATGTGGGGTTTCAATAGGAAGGGGTCTCCTGTCGCACACATAAGGTGGGTGGGGCGTTTTTTAAAAAAAGTTTTTTGAAAATTTGGTAGTTAACCAAAAAATGTCATACCTTTGGTGGGTGGGTGGGTTATTAATAAACCTCTTATTTAGGTTCTTAGTAACTACTATATTATGAATGCTTATACATAATATAGCTTTTATAGAAAGATAATTAGGATAAGTCAATTATATTTTTTATATATTTGCATATAGTATAAAGACAATACAACTAAATAATGGAAGCACATAAATCAAAAGTAGTACAAAAGCTAGGAAAAGAGTATGATGACAAGTATAATCTTGCTCAAAAGTACTATGCATTACTATCAGCTTTAAACAATTTGAAACTTACAGAAAGAGAGTTACAACTTGTATCTTATACAGCAATCAAGGGTACAATTACTTATGCTAACGCACGTGCAGAGTTTTGTGAAATGTACAACACTACAACAGCCACTATAAACAACATAGTGAGTAAGCTAAAAAGAATGGGCATATTTATAAAAAAAGATGGAAAGATTAAAGTAAACCCTGTAATAGTTTTAGACTTTGATAAAAACATAACTCTACTGATAAAACTAAATCATGAAGAAGATAGACAAAACACGGACATCCTTGAGGCAACACATAATCAAGAAGATGGCAATAGGGATGGTGATCTCAGAGAAAGTAATTGATAGAGTGATAACACATCAGTTCAATTCCGCTGAAGACGCCACTAGAGATAAGAACAGTATCGAAATATCAGGGTTTGGAAAATTTGTTTTTAATCTAGCAAAAGCAAATAAAAAAATCGAAAAGCTTGAGATTGTTAAAGAGTCGTATATACGAATGCTAGCCGAAAACACATTGCCAGAAAAGAAACTGGATGTGATCAAGAGTAAACTAAGTAATCTAAATTTAACATTAAGTTCTATAAAACCAAAAGTACAAGATGAAACTTAACATATCACAAATTTACGAAGGGTGGAAAAACAATTTACTTCCTGCTTCAGACATGAAAGAAGAGATTGAAAGAATAAGTAAGGAAAGGTTAGATATATGTAAAAGTTGTCCTAATCATTCTAGTAATCATAAAACAGTGAGGCCAGATGAACATTGTGTTAGTTGCGGATGTACTTTGTCAGCTAAAACAAAATGCTTATCTTGCGAATGTCCTATTTTTAAATGGGTAGCTGTATTATCAGATGAACAACAAGATGTAATAGAAGATAAAAAGCTATGAGTAAAAAAGACAAAATGACAATGCGTAAGGTTTCTCTCATATCATTAATAGATTTACTAAAACAAATCTATGATGAAGGAGCTGATTACATAGACATAGAAGGAGAGCAAACTGACGGTGAAGAAGATATGTTAAAGATTACAGTTAGACCTGAATACTTTACAGAAATCGAAAGTAATGAAGATGATCCAGATTATGTTGTAACAGAAATGGATTATGAGGAAGAGATCAACCCTATAAAAGAGGATGATGATATAAACGATTTAATATAAACCAATGTACATAAAGCAAATTATAGAAACCATAAACTTACTAAAGGTGAATCACCCTAAGATTAGTATAGGAAAACATATTGCTACAGCTCTTGATGGAGAAAATATATGGAGCTTAACAGATAAAGAATTTGCTTCATTACTTGATGATTATCAATCTCAATTAGATGCAGTGGAAGTGTTCGATGAAAACTTTGACGTAGATAAAATAATTGAAGATAGTATGGATTTGACTATAGATGGTCCAGATGAGCTGTACTAATAACAATGATCTAGTCTTTATATATTGGGAAGACGGATGGAATCAAGAAGAAAATGGCAGTAAAACAAACTACATACATAAATGCAGAATTAGACTGGGCTGAAGGACAATTAGTCCAATGGAAAGCTTATGTTGATGCAAACCCATTACCTACTCTTAAGGATAGAATAGAATTTAAACAAACCGCAAACGGTGGTAGCATTCCTATGGTTGTAGCTTCTATTGAAGCACAAGGTAAGTTTATTCAAGACACAATGAAAAACTATTTAGCCCTACTAGGTCAAGTTGATTCGTTACGTGAAAAAGAAGAAAAGAAAAAAGTAGAAACTAGAGGTGGAGCAACATTAGGTAGTATGGCTGAAGACTTTCTAAAACAAAGAGATTAAGTATGAAACTTCATAATATTCAACATAGTGAATGGTTCATTAATCAAAAACGTATTCCAGATAAAGACTCAGTAGACCATAAAGCTTTCTTTGATCTTCAAAAAGAGCTATGTATGAATGGGTGCATGATGAATGGGGTGTATATAAATCCATTTTTGTACTGGCACTTAAATGTTTGGCACACAGAAGTAGATACTATAGATGACTATGGTAGAATTAATCAGAAGTATGCAAACCCATTACTTAGAGATAACGAATGGCTTGTAACTAATGAGATAGATAGAGCACATAAAGAAAAGAAAGGACTGGTAATACTAGGAATCAGACGTTTTGCAAAGTCTGTTATAGAAGCTAGTTACATTGGACATGGTGCAACCTTTGATGAGAATTCACAAAACATTATAGCAGGTTTGAATGCGCCTGATATAAAACTAATTACAGATAAGATAGATAAAGGATTAAACTTTCTTCCTAAAGAGTGGAGATGGCAGAGAGTAGAAGATAACTGGAAAAATCAAGTTACACTAGGTATAAAAACTAAAGGTGGAACAAGAATTCCATTCTCACAAATCCTTATACGTAACTTAGACGGAGGTAATAACGAAGAAGCTATTGCAGGTACAAAACCTAGAAGACTTATTATCGATGAGATAGGTAAGGGTAGTTTTCTACGTGGACTACAAGCTGCAATTCCAGGATTCACAACACCTTTTGGTTGGGGATGTTCACCTATATTAACAGGTACAGGTGGTGACATGAAAATGTTTATGGATGCAAAAAGTTTAATGTTTGACGTAGATAATTTTAATTTTCTTACGTACAACAATGCAAAAGATGATAAGCGTATTCACGGTTTGTTCATCTCTAATAAGTATAGAATGGAAGCCAAGGAAGAATCTTCTCTTGGTAAGTTTTTAGAAAAAGAAAAAACTTCTCCACTACATGAGGTACCTATGATGGTATCGAATCAAGAGTTAGCTGACAAGGTGACTAATGATAACTTAGAAAGATTAAAAAAAGCTGGTGATAGAGTTGCCTTCTTAAAAGAAAAGATGTACTACCCTCAAGAGGTAGATGACATATTCTTAAATGAGGATACAAACATCTTTGACATAGAAGCTGCTAAGAGGCAGAAGTATAGAATTAATGAACAAGAAAGAACAGGAGTGCCGGTAATATTGTACGATGATGGAGAAGGTGTAAAGCATGATTTTACTGATAAGTTACCAATAACTAATTTTCCATTAAAACAAACAGATCTAAAGGATGCACCTGTTGTTATATATGAATTTCCTATAGAAAATCCTCCATATGGTTTATATGTTGCAGGTATTGACCCTTATAGACAAGGTAAATCAGCATATAGTACATCGTTAGGTTCTATATACATATATAAACGTATGCATGCCATAGCTGGTGAGAAGTACCAAGATATGTTTGTTGCAAGCTATTGTGCTCGTCCTGAAAAGAAAGAAACATGGGATGAACAAGCTAGGTTGCTAATTAAGTATTTTAATGCAAGAGCCTTGTGTGAAAATGATGAAATATCTTTTATTGACTATATGATTAGTAAAGGAGATGCTCATTATTTAGAAAGACAACCGGAATGGTTAAAAGAAATAGTACCAAACACTACGGTTAGGCGTGATTATGGTATACATAGATCTTCAGAAAAAGTAAGGGACTTCCTGCACGGATGTCTTAAGAAATATACGGAAGATGTTATACATACTGAACTTGATGATGAAGGGGAAGTAATCTCATCAGTAAAAGGTATGTCTAAAATATTAGATCCTGTATTACTAGAAGAGATGATACAATATAATGAGACTGGTAACTTTGATAGAATTATTGCAGCTGAGTTAGCAATAGGATTAGCAATGAAACTAGATCCAATGATAGGTAGGGTTGGGGCAAAGGAAGATGAGAGAATAACCTCACTTTACAAAACAAATAAAAAAAATATTCTTTTTACCGAGTCACGAGGGCTTTTTGGAAGGAAAAAAAATAAACTTTTTTCATAATGGCAATTATAAGATATACAAAAGATGCATCTATAAGGTATGCGTACCTTAACATCTTTCCTGATCAGTTTAAAACTGAAAAACAAAAAAAAGATGATAGTTGGGTTAAAAACACTATGGATTACTTTGCAAATCAATCATATGCAATGTATGTTAGAAATAGAGACACCTTTGTAAAGAACTATGATTTAATGAAAGGTGTTCTCCGTAGAGAAGACTTTTATCAAGAACCAGAAGTAAGAAGTTTCACTGATCAACTTACTACAGATATAGATTTACCAGCATACGTTAAAATGTATTCTATAGTAACTACACCTGTTAACGAATTAGTCGGAGAGATATCTAAACGTCCAGACTCATTTAGAGTTAAGGCTTTTGATGATGATAGTCAAGCAGAAGAGTTACAATTTAAAACAGACACATTACAGAAATATGTAATAACTAAAGTAAAAGAACAAGTAGTGGCAAAAGCTGCTATGGCTGGTGAAGAAATATCAGAAGAAGATATTGAAAAGATAACCTTTGAACAAGTTAAGGATCAATTAGATAGTTATACATCTGTTGCAGAAAAATGGGCTAATCATGTATTAACTGCTCAAAAAGCAGATTTTAACATTAAAGAAAAGTCAGAAGAAGCATTTAGAGATCTTCTTATATCTGCAAGACAGTTCTATCATATCTATGAAGACAATTCTAGATTAGGATATAACATTGAGGTTTGTAACCCTAAGAACACTTGGTTCTTAACTACTCCTGATAAGAAATATATATCTGACCCTACAGGAAGAAAACAGGGAGCTTATGCTGCTGGTACTGTACAAGTTATGGAACTTTCAGAAATAATTGAAGCTATTCCAGAATTAACAAAAGAAGAAATAGATCACTTAAGAACTTCACTACAGGATTACGGATTAATAAATGCTAGAGAATCTAATTTAGATAATCCTGGTGTAACTCCAGGTAATGATTCTATTACATACGACACGTATGATCCATTGGTTTTACAAACACGTATGATTATTGAATCAGAAATGAAAGAGAACGATGATGGTTTAAGAGACTTTCTTGGATTAACGAACAATGTATCTTCTTTTGGATATAAGTATGTTGTAATAAGGTCTTATTGGGTTTCTAAAAAGAAGATAGGTAAGTTAATATATATAGATGAGTTAGGTAACGAACAGTCTGTGCTAGTAGATGAAGACTATAAGTCAGGAACAATGCCTACACAACAGTCATTAGAGTGGGGTTGGATTAATCAATGGTATCAAGGAATTAAAATTGGTCCAGACATCTATCATGTTAGACCTTATAAGCTTTTAGATTACTGCCCAATCATTGGTACAGTTTATGAGCAAAAGAACACAGAGGCAAAATCATTAGTAGATTTAATGAAACCTTTCCAAACTATATATAATGTTTGTATGAATCAATTATACAAATTATTAGAGAAGGAAGTTGGTAAGGTACAATTAATGTCACTAAGACATATCCCAGTTCCTAAAGACGGAGATGCACAAGATGCTATTGACATCTGGGAAATGGAAGCACGTAATAGAGGAGTGGTATTTGTAGATGATAGTCCAGAGAATTTAAAAGCTCCAAGTTCATTTAATCAATTTAGTTCATTAGATCTTACACGTACACAAGAAATACAATCACGATATACCTTAGCTCAGCAAATGAAGATTGAATGTTGGGAACTTATAGGTATGTCTAAACAGCGTATGGGTACTGTAGCTGCATCAGAAACAGCCACAGGTACAAATACAGCAATGCAACAAAGCTACTCTCAAACAGAGCCTCTATTTGTTGCACATGAATATGTTCAAGGGCAGTTATATCAAGCAATTGTAGATGCTGCTTTATATACTGAAAGCCATAAACCACAATCTACATTATCATACATAACTAATGAAGGAGAATCTGCATTTGTACAAGTAAATGGAAGTGACCTATCGTTACGTGACCTTCAGGTATTTTTAACTAATAGACCAGAAGACACTCAAATGTTTAATGAACTTAGACAATTGTCTCAAGCTATTATACAAAATGGTGGTACATTATATGATGTAATTGAATTATATAGTACTAAATCAATGAGAGAAATGAAAAAGACTTTCAAAGATCTTAGAGATAAACAAGAACAGCAACAACAAAAACAGATTCAACTTCAAGAACAACAACAGCAAGCTCAGCAGCAACAAGCTCAAGCAGCCCTAGAACAAGCTGAAAGAATGAAGATGGAAGAACAAGTTAACGAAGATAGACAGAATGATCTGGACAGAGTTAATAAAAAAGAAGTTGCTCTTATTAATGCTATGGCTAAAGGAACAGAAGTTGGGGCAGATATGGATAATTCAGGTGCCCCTGATATTGTAGAACTTTCTAAATTAGAAGCTGAGACTAATAAAGCTAATAAAGAATATAAAGGAAAGATGGCAGAAATTGATAATAGAAATTCTTTAGCACAACAAAAGTTACAATTGGAAAGAGATAAAATAAAATTAGCTCGTGAAAATCAGGCTAATGATCTAGCTGTAGCAAAACAAAACGCAAAAGGTCGAAATAAATAAGTAAATAATTACATTCATTATAGCACGAAAATAGTTAATGCTATATTATCTCGAATATTTATAAAAATACATAAATAAAGTTTTGTAAATCAATATGACTGAATTAACTTTACAGTCATACAAGTAAAAAACCAAGTTTTAATAAAAAAAATAACTACATATGTCTGATAATTTACAGCCACAAGGTAACTTTGGCATCCAAGATACCGTAAATATGGGATCTGGAGATGCACAATTGCTAAATGATTTAATGGCTCCAGAAACTGCAAGTGGCAGTCCTGAGACCGTTGAACCAATAATAAAAGAAACTGAAGATGTTATACCAGCTACACAGGCACCGAAAGGTAAGGATATTATTCCTCCTAAAAGTGTAGATGGAAAAACAGATGAAGAAAAGCAAACAGGGGAATCTCTTATTTCTGATTTTTTAAGTAATGATCCTGATGCAATTGAGGAAGAAGAAGTTGAAATTGATATACCTGAAGTCGAAGAACCTAAAGATGTTCTTGATGAAGTGGTAAACGATGAAGAAGCTGAAGTTGGTTCTGCAAACTTTGAAGCACTATCAAAAGATCTATTTGATCTAGGGGTGTTTAATAAAGAAGAAGGAGAAGAAGTAAGCATTGAAACTCCTGAAGATTTTTTAGCTCGATTTGAATCTGAAAAGAAAAAAGGAGCACAAAGTTTAGTCCAAGACTTTATAGGTCAATTTGGAGAAGATTATCAAAATGCATTTGAGTCCATCTTTGTAAAAGGTGTAGATCCAAAAGAATACTTTGGAGCATATAACCAGATAGTAAATTTCTCTGAAATGGATCTATCCAAAGAAAACAATCAAAAGCAAGTAATGCGTGAAGCACTTCTTGCACAAGGATTTGAAAAAGAAGACATAGGTAAAGAAATAGAGAGATTAGAAAATTACGGTGATCTCGAAACAGTATCTACTAGACATCATAAGGTGCTAGTAAAAAAGGAAGCTGCAAAGCTTGCGAAACTAGAAGCAAAGTCACAACAAGAGTTACAAGCAAAATCTGATATTAAAAATCAGTATGTAACAAATGTACAGGCTATACTTTCTGATAAAGTGAAAAATAAAGAGTTTGATGGTATACCTATTAACTCTAATTTAGCTAACGAACTACAAGACTTCTTAATAACAGATAAGTGGAAAACACCTACTGGAGAAACACTGACTGACTTTGATCGTTCTATTTTAGATTTGAAAAGACCTGAGAACCATGAACAAAAAGTCAAAGTAGGTTTACTCCTTAAGATGTTAGAAAAAGATCCAACCTTATCAAGTATACAAAAAGCAGGCGTGACTAAAAAGTCAAACAAGCTATTTGGAGAAGTTGCGAGACAAGTTACTAAATCAAAAACAGTTGCTTCAACTAAAACAACGAGTAAACAGAAACCAAATTCATGGTTCATATAATAATTATTAATTAATAAAAAACGAATAAAATGGCAATTCAAACAATCCCAGGTTTAACTGGTTTTACTTATGCACGAGTAGCGTCTATGGATGCACGTGCTGTAGGTAAACTTACAGATTCAAACCACTTAGAGTCTTTTCACTCTACTGAGCCTGCAGATTATGATAAAAAGATTATCAGTCTGTATACTCAATCTTCATTGTATAGCAATGATTTCCTAGACATGATCAATAAGAGTACACCTTACTATATTGATACAAACAGTGATTCATGGAAATGGAACATTGCAGTACCTTACAAATTCCCAAAAATTATTGACATTCCTAAATCTACGCAAGATACTATTGCTGCTACAGGTAAAGTAGGAATCGATGGACAAGAGTTCGAATTAATATTGAGTTCTAACGAATTCTCTAAGAATGCGATTATTTCTGTTGGTACACGTCAGTACGGACCACGTTTTTACGTGATCAAAGATCCACAACCATGGAACATGGGATGGATATATAAATTTACACTTGTTAGTGATAACCCAACAGTAGATTTCGTTAATACTACATTTTTAACACAAGGTGTTGAATTAGAATTAGTAGATGCTGCAATTGGAGAATTCGATCAAGATTTATTAGGTCTTCCAAGATTAGGTGAAGAGATCACTATGTTTGAATCATTAGGTTCTGCATATGGATATGAGCACAAAATTACGGAATGGGCTGATGATAAAATGTTAAGAGACTCTTCTGGGAAACCATTAGATATTTTAGTATATGCACCACAACGACGTAATCAACTTCCTTTAAGAAGAGAAGATGTTAAGTGGGAGCCGTTCATTGAATTCTGGATGCGTAAATCTATGTTAGAATTAAAAGTTAAACGTATGATCTGGGCTTCTCCAGGTACAGTTAAGACTAATGGTTCTAAGCAAGAAGTAAAAAGAACTTCTGCTGGTGTATACCACAGAATGAGAAATAACGGAAACTTAGTACAATACAATAGAGGTGAATTCTCTGCAAACTTGATTCGTTCAGTATTTGGAGATTTATTCTACAGAAGAGTGGATGTTAAAGACCGTAGAGTTAAGATGTATACTAATGAGGCTGGATTCGATGTATTCCAACAAGCTCTTAAGAATGATGCACTTAATTCTGGACTTACTTTCATGGCAGATTCTGGAAACAGATATATGCAAGGTGAAGGACAGAATATCACTTATAACTTTGCATTTGACGCAATGGTTACAAGAGAAACAGGTCGTGTTGAATTGATTCACTTAAAAGAACTTGATTTACCACAAACTAATTTAGAATTTGGACAAAACATGAAATCTACTCCAGTATTTATGGTGTTTGATGTTTCTCCACTATCTGATGGTGCAATGGTAAACAATATCCGTGAAGTTCGTATGAAGGGTGCACCTTCTATGACATGGGGTTATATTGATGGTACTCGTTCCCACTTAGGCTTTGCAAAGTCTCAAGGAATGCAGTCTGCTAACAAATTCCCAGGTTATGAATTATGGATGAAAGATCGATGTGATGTATTCATTGAAGATTTATCAAGAACTGTACTTATAGAAGAAATTCCACAGTTCTAGTAACAATATCCGAGAAGTATCCCCTCACCCACACTGTCCCTCCTCAGAGGGGATAACTTTCTCAACAACCAGAGTGCTGAATTAACTTTCTACCTATTGAATTAGAGCACTCTACAAATAGTAATAAACCAAATAAATTAATTAAACTACATTATGGGTAAATTAGGAAAAATCTCTACGATTAAAAGAGAGTATAATGGTAATCAATTACAAACACTTCAAAGTGGCTTATCATCTCAAGGTATGACAAGAATTCCTGGAACAGGAGTTTTTAAATATCCTTATAAAGAATTAGATGGAAAATACAGAACAGGACTAGATCCTGATGCTGGTTATATTAAACGCATAGCAGATCCAACTGAAAGAGAACTTGAAATCGAAAGAGTTACTGCTCTTAGAGACAGGTTACAATCATCATTGGGTGATATAGATTTAGGACCAAGAGCTAAGTTCTGGAATTACGGACTGTCTCAAGGAACTAATGATGATCTACATGTAAAATCTGTAAAACTTTTAGATGGTGATAATTTTTATGACTTAAGTGTTCCTATTCAAGAAATTTGTTTTGCTTGGCTGAGAGTACATCCAACTATTGCATCTTCATACGGTGCATGGCAAAGAGGAGAATTTCCAGCTGATACACAGTTTTATGTTGTAAATGATGAAATTGAAAATCAACTTGTTTATAAAAAGAAACAGTCTATCAACAAAGCAATTGTTAAGTTTGATGGAATGAGTCCAGAGAAGAAAAGAAAAGTCGGAAGGCTATTAGGACTTCCTGTAACAAACGAATCTAAAGAAGAAGTGGTTTACAATTTAGTAGACAACATGTTAAAAGAAACCGAAATGAAAGGTGGAACATTCCAAGGATTAAATCCTATAGAAGTATTTAACAGATTTGCTGACATGAAAGAAAATTTACTCCATATAAAAGATTTAATTAAACAAGCTATAACACACTCTATATATAGAATCAAACCAAGCGGTAAGGTTTATGAAGGAGAGTACGAAGTAGCAATGGACGAAGAAGAATTAGTAAAATATATGATTGACGAAGATAATCAAGATGACTTACTAGTACTTGAAAAGAAATTGAAATCTAAAAAACTAGCTTCTGTATAAGAAGTTAGTTTTAACAAACATAGTTAAATATGATACCAGTAGATAGTTTATTATATAAAATAGATCAAAAACTAAATAAACTATCAACTAACGAGCACCAACAGATTGCATTAGAAGACAAAATCTTAAGCTTGAATGAAGCTCAGATTAAGTTGATAAAACAAAAAGTTGATGGTTTTAGTGTCCCTAACCGATTAGGTTATGATGCTTTTAAAAAAAGGTATGAGGATTTACAGAATCTAGTTATAGATTTTACAAATCAACCACTTACGTTAGAGGAATCTAACAAAGAATTAAATCAATGGGATGCAGATCTTACTCTCCTAACACCTAAATACATGTTTTATGTAGATAGCTATGTGTTAGCAGACAAAGGTAGATGCAAAAATCGAAAGATATGGATTAATAAAGATCTAAGTAAACATGGAGATCTATCTATTTTACTTAACAATGATCATTATAAACCAAGTTTTGAATATCAGGAAACCTTAAATGGCATATCCTCTAATTCAATAAGCATTTACACGGATGGAACTTTTACTCCCACAACTATACAAGTAATGTACATGAGATATCCTGTCTATATAAATAAGGCAGGATACATTATGTTAGATGGAACACCATCGACAGATGTAAATTGCGAACTAGAACTATACTTAGAAGATGAAATTGTAGATTTAACAGTTCAGAATCTAGCTATGTATACAGAGAATGCTGCTGCGGTTCAAAGTGCACAATTCAGAATTCAAACAAATGAATAATTATAACCCTAAAAAAAAGAATAAATTATGAGTACATTCGCATTAACCACGTTATTCGTGGTGCCAGTAGGTCAGACAACTCTGCCTAGCACTGGTTCGACTCAAGACCTTACAAAAGGTCAAGTAGGATTTTTCAATAGCTCCTATGCTACAGTAAACGCTGGAACAATAGCTGCTTCTCCGTATTTCTACGTAGCACAAGGTAGAGAAAACACCTATTTACAAGGATCAAAAAGATCTGACAAAATTAAAGGATGCCCAACAGCTGGTGCTTCTTGCAACTCTAACGTTACAGAATGGTACAAAGCTTCTGGTTGTGATACTGCTGCTAACCAAATTACTGACGTTACAGACTTTAAAGTACAATGTGGTGAAATAGTAACATTAACACTACGTGCTTTTTCTAGTTATATTAATACTTTATACTTCAACGGATTTACACGTTCAGTAACCGTACAAGCTCCATGTTGTGAATGTGGAGGTGATGTATGTACTGATGTTGACACTAACGCATTAATCAACTCTTTAATTGCTAAGTTAAACCAAAGCGCTCCTGGAGATAATCCAGATAACGTATCTTTTAAAAGTTTCTTTACTTTTGAAAATGTTGGTGGAACAATACTAAGAATCCACGGTAAACCATTAACTAAATATGGACAACCATGTGACGTTGCTGCATTCCCATTTGAATATGATAGAATGTACTTCAACACATTTATATATGATGGACCAGCTACTACTGCTGATTTTATTGTTGCTGATTCTTGTAACATTGTTGCAACCTCTACCATAACTCAGACTTCTACATATCCTTCAGGACTTTCTGCTGAATGGAAACAAGCAGAAATTAATTACTATAGCTACCAAGCTGGGTATTTAAAATCTCTATATAGAATGGGTGGATACAACGAGAACTTTGAGTCTTATGTGACTGAAGGAACTGTATATGATAGCTACTATATTCGTTTTAATGAATATGATAAAGGAGCATACCAATGGGGTGACTATATCCATCAAGATTCTATCGTGATGATTGCTGTCCCAAATGAAGCGTCAGTTGCTGGTATTGCTACTGCTGTAGAGGCTGTCTTAGTTGGAGCTTTAGGGCCTGTTGTTGATAACAATGAGTGTATCACAACTACAACTACTACAACTGCTGCTTAATAAAAAAGTATATATAATACAATACTAACCTATAATACCAGAGGTGTGAGGATAATACTCAATCCTCTGGTATTTTTTTTAAATAAATTTATGGCAGCTAATTTTCAGTTAGATCTTATTGTTCCTCCAAGTTATAGTGTAAATCTACTTGCTGTTACAGATGCATCTGTCTATCCAGACAGCCCTCCTGTAGTATCAGCACCTAGTATTGAGATTCAAATTCCTGGATTTGGAACAAAGATAATCCCTTTTATACCTTTAGATACAAACATTTTTGCGTCAGATACCTTAGGCATTACTGAAGCTGGATGTAAACAACCTATTCCAGATGGAATTTACCATTTGAAATATTCGGTTGCACCTTCATATTTAAACTATGTTGAGAAAACAATTATGCGCATAGACAAACTTCAAGAGAAATTTGACAATGCATTTTTAAAACTTAACATGATGGAGTGTGCTAGTGAAATAAAAACACAGTCAAGTGTTACATTAAATACAATTAATTTCTTTATTCAAGGCTCTGTAGCAGCTGCTAACAATTGTGCTGAAAAGGAATCAACAACATTATATAATCAAGCTAGTAACATGCTTGATACATTTATAAAATCAAACTGTGGTTGTACAGGTAACAACTACACAATAAACTTTCATTAATTATGGCGCAATGTGCAGGATGTGGAGCTCAGGTGGGATGTGGTTGTAGACTAAGTAACGGTCTATGCAGCACCTGTCAGCCCAAAGTAAATAAAAAGTAAAGTAAAAAAGTAAGACATATGTTATCACCAAGACTAACGAATTGTAAAGAATGTGCAAACATTCCTGATTTACTTAGAAAAATAGATTGTAAATTAGCAGAGCTAGGAAACAACTTATACAACAATGTTGTATTTATGTTGAACAGACCTATTGCTGTTAGTCAGATTTCAGAACTGTTAGTATACAAACGTGTACTAACTTTTCGTTATTGTGATACACATTATGCATCAGGATGTCCGGAGGTAAGTACAGAAGATATTGCAAGCAAGGTTATTCGTCTTACTGCTGGTTGTGTTTCATTATGTAATGAACCTACAGTGTGTGAGATTACAACATGTGCTATAATTCCTTGTCCTAATCCAACAACAACAACTACAAGTACCTCTAGTACCAGCACTACTACAACCACTAGCACCACAGCAACACCAACCACCACCACTACTACAACGATAACCCCAGATTGTAGAATAGAAGGATGCTTTGATATTATAGCTTTATCTACTACAACTACTTCAACATCTTCAACATCTTCGACTACTACTACTAGTACAACTGTTGTACCGTTTGATTGTGCAGAGCCATTTAACTTAAGTTCTCCTGAAGCCTTTCCTAATGCTATCACTGGAAATGGAACTAAAGTATTGAGTAATGGAGTTTTGCTAACTACATCGTATACTCCAAATACGTTTAACCAACCTCCTATCTATGTAGCTGGCGTCCCAGGCACAACAGAAGTATGTAATGGAGCATATGTAACTTCTCAGTCTGGTGGACAAGGAACATTGTCAATGCGTGGAGGTTCAACTGTTGTAATGGACTTTAATCCTCCAATAAATGCTATAGCGCTTGTCACTCAGGGTTATGGTTCTAGTAAAGATCCATCAGCGCAAGAGACTGTGGTTATAACATCTACTGATGTAATTGTTGCTACTGAATTAACAGCATGTGGTGACTATGCAACAACACAAATAAGTCAAAATGAAATTAATTTAACTGGATCACAAGCTCTTTATCCAAACTATTCTGCAGGAGTTACAGCAATTTCACCAATTAGTGGAGGTATAAGTCAATTACAAATTACAATTAACCCACCTGCTGATGCATTAGCTGGTATTGGTTTTGATTTTTATGTATGTCCTGGCAGTAGTCCAATAACTACGACAACAACTAGCACGTCTAGTACAACTACTACTACAACAAGTAGTTCAACTAGTACAACTACTAGTACGACTACAATTGTACCAACAACAACTACAACTACAACAATTGCTGCATGTGTGGATTGTATTCCTAGTGATGTAACAATTGGAACACAAACCTGGAGTAAGTGTAATTTAAATGTTGATACATATTTAAATGGTGATCCAATTCCAGAAGTAACAGACCCAAGTGCTTGGGTAGGATTAACTACAGGAGCTTGGTGTTACCATAGCAATGATTCTGCAAATGAACCAACTTATGGAAAATTATATAATTGGTTTGCTGTTAATGATCCAAGAGGGTTAGCTCCTGCAGGTTATCATATTCCAACTAATGATGAACTAATTACATTAATTAATTATATTGACCCAGCTTCATCAGGAGGTGCAACTGTACCAAATAATGCAGGAGGTCCATTAAAAGAAGTACAATTCTGTCATTGGGATGCACCTAATACTGCAGCAACAAATAGTTCAGGTTTCACAGGTCTTCCAGGAGGTTTTCGTGAGCCTCTCTCTGGGGTGTTTGGTGGTATTAATGAGGGTGGTACATGGTGGAGTAGTACAGACGAGATAGTAGGGCCTGATGCTTTTGCTTTTAGTTTATACAATAATCAGACTTGGGCGTATAGAAATGACTGGAATCAAAATCACGGTTATTCAGTTCGTCTAATAAAAGATACAGGAACTACAACAACCACCACTTTAGCACCAACAACCACTACAACTAGTACATCTAGTACATCAACTACAACTAGTACAACAACTGTTGCTCCTACTACAACTAGTACAACAACTGTTGCTCCTACTACCACTACTACAACTACAGTGGTGGCACCAACAACAACTACAACCACAACGGTAACACCTACTACAACTACAACAACAACTATTACACCACTAGTTGGATGTCTAGAGTTTGACTATTTAAGTCTTATAGTTAGTAGCGATTGGATTCTAGATCCACCTACTGACTCTCTATTTGCTCGAGCAGATTATTTTACAGGACCAACTACAAACACAACAAGTTATACCAACTGGTCTCAAGTTCCAAATACCAACTATGATGTAGTATTTAATATAGGAGGAGTAGACTATACAGCAGTGTATCAATTTATCAATGTTGGAACTGGAGGAGTTACTGTTCCTTATGGTAAATTTAGTGTTAACAGTGTCAACTTCTCAGCTATGTCTACATTCCAATTTTCAAAGATAGATGCAAATGGTAATGACTTATCATCAATACTTTCTACCTTTGATCATACAACTGGAGATGGTTATAAAGTTACTGCATATGGAGATTGTACAACACCAACAACAACAACTACAACCACTGTAGCTCCAACAACAACAACTACAACCACCTTACCTGTTTTCCTTTGTACAGATCCACTACTAACAGTATCTTTACCTGATGGAATTGTAGGAGATCCACTGAATGGAAGTGTTGTATATGATGGACTCAATCTAGCTATAACTGGTTACACTTATGGTGGGGGTAATACAACTGTATATATTGCTGGAACAGTTGCTTATACGCTTGCATTTATTGTTCCTTCAGGATATAGTAACTCAGGATCTGCTACTGGTTGCGCTGTTGCAGCAACTGGTACAACACCAACAACTACAACTACAACAACTGTTGCTCCTACTACTACAACTACAACCACTAGTGCAAAAAGCTACGATATTAATTGGCAAGTTGATGGAGGAGGAAATGGATTTAAAGAAGCAGAATTACAATTATTTAAAAATGGAGCGAGTGTAGTAACTCAAGTTATTACTAATGGCACGCCTTCGGTACAAGGATTGTTTTCAAGTTCTAACGGTGATGTTATTAATGCTAAACTTACTACTAAGAACTTAACAAGTGAAGAGACTCAAGTGCAGAATAGTTTTTCATTGATAGGAGCAGGAGGTGGAGGTCTGCAAGAATTAGATACAGGTATACTACAACCACCTGCTGGTGGAGTCACAAATTCACTTGCGACTAGTTTTAGTACTGGATATACTCAACCTGGTGTTACTAATGGTCCTTTATTATTATTTAAAGTAAATCAAGAACAAATAGCATCATCTGAAATTACTATGTCGCTTACTAATAACGGTGCTAATTTTAACTTTGAAATAGAAGATAATGATCAGCCAGGTGATCCTGTAGTATTGAGTATACCAACAACTGGTCCACTTTGGAATGGTAATTATTATTATGACTTCTTAGTTGGTAGAGAATATACAGTTACATTTCCATATTCAAACAACGAAGTTGGAGGTGTATCTACTGAACTAGTTATAAGCGGTGGTGGAATGACACCATTTAGCGATCAGGTGGATAATCCTTCTGGTTCAGTAAACACTATAACCCATACATTTACAGTATTAAATGCTACATCAATAGTAATTGAAGCATTTGAATATTAATAACAAATAAAATAAAAAAATTATGTCAACACAAAATTGCTCAAATTGTTATAACGGATGCACTGAAATTACTTCAGACAGATGTGTTAAATATACAGGAGTAGATGTTCCTATTTTAGGAATACAGACTGGGGACTCTCTATCTTTTGTAGAGCAGGCTATTATAACTTTCTTAAGTTCTACAATTGATGGAACAGGAGTATTTCCTATAATACAACCAACTGATATATGTCCAATCGTAGAAGCTAACTTGCCAGTATGTGATCCGCTTTCTTTAAACAATTATCTTACAGGTATAGTTCAAACTATCTGTAACTTAAATGAACAAATACAACTTATAGAAGAAAGTGAACCAACCAGTGCATATGAGGTAGGATGTGTGTCAGGAGTAACAGATAACACTTCTACTCAAGATGTTTTACAACAAACTATAGTAAAGTTATGTGAAGTTGAGCAATCACTAAATACTTTCATTACAGATGTTACTACTAACTATGTAAGAATCGTTGATATAAATACATATATAGATAACTATTTTAACACTAACCCTACACAACAATTAATAAATAATAGAATGGTTCCATTCTCTGCTCAACCTTATTTTGGAGACTTGTCTCCATTTAGTCAGTCAGGAGCTGGTATAGGCGTTTGGGATAGAATCTTTTTATGTAATGGGCAAAATGGAACACCTGATCTTAGAGGAAGAGTACCAGTTGGTACTACTAGTGGAATGGGAGGAGCTTCGTTAGATTCTGCAGTTGACCCTAATGTAGCTGGAAACCCAACATATAATCTTAATACTCCTGTTGGAACTAACAGTGTTACATTAGGTATTACACAAATACCTTCACATACACATACAATTACCATTGGACCATCAACGCCTACAATAACCCCTACAGGAAAGGCAGCAGGACCTTACGTTGGTAATAATATTGGTGGAGGATTTAAAGGTGGGGATAATGACTTTAAAATGAGATCGTTTGTAGCAGATCCCCTTCCACCGCATTCACATTCTGCTACAATAAATCCGACAGGTGGAGGATTATCACATGATAATTTTCAACCTGGCCTTGGATCATATTATATAATTTACATACCTTAAAATAAAAACAAAATGGCATACTTACCTGTAAATCCTTGTTGCACAGATGTAGTTTCAAACACTCCTTGTGGATGTTCAAGCACTACAAGCAATAATCCTTGTGCAACTGGGGTACATTATTCAAAGTCTATTACATACAATGGACCTGTATTACCTTGTTCAAATGTGCAACCTTGTGATGATTTAAACATTGCTTTGTCTAAAATTGACGCAATTATTTGTACATTGGTAAACCAACAAGCAATCAATACATCTGAAATTGCTACTATAAAGCAGCAAGTAATAAGTATAAATCAAACATTAACAACTTGTTGTGACTCATAATGGAAGCAATCTTAACACTAAATACAGCAGGAAATAATACTGGATCTTTTAATCTGTTTTCAGACGTAGATGGATTTAGTGTTGCTTTTCAAACAAATGTAACTAAAACCCAGTTATTGAATGGGTATACAGCTGTGATGCCTGATTACACTACTATAGTAAAAGTAGCATCAGGTTCAGTTTGTAAAAATAGTATTGAGATAACACTAGAACAAACAACCACAACAACCACCACAATAACACCGTAGGACAATGACAATACTTATAACATTAACTTTAGCAGGCATAGATACAGGTCCATTTGATCTATATTCTGATGCAGATAATTATCAAAATGCATTTGAGACTAATGTTTCCAGACAAGATCTATTGAATGGTTACACTTCTAATAATGCCCCTGTTGGAACTACTACTGTTAGGTTAGATAGTACAAATCAGACTTGCGGTTCAGTGGATATATATTCTTGTGTTAGACCAAATTGTGATTTTACAGGAGAGATAATTTGTGATATTACAACAACTACAACCAGTACATCTTCATCTTCAACTACAACTACTACTACTACATCAAGTGGACCTGGACCAATTACTTCACTATGTCTTTGGTCAACTCTTAACGAAGGAACCTCCGGAGAACTAGGAGTATATAATATAGACACCAATGTAGTAACTACAGTATTAGTTCCTAATGACTTTTTAGTAACCCAAGGTGTAACTAGACCTATATGTAGTACACAAAATAAACTTTGGTTAGCTAGTGAAACAGACCTTACCCAGAACAACTTTATAATTAGAGAATATGATGTAACTTTTACATCAGGTAATGTAGGTTTATCTTTTACAAGAGACATTACTGTTAGCACACAAGGTATCCTATCATACCCTGGTTATTCTAGAGTTGGTTCTGAATGTACGGCACTAACTGCTATTAATGATACAAGTATAATAATAGTTTTTGGTGGACCAACTGCTACTGTTATTTCACCAGATGTATGGGGTTTTACTATTGATATAAGTCAAACAGGTAATATTGCTAAAAATCTAACATCTAGTATTGGAAGAACTGTTAAACCTGTAATAAATACCTATGGTAAGGTTGTTTCAAACCCTAGACTACTATATCTTAATAACGGTGATGTTATTACTAGTATGAGGATGGATGGCGAAGTTGATGGTCCTTATAATGGGAATTATCTACAACAATACAACATTTCAAATAATGATCGTATAACTGGAACTATGAAGTTGCAGGATTTAGGCATTCCAGAATTTACCGTTAATTACACTTCTGAGAAATATATAGATATATTCTCAATAAATAGTAAATTATATGCTCTTCAACCAGAATTAAATAGAGTATATGAAATATCACAAACTCCTGACTACCAACAACAATCATCAAATCTTGTAGGTACAAATGTAAAAAGTTTATCTACAACTAGTGGTTGTGCAGATATTACCCTTTATGCAGAACCAGAATGTGAATCTACTACAATACCTAATATGTACGACCAAGCAGGAGATGTGTACATAGGTCCAGTACCGTTTACGTATGCAGGTGTGACTGTTATGGCTAGTAGTACACTTGCTGCTGGATCTAACGGAATTGTTGGTACTGGTGGAGGGGTGACACTATATAAGTTGTGCGCTTATACTGGACTAGTTATAGCCTATGACTTTGTTGTTCAAGGGTCCGTATTTGAAATTATACTAACGTTTGCTCAACCTGTAAATAATATTCCAATAACAGCTGCAGTACTAAATACCGTATTAACTGAAGAAGGTGAATTTAGTAATGGAGACATTTATCAAGTAGATACAAATACAGAAACTCCAACTCTTTCAATATCGACAGGTTATGGAGTTAAGGTTATTGGTAACCAGTTTGGAGGAATAGATTATTATAATAATGACAATAATGGAGAGTTTATTGTAACTTGTGAAACTGACTATACTATATTAACTTTATCAGGACAAGCTCCTACTGGTGGACCAGTTGGATTAGGATGTACTGTACCACCTCTAAATTGTAATAGAATATTTAGTGAACCTAGTCAAGGAAGAGACTGTGTTCCTGGAGTGTGTGCTCCTCAAAACAACTGGCCATCTTCAGGTCCTGAATATAAAAAGCTCTACTCACACAATGTTGCAACAGGAGTTTTAGAAGAAATACCATACCCAGCAGCAAGCGCTTTCACGACTCCTAACAGTGATGTTAGTGAAACTTATTTAATAAATCAACTACTGTTAACAAATGCAGAAAGTCTTACAACAAGTTTTAGATTTGCAAGATATAGATATAATGAGTCATCAACTGGGGTACCTCAAAACCTTGATTGGGACGGCATAGTTTATGAAATAGATAAAAATGATTTACCTGGTGTATTTAGTAATTTTATATATGGACTAAGTGCAATTAATGATGATGTAATAAGTCTTAATTACCAACGCACTACTGCAGGTGGTGGTGGTCACATGGTGGTTGAAGCACAATTTGTACCAGGATCTACAACATTAGCAATAACTGAAAAATTTACAATACCTGAGCCATTTAATGGAGGTAGTGAGAGTGTAGTAACTCTTAACGAAGATGGAACACCAAATAAATTTATAGCTTTACGATCAAACGAACCTGTGATAATTTCACAATTTGATTATGCTACAGGTAATTTTGAAGGTGATGTTGAATTATCTGCTCCAGGAAACCCTGAAAACTATAGAACTGGAGGAGACATGTGTGTAATTGGTGACTTCTTATATATTTCTATAAAAGATTTACCTAATAATAACACTGACTTATGGAAGGTTAGTTTCGATACACTAGAATGGAGCATTGCAGAGTCTGATGATAGTTATAATGGTGGAAGTTCAGGAAGTAAACCAAGCTGTAGAATAAGTAATGGATTTACATCATTTGATCCACCGCCATCTACTACAACTACTAGTACAACAACAGGGCTGCCAGCAGGAGTAAAAACAATATGGACTACATTTTCAGCCTACACATCCCCAATATAAATAAGCTATGGAAGGAAAAATAACAAAAGAAGTATCAAAAAAGATTAAGGAATTAGCTATTCAATATCCTCAAGCAGTTTCTATTGGTTTGGGTAAAAAAATAACTAATGGAGTTGATACTGGAGAATTTGCTATAGTTATATCTATACCAAAAAAGAAGAAACTTTCTGAACTTACATCTTCTGAAATAATAGTTGATAATGTAACTATAGAAAATGAAGGAGTGGTAAAAGTAGATATTATAGAAGAAACTATTATACAACATTTAGGATGTGACGCATTTTGTGGTAACACAGCAGCAGGTTCAAATAATGCAGCTAATAGAGCAACCAATCAACTGATGCAAGGAGGTATTTCCTTCTCTAGCAGAAATAATACAAAAACTGTAGGAACATTAGGAGGAATGGTAAAACATGTAGAAACTGGTACAACCGTAGGTTTAACTAATAATCATGTATCAATAAATGATGCTTTTTACACTTCAGATAGAGACATAAATAATCAATACTTAAATGATGCATTTCCAGTTAATCGTGTGTATCAAAATGGAGAAAATGGTCCTAACACTCCTGTTAGTAATAATATGGGAGTTAGTCTAAGGTATGTACCTATTCATAAAAAAAGTACAGGTATATGGAATCAAGTAGATGCAGCTATCTGTTCTATAGTTGAATCTAGATTTAATATAAATACTGCTTGGAATCAAATAGGGTTAGAATCTATATTAGGTAGTACTGCTCCACCTTTTGCTAGTACAGCTGAATTAGATTTATTATTAACTATCAATCCTCGTGTATATAGTTCTGGAAGAACAACTGGACCAAAAGGATTAATGCCTGAATGTCCTATGACAATATCAGCAGTTGATGCACTTGTTACCAGTATAGGATACCAAATGCAGAATCCTACACAAGCAAACTTAGCAGATGCTCAGAATAGTCCTTATTATGTAGTCTGTCAATTTGATAGAGCTATTAAGTTTGTAAAACCAAATAACGATACACCTGACAGTACAGTTCCAGGATGTATAAATCCTATATTTAGTGGAGATTCTGGATCTTTTCTTTTAGCAGAATTAAATGGGACTATTAAAATAATAGGACTTTGTTATGCAGGAAGTTCAAATAGTCAAGGTCAAGTAACCACAGGAATCGCCTGTAGGATAGATGATGTAGTACAACAATTAGGAATAGCTGCATATGATCCAGATGATGTATTAGCTGGAAGATTAGCTGACCCTGACAGTATAATATATATTACAGAACCAGGAACAAGTGATGATAAAATAAGATCTTGTAATTCCAAAACATACTGGCAAGCAGGTTTTACAGATACATTAGAAAATCAATGCGTATAATAAATTAAGATATGTTAATACAAATAAATATAACAATTCCTCCAACTGGCAGTGCTGGACCATTTGATTTATTTTCAGATGCAAATGCATACAGTTCTCCATTTCAAACACAAGTTCCAGCTACTGCTTTAGAAAATGGCTATGTGGTAACACTTCCTATAGGTGCAACTATTATTAGAGTGTGTTCTGTTGGTACGTGTGAAAACTGTATTGACTTACCAACTAATTGTCCAACTACAACTACAACATCTACTAGTTCAACAACAACAACTACAAGTACAAGTAGTACAACTACAACAACTACCACTGCACCTCCGCCATATGAATTTAACTTTGAGTTATATACACAAACTCCAGGTTATATAGGAACTGTAAATTTAGTAATAAATGTAGATGGTTCTCCTGTAACAAATACAACAATAACTAGTGGGGCTGATTTTGCATCTGGAACTATCAATGTACTAGAAGGTCAAGTTGTAACCGCAACTATTACTAACTCTAATGTAGGAACTTGGGATCTACGAAATATAGTTAGCAAAGACGGTAGCGCTTATCAACCTGAAGATGCTTGTGATGATTGTAATCAATTAATTACACCACTTTTTTCTTCATATACAATGGAGCCATTTAATACACTTTTTCAATTTGGAGGAAATATAATTGTTCCAACAACAACTACAACAACAAGTACAAGCACAAGTACAAGTACAAGTACAACAAGTACGACAAGTACAACTACTACTATAGCGTGTTGTTTAAACGGTCCAGTTGCAGTAATTGTTCCACTTACTACCACCACTACAACTTCCTCAGGAGGCTTTCTTGAGCCAGCTCAGATTTCATCACAAGGTGCAAACAGTAGCGGTGCAGCATGTGGTTTAAATATAAATACTAATATATGGGCAAGAACTGAAATTACAGGAGTAATTTCGCCAGGTGATTCCTTGTGGAATAATCCAACTGGAACTAGTCCTTATGTTGGAAATGATAACTTTAGACGTTTAAAACTAACAGAAAGCATAAGTGCTCAATCCGAAAAAGGAGTATATCTACCTGAAGGAGATAATGTGATCCAATCACCTTTCTCAATATGTTCATAATCATTTAAAAAATAATAAAATGGCACAACCACCACTAAAATTTCCTGTAAAAGTAACTCTCGTAAGCGCTTGTTCAAGCTCAGGACCTTGTGACATATATGGAAACTCAGATAATTTTACAGTACCTCTTGTTCAAAATGTATTGATATCTACACTTACTAGTCCTATTGGATATGTTTTTGTAGGAGGCGTTCCTTCTGGAACTACTATTTTAAGAATTCAAAATACAGGAACTTGTACAAACTATGTAGATGTGCCAATAACATTTTAATAATTATGACAGAATCAATACAAATACAATCAAATAACATTGGTATAGATGCAGGTCCATTTAATATATTTTCCCAAGTAAATGGATTTACAGAAGCATTTGAAACTGATATAACACCTGTGCAATTACTTATCGGATTTATTTCTTATAATGCACCTGTTGGAACTACGACTATACGAGTGGTATCAACTAGTGAGGATTGTAATGATTATGTAGAGGAGACAGTAGACGATGTTCCACTCTGTCAAGATAAGGTAGTGGTATTTCAAGTTTGTAACTCAAACGCTTTAGTAGATGATAATTTTGATGTTTTTCTAAATGGAGTTTTAATTGGAAACTTAGACTTGCAACAACCTGCTCAAGTTGGTTCAGTTTTCATAGGCAGTACTTCTACTTTAACTATAGGAACTTCAGATTTCACATGTCCTTTAAACTTAATGCAGGAGTTCTTTTTTGACCCTGCTCTTATATCTACTACTAATGTTATAGATATGGTAAATACCCAAAATAATGGAAACGGTAATGCAGGAACATTTGAAATAAGAAACTATGAATTAACCGGCACTGTGTTATCAAATGCTTGTATTGTAAAAAATGCTAATTTTGAAGGAGTTAGTGGTGATAGTTTTCAATTCGATTGGAACTATACTCAATGTTGTCCAGACCCCACATAAAAAAGTTCTCTTTTGTTGGTTTTAGAGAACTTCTCCTAGGGACTACATGTCCTTAGGAGTTTTTATTTATAACGAGATTAGTTATAAAGAATAAGTGTCTCTAGTAAATTTATTTGTAATATCCAAAATAAATTCCATATCTTTACCATATTTAACTAAAACCACATACTATGTCGTACTCTGAAGATTTACTCGTCCAGTTAAAATCAATGTTAGCTTGGAAGAAGAGTAAAAAGTTTTATGCTGAGAAGTTGCAAATTACAGAAGATGAAGTGAATGATTTGCTAAAAGATATTAAAAAGGAAAATAAAGATCCTTTAGAAGAATTTACAAAAGAGTCAAGTAAGTTTGAAGAATTAGAATTTGTAAGGAAGGTAAACAAAGAAAAGGGTACAGTAGAAAGTACTGTTACTTTAGACTTTGAACCAAAAAGTGAAATAGATTTAGCTGCATTGCACAAAATAGATCTATCTAAATATATAATTACTAATTACTGGTCTAAACTACTCCCTAGTGGAAAGTTTACATCTTCTGTGTTTTCTAAAAGAAAACAACCTAAAGATTATACACCAGAAGACTTTAAACAGTTTTTAGAAAACTATAAGTCAAACTACATTCCAACTCCTACACCAGAAAGAAACGATCACAAAGATCTTGTAGATATTGAGTTATCTCTTTCAGATTTTCATTTAGCAAAACGATATGTAGATGGAGATAATGATCCTGGAACTAGAGCTGTTAGATTTATTAACGTAGCTCAAAAGCTAATAGACAAAGTTAAATCAGTATATGATATAAATAGAGTGGTCTTCCCTATATCAAATGATTTTTTCCATACCGATAATTATCAAAATCAAACAACAAATGGAACACCTCAAGATGTCATATTAGATTATGCCACTGAGTATGAATTAGGATTTTCTATTCTTGTAGACACCATTAAGATGTTAAAGTCAAACTCTTTGGATGTTCAAGTGATATTGGTTCAAGGTAATCATGATAGAACTAAATCATTTTATTTAGCACATGCGCTAGATGTATACTTTCAAGATGAACCAAATGTATTCTTTGATAGAGAAGAAGGTTTAGTAAAAGCAACCGTAATAGGTAATACATTCATTGGTTTTCATCACGGTAATTGTAAAATAGAGGCACTACCTTTATTATTTGCAACACACCCAAAGTATAGTAAATGGTTTGGAGATTCTACATATAGAGAAGTTCACACTGGTGATAAACATCACTATATGGCTAAAGAAATCAAAGGAGTGAGAATACAGCAAATGCCTAGTTTATCTGGAACAGATAGGTGGCATAAAGATAATAATTTTGTACATAGTGTACGAGCTGCTCTAGCTTTAGTCTATGACTTTAAAGTAGGAAAGGTAGCTGAATTTGAAGAAAGAATATAAACATGGCAACAAAATACGGAAAACCTACCCCAGGTAAAAATGTAAAAGCTCCTAAGGTTCGTCCTTATAATATGAAAAATAATTATATGAGAGAGGCTGATCAATTAGGAGGTATACTAGGTAACAGAACACGCAAAACACCATAAGATGGCAACACTAAGAAAATTAGTTTCAGATGTGCGATCTATGCACAAGATATTATCAACAGACGCACTTATCACAGATCGAGCAATTGCTTCTGAGGTTAAGAATAATGCCCAATTGTTAATTAAGAGAGAAACTAATTTAAGAAAACTATGGGCTAGTGATACATTATTTACTACCATCCCATGTTTAGAAATGAAAGAAGTACCTATTTCAGAGTGCTGCGAGTATGCAGATGAATGTAATGTTTCAAGAACAGTATTTAAATTACCCAGAATATCTGAAGGTAATTATCAATACATAATTCAAGGAGTATATTCTGTAGATGCTATGGGAGGTAGAGGTACTAAGTTAAAAGAAATAACTATTAACAGATTTATAAATTTGTTAAAGTTACCCATAGTAAAGAATGATTATTATTTTTGGATATCTAATGGATATTTATATGTTAATAATCCTTTACTAAAAGCTATAAGATTAGCTGCATTTTTTGAAGAAGATGTACCTAATGAAATCATGTACCCAGAATGTGGGTGTGGAACTCCTGAATATACAGATGAGGAATATTGTAAGAATCCTTTAGATAAAGAATATGCATTACCTGGTTATTTAGAACAGCAAGCATTGTCACTAACCTCTCAAAAACTTCTAGCTACATATTTTCAAATTAAAACAGACATGAGTAATGAGGGAATAGATGGTCAGTCACCAAACGCCCAACCTACTCAATAATAAATTATATATGTCAAGAGTAGCAGTTGATTGGAGAAGTGCTAGTAAGAAAAGTTATGAGGATTTTTGTAAAAAGAACCCTCTAATATCTCTGAATTTTGATGAGTGGAAAAATATTCTTTATTCATTTAATGAATCATTTAAACACTATATCTTAGAAACAGGAGAAAGGGAAAAACTCCCTACTGGTTTTGGAGAGTTTTCTATAAATAAAAAGAAAAGAAAAAGAAGTAAAGATATTGATGGTAAAGAGTTTGTAAACTTACCTATTGATTGGGTAAAAACTAAAGAGAAAGGTAAACGTATCTATAACTTTAACTATCATACAGAGGGTTATTTCTTTGGATGGATGTGGTTTAAACAAACTGCAAGATTTAGAAACTCAGACCTTTGGTACTTTAAACCTTCTAGAAGAACATCTAGAGACCTGTCTCATTACTTAAAGACAGATTCTAAATATCAACACACTTACAATGAATGGAAAAAATAAGTTATGTCATACTACTATAAATACGATTTTGTATCCCCTGAACCTCTATACGCAACAGTAAAAGAAGAACTTAAAAGTTACTTTGATACTGGAGCTGTAGATGATTTATTATTTCCTACTTACTTAGACAAATGTCTTAGAAAGATGGGTAGGACAACTTATCAAATTACCACTGAAGTTTTACTTATAGATGACTATCAATCAAGACTTCCAGATAATTTTCATGCAGTTAGAGAAGCGTGGATGTGTGCAGTTATACCAGGAAACCCTTATCCTGCAGCATCTTCATTTTATTCACAAGCTGCCAATGCTACCACCATTCAAGTTGCTCCATTAACTATTGGAGGTTCACCCTGTAATAGACCTGATTGTCAACATCCTAGTTGTGACGGAACTTGTATGCCAGAGGTTGTGCAAGCTGTTTATAAAACAAATGCTGAGATACCTAGATCTTATAGACGAACATACTTACTTCAACCAGGTAATATATCTGCAAGAAAAAACTGTAACTTATCATATACTAGTTCTTTTGATCAGTATAATCAATTAGCTGTAGCAGGTGCTAACTTTACTCCTGGTGCTTCTTCTTACGATTCTTTTGACATTAGAGATAATAAGTTTATAACAAATTTTAGAAATGGTGTAATACACTTAGTCTTTTATTCAACAGATTATGATAAAATAGGAAATCAATTAATTCCTGACAATTATCGTGTTCGAGAATATATTGAATCTTTTATTAAGTTTAAAGTTTTTGAGACTTTAACTAATCAAACAGTAGATGAAACATTTAATCAACTACAAACTAAGTTAGTTTACCATAAACAAGTAATGGATGAAGCTTGGATAATGGCTGAAACAGAACTTAAAAAACAAACAGTATATCAGAAACAAAGAGCAATTGTTACTGACTTAAATCGTTTTAATCAATATGAACTTCCTGACTCAAGATCTCAAGTATCTGGTAGATACACTAACAGGTACGGAAGACGTAATGGAAATAGTTAATACACATGGCTACTAAAAAAGAAATTGAAGACGATAAGAAGAAGAAGGCAGCTTCTAAGGCAAAAACTGATAAAGCTCAACAAGGTCAAGTAAGACTAGAGTTTAATCAGGCAATGTCTGGCTTAAATATGGATAGCACAATTAACCAAGTAGCGACAGGTAGTCTTACTTATGCGTTAAATGCAACTGTAGAAAACTTTGACTCTAGTTCTGTTAATTATCAAAATGAACCTGGTAACGAACCTTGTTTTAGTTTTCCTGATGGTTATGAACTTATTGGAAAACATACTATTCCTGAAAAAGACAAAGACATATTCTTTTTAACTAACCCCACTACTGGAGGTAGTGAAATTGGATTCATGTTTAATAATGATTGTCAATATAAAACGCTAATCAATGCTCCATGTTTAAACTTTAATGTAGATCATCCTATACCAAAAGTCGTACATAGAATAACAAACTGTACTACAGAAATATATTGGACCGATGGATTTAATGCTAGAAGATATTTGGATATAGAAAACATTCCTTATATACTTGCACCAGGAACAACTCCTACTTGTGATCCTGTAGAAACAGATCAACTAGACTGTAATCAACTTAAGATACAACCTGACTTTCCAATACCATTTTTAAATGTAGATGAGGTGACTAATGTAGGATCATTAGTTGCTGGAACCTACCAATTTGCTATACAGTATTCTGATGCAGTAGGTAATGATTTAACGTCATACTACTCAATAACCAACCCATGTCCAATAGCTGATGCACTTATAACAACAGTAAATTTTAACTATCCAGTAGGAAAATCTATAGTTGTAAAAATATCTAACTTAGATATCTCAGGACAATTTAATTACTTTAATTTAGCAGTAATTAAAACTATAAATAATATTTCCTCTGTTGAATTAGTAGGGACATATAACATTACAGACGTTAGTGAAGAAATAACATATACAGGTGCAGATCAAACAGCCAAAAGATTATCTATGTCTGATATATTTGAGAAATATCCGTATTATGACATAGCACAAGATATAACATCTGTACAAGATATTCTAGTATGGGATAATTTAACTTCTATAGATAGGATAAATTATCAGCAGATAGCTAGTAACATAACTTTGAAGTGGGAATCTTATAGGATACCTCCTGGTGAAAATTATTCTGATGAGAATAATGCTACTAATTTACGTGGATACATGCGTGATGAAGTTTATGCATTTGAGATAGTGTTCCTTCTTAAGAATGGAAAACAAACTGATTCTTTTCACATTCCAGGACCTCCTAACCTTAATATAAATCCTGATGTACCTGACACAAATGATGACTTTATTGGTGATCCAGATTATGTTGAGAATGGTATAGGGTATAGCTCATATTGGAAGATATATAACAACGCTATTAATTTAGGAGCTTCTCCAACTGCTACAAGTGCTGACGATTACAAAGGACCATGGGAATATGGAGAATTTGCATATTGGGAATCAACAGAAAAATACCCTTGTAATACAGATGTATGGGGAGACTTAGCTGATCAACCAATCAGACATCATAAATTTCCAGATGTATTGGTTAGTCCTATTATAGAAAATAGCACAATCACTTATGATGGTAATAACATTGTTCCTACAATGCAGGATGATGCAGTTTTTCCTATTGGAGTAAAAATTAACAATAGTCAAATCTCAGGTCTGATACTAACCTCTGATCTAACACAAGACCAAAAAGATGATATTGTAGGGTTTAAGATTGTTAGAGGAGATCGTAGTACTAACAGGTCAGTAATAGCTAAGGGTATACTCAGAAACATGGGCAAGTATTCAAGAAATGATCAAGAGTACTATTACCCTAATTATCCCTATAATCAAGTTTCTGGAGAAGACTCTTTTCTTCAAGAAAACAATAATGCATGGAATTATAAATCTAAAGCATGGCTCGTATATATGCCAGATCAAGAAACAACAAGTTTATTTGATTGGGGTTCTCTTAATTTTGGTAGTGTAGATATAGATGTTAATGTTGAAGAAGGTGTATTTACATATACAAGTATTGTTAATGGTAGAAATACACAAGCTAAGATTCTACCTAATTGTATTATAGAAGTATGTTCTCTTACACGACCTGTAGCACTTAGGGGTCTTATGACTGTAGGTCCTGCAGATTTTGATGCATGGCGTGGATTTCATGGGCAAAAAGTGTTTGCTGCAGGATATGCAATTAAATCAGAAAATCCTTTTAATAACTTTAATTTTGATGGTACAGTAGCTTCTAGACGATGGTTGGATTATCAAGGTTCATTAACTTCAGGAGGTGGTGATACGTGTACTGTTCTTACCAATGTGGATTATGATTATGATTATGATAATTTATATGGACAGGTTACTGAAAGTGGAGATGGTCATATATGGAAACCTCAAGTTTCAGGAGCTAATTCTGGCTTATCAATTCCAAGAATAAATTTAAATGGTATTATTCCTGGTCCTTGTTTTGAAAGTGATGACATTTCTACTGAAGAAATAGAAGATGACGCATTAATAACATATCCTCCAGGTACATTTGATCCAGCTAACGAATGTCCAGAAGGACAAAGTGCAGCTTGTCAAGAATGTATAAAAACAGAAAATCCAGATAACATAACTCCTTGGCCACAAGCTGCTTTTGGGCAGCCTACAAATCCCCTTCCTCAACTTAGTAACGGTGTCCCATCACAATCTTTTCCGCTTCCAACAAATCAAACAAATACATTTACTCCAGCAGTTGATGTAAATCAAATGGACGGATCTATAAATGGGACAACTTCAAGATGGAGTAGAAGATCATGTTTAGCATGTGATAGAGATATACCTATTAAACCATTAGAGGGAGCAGAATATGATTCAGTAAAAGATATTTTAGAAAAACAAATATTTAATTCTCCTGACACGTCTTTTGGACAACCTTTCTTAGGTAGTGTATTAAAACTAGAGAGTGTAATGTTTGGGGCAGGTAAAGGTCATTTTGTAGAAGTTAAAGATAATGCCAAATACAAACTTTTATCTAAAGAAGCTCAAGAAGATGCACTTAGGAGTTCAGAAAGAATAGCTAGCATAGGTTCTGGTGGATTTAATGCTGGTATAATGTTTACAGTTTATCAGTCCTATCTTACTATATATATAAATGGAATAACAAGAAAGAACTATGGAATGTCTTTCAATTCACGAGCAAACTATGACTACTCTTACCCTATTGATAATAATGTTAAAGGTGGCATCAAACAGAGAGAAATAGAACTTACAAGATATTTAATACCAGGAGTACAATCATTTAATAATAATGATTTGCCTATAAATAACTGGAATAGAGAATCATCTGTATATATAAAAACAAAAATTAATGATGACATATTAGCTTTTCCTCTTCCACAAGATACGCCTAGTTTAACATCACCTGATGGTACATCTAGCATGGTTGAGTTCTCTAGATTTAACATAAGTGAAATTGGAGCATGTGATGCACCAGAGAAAGAAAAGGACATGAAGGTGGTTTCATATTATGCTTCTATGAAAAACATTTTACCTAATCAATGGGGACAAATAAATTCATTCAAAAGAATTGATACTGGATATCAAAAAGGCATAGCTTCCTCAGGAGAGGATATTATATTTGGTGGAGATGTTTATATATCTAGATTTACATTTAAAACTAAACTACCATTTTTTATAGACAATAGAGTAAATGCGCCTGATGATTCCGATATATTCTTTGATGAAATAGGCAACATTGCATATCCTAAATATTGGCACTCTGCTAGATCTATATTAAACGCTTATAGAGTTGAGGCTAATGATTCAAACATGCTTAACCTTATATCTACTAAAGCACATAATTTAGATTGTCCAAGTGATCCTTCATTAATTACTGCACCATCAACTACTGCTCAACCTGTATCTACTTTTGCAGGGACATACAGATCATTCTATGATGGATTTATGTATTTATTTGCATACGGTGTACCAAACTTTTATTGTGAAAGTGTATACAATACAGACTTAAGGCAAGCTTTTAATACTAAAGAAGGTGACTTTTGGCCCCATGTAAGCAGTAGTATTCCAGATGATTGGGTACAAGAAACAAACGTGCCTATTGCTCAAGATAATACTTATTACTATAATGTAACATTCTCTAAACAAAATAAAGAGAATGTATTTACTCAACTCCCTCCAGATTGGGAAAATGATTTATGTTTTACATACTTTCCGTTTAGAGCTATTTATTCAGATACACAAGGAGACAGTCCTGACAATAGAGTAAATAACTGGTTAGTGTATAGAGCTATTTCTTATCACGACTTTCCACAAAACTATGGTAATCTTACATCATTAGATGGTGTACAAGATAAGGCTATCTTGGCAAGATTTGAGAACAAGGCATTGCTGTATAATAATTTATTAACTATTGATACAAGTAATCCTCAAGCAGCTTATGTAGGTAACTCTAGACTTTTTGATGGGTCACCCCCATTAGATTTTGCTGAAACAGACTTAGGTTACGTAGGGTCACAACATAAGTTTCTACTTAAGGTCCCTTATGGTCAAATTACTGCAGACGCTAAGAGGGGACAAATCTTTTTATTAAATGGAAATAAACCTGTTGACATGACAGCTTATGGGTCAGGGGTGAATAGATTTATGACAAGTAGTTTACCTTTTGAAATTTTAGAATACTTTCCAGAAGTAAATGTAGACAATAATTTTACAGGATTTGGATTACACGGTGTGTACGATAGTAAGTTTGACAGAGTGATTATTACAAAAATTGATTATATTCCTACAGACAGTTCGGTATTCTACGATAAAGATGATAAAAACTTTTATATACCAATAGAGGGTTATACTGATACTTCTGGTAATCAAACTATCAAACAAGAAGTATTCTTAAACGATAGAAAGTATTTCTGTAATAAGTCATGGACTATGTCATTTGATTTTAATACAAAAAGCTGGATATCGTTTCATAGTTATTTACCAAACTTTTATATAGGAGAAAATAACTTTTACTATTCAGGGATTAACGGATGCTGTACAAACTTTACTGCTATTCTTGATAATCCAAGTAGAAGTAAAATAGATACAGAGTCTCCTAATTTAGAGATGATAGTTGGAGAACTTGATGGCGTTGTTAAAATTACTACAACAACCACCACTACAGGTCTTCCTTTATTTACCACTACTACTACAACAGCATATGTTCCTGATTGTGAGTTTGATATAAATGTAGTAAGTAAGTTAGATTGTCAAATGGAAGGAGTGGGTTACATTACTGTACCAACCCCTACTACTACAACAATATGTGCTAGACCTGATAGTTTAGTTATTTCTAATTTTACAGAAGGTTATCAAATTACAGGACAAGCTTCTCCAGTTTTAGGTACACTCTCTGCACAGAAAGCTTGCGCAGTGGGTAGTTTTGTAAGAGTAGCAAATCCTCTAGAAACAGTAGATATAAATTTCCAATATCAATATGAATTTCCAAAACCAGTTACAGTGGGTCAGATTTTATATTTTGGAGGTGGTAGTGATTGCACATTTGTACCAGATGGCTGGTACACTAGTAGTGAAGATGGTTGGAATAAAGCCTACTATGTTGAAAATTCAAGATTAGAAGAAATAATACCATGTGATTGTAATACACTTACCACAACAACCACTCTTTATGATGGGGAATTAACAGAATGCTGTGGTATTATATACAATGATGTAAATGGTAATGTAAAACTTTCAAACATAGCATCGTCTCACTCTGTAGATTCAGATAATTTTCACACTATAGTTATCCCAGGATACACTACTGGTAAGTTAGCTGTTGGCCCAACTGCTCTATACGGAGTTTCACCAGGTATCAGTACATCATTTAAGAAATGGACAATTACAACAAGCCCATGGACTGTAGTAGCAGATTCAGATTTAGTAATAGCTGATAATGCATTTGGTACAACTGCTGGAGTGGTAGTTAAAGATGACAGTGCAATTATTGCAATAGATACAGCTCAAGGATTTATAGTAGAAATAGATACAACAAGTGGAATTCCATCACAGAAAATTCTAGTGGGAGGTGGTTATACATACACTACAAATCTATTATATACTACTAAAGGTAAACTAATAACAATAGGAGAAGATGGTGGAGGAGTGTTCCATTACTTCCAATGGGATTATGATAACGAAACAGTAACCCCAGAAATTGATATAACAATCACTGCACCTGAATTTGGTAGTGAGGTTGTAGCAATATATGAATGTGATTGTGACATTACGATAATTACAAAAGAAGCTAATCAATATAATGTATTTAGCGTATCACCAATATCTCCTTATGGTGTTATATTTTCAGGAAATATAACAGATGATAATCGAAGCATTTGGAACTCTTTTGATGCTACTAACGTAACTCAAATGCAATCATGCGTTAATCCAATTGGAGGACAAGAGTTTACAACAACTACAAGTACCACAGAAAGCCCAAGTACTACTACTACTACATCAATATACCCTTGTTATAAATGGGAGATAACAGGCCCTGTAGGAATTATTATTACTGACTGTAATGGGCTACCTGAAGTACTAAGTGTTCCTAGTGGAGTGACACAACAATTTTGTACAAACGTTAATACTGGAGGACCTGCTGGAGCAACCTTTATAGGAAACTGTGATATATAACTATGGCAACTAAAATAATAAACTTAAAAATAACAAGCTCTAGTCCTCAAGTAGGACCTTTTGAGATTACGGATGACTTATCAAATGTCCTAGGAACCGATGTGTCTTTAAGTAGCCTTATTGTGGGCATAAGCTATAGGGTAGATGTTTCAGTTTCAGTGATTACTTTAACCTCTTCAGGTGATTGTAATTTTGTAAAAGAATTTTCAGTTAGAGATTCAGTACCTAGTATAGAATATATAACAGCTACATATACTCAAATTAAAACAGGATGTGTATGGACACACTTAAGAAACGATACTTTATATAATTATTACTATGGAGATATAGCTCCTTACATAATCGAGTATCCTTTTTCATATAAGTATCATGATCAAATATTACAGAATATAAAAGACTATAGTAAAGTGTATGTATATCTTCCATCTACATTAGGGTCATTTGATTCTAATAGCAAGGTGCAAGTAGATGATAAATATTTTAATAAAGCTATTCTATATAACGATCAACAATCTACAGGAGTAATAGAACTTGTTCCTAAACCAATGAATGATTTAAGTTCATATTTAAATTATCCTATACTTAATTCTAATAGTAAAACTATTACTTTTGCAAAGACAGATAGTTTCTATCAATATAACACTTTCTGGGCACTACAAAAAAATGATAAGATTCCTTTATTTAAAACATCTTGTGAATCTGGCTCAATAGATAAAGTAGTTAATCAAGATAATATGAACTATGGTGACTTATCATTTAAGAAGTCACAACTAAGAGCTAAAGATTTAAAGGTGAGACACATACTAGACAACTCTTCTATAACACATATAGTAAGTCAATTTATTGTAGCACCAGCACAAATATCATATAAGTAATGGCAAAAGGTTTATCAGCAGCAAAAGCTAAAAAGATACTACAAGATGGTTACGTAAAAGGTAAGCCTCTCACAGCAAAGCAAAAGAAATACTTTGGAGCTATTGCTAGTGGTGGTACGCCCTTGAAAGCAATGAATGGTAATTGGCTAGATAAGTTTGCTATGGGAGGAAGTCTTCCAGGTGCATCAGGTATGATGTATTCACGTAACTCTGGTTCTTCTACAATGTCTCCTCCTAACCTTACTAAAGCTCAAGATGGAACAGTAGAATATGGTACACCTGAATATAAAAAAGCATATGAGGAAGGTAGATTTGCTGATGTACCTAATCAACTAGATGAAGTAGTTATAGATAGTGGTGTAGATTATGAGAAATATCCTCTGTATGATAAACTCTCTGTACAAGAGAAAGAGTATTTTAATGACCCAGGAACAATTGGTAGAGGTGTAAGAAGAGCTGCTCAAACAGATAGAGGGTTATCTGAGGATACAAGAGATATGGTGACAGGAATGTTGGTGAAACAACCTTTAGCTGCATTACAAGTTCCTCAATCTTTAATGGTGGAAGGTATAGAAACTTTAAGGGGTAAAGATGCTAACTTTTTAAATGCACTTACATTTGACACACAAAGGTTACCGTCTCAAACAATGGGTTTTGAAACTACAAGTGATATGTCTTGGTATAACCCTAAAGTTATATCAAACTTTGCAATGGATGTTGTATCCGACCCATTGAATCTTGTTGGTGCAGGTATAGTAGATGATGCTTTAAAACTTGGTTTAAGACAAGGATTAACAAATACAGTAGCAAGAAGTCTGGACAGACCAATTATAAATACGCTAGGAAATAAGTATTTACCTAATGCAAATAAAATAAATCCTTGGGCATATCAATACAATCTTCCAAAAAATACCATGTGGAGAGGGTTGGGTCAAGAAGGTATGGAAGATGCTGTTAGTTCTGGTTTATTTAGATCAAAACAAAATGTTCCTGATCAGTTTTTTCCTGGATCAAGTTTAAAACTAAGTAAAAGTTTTGGAACTAATCCATACTTTACACCGAAGTTTAAAACTGCTGCAACTTATGGAGATAATTATTTAGCTGAAGTTCCAAGAGATGTTGCTAATTGGACACAAAGATACAAACGTAGTAACTGGAGTCAGTTTGCAGATAGACCGATACCAACTTTAGAAGGTAGAATACTACAAAAAGATTGGTTAAGAGGATATAAACCAATTGAAATTCCTCAAGCTCCTTCTAGTTTTGTTGAAGCTGCAGCAAACCCTAGTGTTAGACAAAGTCTTAAAGATTTAAATGATAAATTAGGAATAAGTAATACAACTTCAGCACAAATTAGATCTAGTGAGAAGTTCAACAAAAATTGGTTTAACAACCCTGAGACTATTAGAAGAACAGAAGAGATGATAAATCAACCCTCCTCTTTAAGATCTAATATGAGTGAGATTGAGATTCTGCAAGACCTTAATCTTTATGAGACAATGCTTGATAAATCTCGTAATCTAACTCCAGCTCAAAAAGCTGGTATAGAAAGACAAAAGAAAGATTTATATGCTGGATTAGCAAAAAGAAATCTTCAAACAGTACAACAGAAAGGAAGATTTACGGAAGTGTTTGATCCAGATAACATAAGACATCAAGATGTAGGTTTAACTTATGAAAAGAATCCCAACTATTTAGGACTTTACACAGGTAGAACAAACCAAGGAACAGTTAATGTACCACGTACAAAAAAAGCAGGCAAGGATACTGGTTCAACCTTTACACATGAAGACTTGCATGCAGTTACAGCAGGAAGAAAAGGATATACAGATGAAGCTACAGACATATTAAAAGATGCAGTGGGTAAAGATCAAGACTGGTGGCTTAATAAAATAAACACAACAAAAGATCAAAAAACAAGAGAAAAGTTAATTGATAGATTGGAATACCTATCAAGACCTCAAGAGATGCATGCTAGAGTACATGAGCTTAGAAAAGCTTTTAATTTAAAACCTGGTCAAGAGGTTAGTGCTGCAAAGATTGACCAGATAATGATGAAAGGGTTAAAAGGAGACACCCCTGTTGATGAAGACTTTTTTAGACTATTAGGTGACAAAGAGAAGTTTAGAAAGATATTTAACAAGCTTCCAGCATATGTACCAGTAGCTGTAGGACTTGGTGCTGCTTCACAAAACAAAAATGGTGGATGGTTATCTAAGTATGAGAACGGTGGTGTGATAGAAGATAACAGAGGGCAATGGGCACACCCAGGAAAAATAACTAAAATAAACTCCAACAAAATAACAATGAAGGGTGTTAACTACCCTGTACTTGGAGTATCTGATAAAGGAGATACTCAAATGATGTATCCTAATGGAGAATATCAATATGATGGAAACAGCGTTACAGAGTATCCTATGGCTAAAGATGGAAAGTCTTTGGTAGAACTAGATCAATTGACTAACTTTACAAACTACAACACCTCACAACCAGGAGGCTGGTTAAACAAATATAATTAATATGAAAGCTCAAATTTTAAAAATAGCAGGCGTTAAGTCTGAAAAAGAATTCTATAAGAAGTTTCCTACGGAGGAGGCTTTCATGAAGAAATATGCAAAACAATTATCTAAACTTAAGAAAGCTGCAACAGGTGATGTTCTAAATAACAACATTCAGCCAATGAATGGTACTGATCTTTTAGAAAGAAATAAGAAAAATGTTTTGTCTGGTTTGGGAGAATTTAAAGATAGAGCATTTGAACTTGGAGTAGATTCTATGCTTACTCAAGATGAGTTAGAAGAATATGAGTACAAAGCAAAGATAGATGCATTATATAGTCAACAACAAGAAAAGAAAGGCGGTGGATTAATGTCTATGCTTACACCAGAAAATATGGAAAAAGCTAAAGGGCTTTTGGGTGGTTTATCTAAAGGAGGTGGTAATGGTGGTGGAACTGTTGAGGTTGGAGAATTAGAGATGTTGAAAAAAGGTGGTAAAGTAAAGGGGTCAGAAAAAGATATGTTTGAGCCACATATGATGTATGATCCAAAAACTAAAAAAGGTAAGAAAGCTATGACTTACAAAGAGCACTTAGCTCTTAAGAAAAAAGGATGGGGACATGAAGCACCTAAAGCTATGGGAGGTTTTAGTGGTGGAGGCGGTTCAACTGCTACACCTTCTTGGGGACAAGATATAGATATACCAGAAGGGGCTACTAGACAAGGTAGGTATAACTCTGATGGTTCAGCTGCACCTTCAGTTGGAAGTCAGGTTCTTACACAAATTGAGGGTACTCCTATAATTGGTGACATTGCTATGGGTATAGGTAAGATACAGGGACAGAAAGATGCTTTAAAAGATCTTAAACAAATGAAGGAAGTCACTGGTATACAGTACCAAGCTGCCATGACTAAGCCAGAAGAAGTAGAAAGAGAGTACGTCCGTCCTGAAGATGTTCAGAATACAGGAGAAGAATTCTTTCCAATATATGGAGTAGGTACAAATGTACTTGCAAAAAATGGTGCAACCTTATTTAATAATCCAGACTATACTCCTTTAATTAATGTAAATAAAGCAAAGTCATTTATGAATGGCGGCTATTTACCTAAGGCTATGGGAGGCTTTAGTGGTGGTTCTGGAGGTTCTGGTGGCGGAGGAATGACTTCTGGTGGATATGATCAAATTGGTAATATAGCTGGAAACATGGCCTACGGAGACAAAGCTGAAAGAGATGCAGGAAGTAACATAGGTGGAGGAGTTGGAAGAGGTATAGGTATGTTGGTTGGAGGACCAGCAGGAGGAGCTATTGGTGAATTTATTGGTAGTGGTATTGGAGATCTAGTTGATAGAAATGATAGAAGACAACAACTGGAAAGGGATCAAATAGATCGAAATATATCAATGATGACTAACATGAAAATAGGACCTCAAATCCATTCAGGGTATGCATCACACATGAAAGAAGGTGGAAGAGTGCCTGGACCTCAAGTAGTAAAATATATGGGAGGTAACTCTGTAAGTAAATTATTTAAACCGGATCCTAAAATGAACACTCTTAAAGAAGGTGGTTCTGTAGCTGCTAATGGAGATATTAAAACTCTATGGGGAGGTGAGGCTAATGCAGTTTCATATAATCCGTATGCTGGAGGTCAGAGTATATCATTTACTGGTAACTCTCACGATACTAAAGATGCTAAAACTGGTAAAACAGGAATAGGTGTTGCTTACGGACCACAATCTGTTGCTAATAATGAAGCAGTAGTAGAGGTAGAAAATGAACCAGCTCAAATTATGAAGGATGGTGGAAACCAAGAAAGCTTAGTAGTCTTCGGAGATTTAAAAATACCAAAAGGGTATGCACAAGAAATAGGTGATAAAAATGCTGGAGGTCAAAAGTTTAAAAAATATGTTGATAATCTTAATTCTGAAGAATCAAAAATAAATAAACAAATGGGGACTGCTGTAGACGCTGCTGCTGACATTGATAATACTAAGTGGGGAGAATTATTAAGATCCACATCTGATGTTATTGTAAATGGAGGTGACATGAAGCTAAAAGATATCGCAAATAAAAAAAGAGTATTAGCTGATATTCAAAGTGCATTAAATGATACCTTTGAAGAAAATAATATAGACGGTAATCAGTTTATAAGCAAAGGAGTACTTAAAGATGTTAAAGACACAGAGAACTATGCTAAGAATGGTAAGAAAGAAACCTACACTGAATATGCAGAAGATGGTAGAAAGATACCTAAAGCTCAAAAAGGTCTTACTTTAAATGAGTTACCTTTTAAATCAGCTGAAGAAGCAATCGCTGCTGGTTATACTTTAGACGAAGATAAAAACTCAGAAAACTTTGGTAAATATTATATAGAGGAGGAGTCATCAGATACGGAGACAAACACTGAAGTTGATTTTATAAAAGATATTCCTGAAGATCAAAAGTTTGGAGGTTCCGATATAGGAAAAATGGTTAATAAAAAAATAACTGCTGAACAATATAATGATTGGAAAAAAGATAACAAATGGTTTTTTGATAAGAACCCTGATTGGAAAGCTGACACAAAAGAAGATGTAATGTTATTCCAAAGAGAATTTAATAAGATAAATCCTAATAGTATAAAGGTTGATGGATTATTTGGTGATCAAACAATATCAGCTAGATTTAAAAGTGAAGATAGTGAGACACCTAAAACAGAAAGAAGGTACAGAGATGTTGCTGTGGCGGAAGAAGAAGAAGAAGTTGTAACAACAGAAGAAACTACTACTGTTAAATCTAAAATACCGTTTGATGTAAATATGCTTAGACCTTTGTTTTCTGAAGAATTAGAAAATAATCTAGACTACAATCAGATTATACCTGAGTTAAATGCAGCTGCAAACAATCAACTTGAACCTGTATATGCACAGACATTTGATCCTAGGCTAAGAGTACCTTATGACATAAGCTTACAAGATCAAATGAATGAAGTTACTGCAGCTTATAGAGCAGCAAGTCAAAATCCTGCAGCAATGAATAATCCAGCACTGCAAGCTTCTATGGCTGCACCTATGTATTCTGCAATTAATCAAACTAAAGGAGAAGAGTTTAGACAGAACCAAGCTATGAAAGATACTGTATACAGTGGAAACATTGAAGCGATCAATCAGGCCAAAAAAATGAATCTGGGCATTTATGACCAACAGCAACAAAGACAAGCTCAAGCCCTATCTAATACTAAAGCAACACAGCAAGAAATTGTTAAATCTATATCTGATAAGTATCAAGCAAACAAACAACTTAATCAGAGACAAAAGGTTCTAAGTGAATTATACAACCAATTTGGATATACTAAAAACTTAGACATTGTAAACGATGGACCTCCTGCTGTATTTAATATACCAGGCATGGGACCTACAGGACAAGTTGGTACTGGTAATAAATATATGGATATGTTTAATATATTAACTGGTGGAGGATTTAATCCTAATGCTAATCAACAAACCACCACTGACACTACTACCGTAGCTGAATACGGTGCTAAATTAAAACCAATAAAAACAGTAAAAAGAAATCAGAAAAATAGCAATGTTGTACGAGCGTACAAAAAACTATAACGAACCTGGTGATAAAGAATTACTAGAATAGGTTATCCTATTTTGGAAAGTTCTATAAATAATAATACATTTGTTAAATTATGGCATCATACTTAGATAACATACCTACCTTCAATGAATATAGAGAGCAACTTCCTGTGGAGGATATGCTTAAGGTTGGTCTGTTCAAACAACAACGTTATGAAGAGGGCGTACAGAAAATTCAAAAAAGCATAGATAATATTGCTGGACTGGATGTAGTAAGAGACGTAGATAAAAAGTATCTACAATCCAAACTAAACTCTCTTGGAGGACAATTACAAAGTGTAGCAGCTTCGGATTTTTCAAACTTTCAACTTGTTAATACTGTAGACGGTATGACAAACCAATTAGTTAAAGATCCTAACATACTAAATGCTGTAGGGTCCGCAGCTAAATATAGAAAGCAACTAGAGAATCAAGAAAAGATTAACCTAGATGGCAAAGGTTCAGAATCAAATGACTGGAACTTTAATAAGAGTGTACAACAATGGTATGAGGGAGGCATAGATGCTTCTTTTAATACACAGTTTAAACCTTATGTTAATTTCAATGAACAAGCTATGAAAATAGTTAAAGCTCTTGCTTCTGATAGCATTGAGGGAGATGTTTACATGGAGAAAGATAAGAATGGAAGAACAGTAATATACAATGTACTTACAAGAGAAAAAGTAGAAGGCATATCTGCTGATAAAATACAAACTGCATTAATGGCTGGACTTACTCCAGATGCATTTAATCAAATGAACATTGATGGACAATACCAATATTCAAATGTTTCTGATGATCAATTTGTAAATGATATTAATGAAAGTTATTCTAATACTTTTAATGCACTTTTAAAAGAAAGAAATTCTTTAGAAAGCATAATGAACGATGCATCTACTGCTTCAGAAAAGATTAGAATTCAAAATCAGATAGACCAATTAGATTCTCAAACAAATCTTTTAAAGAATGAGTATGAAAATGTATCAGGTTCATTTACTGAAGGAGATGTAGAGAGTTCAAAAGCTAGGCTATATTCTACTAACTGGATGAGAGATTTTTCTAATTCTATGTCAAGTAAAAATGTTTCGCAAACTGTTCATAGTAATCCAGCAAGAGCAGATCAGTTAAAGGTACTACAAATGCAACAGGATGCTGCTCAGTTTAATGCTAAATATTTACAGACTGAAAAAAATAATAAAATCAGAAATGCAATAGAAGAACGAAAAGCAGAAGTATTAGAAAAAGCAAATCAAGAAGGTTACGGTGGTGTTCCAATGCCAGGTGGAGAAGAAGAAGATGATGTGGATGTTGTGGCTTACGCAGAACTTGATAAAGATAACAGTGAAGCTTTACGTGATCAGTACAAAGAAAAATACATGAAGACTCATGGAAAAAGTAAAGAGGAACTTGAAGACCTGTTGGCTAATTTCAAAAAAAGTCAAGGATCTGCTGTAGCCTCTGATCTTCATTCAGCACTTTCTGAAATAGTTAAGTTAGAGGAAGATTATACTCGTAAGGATGAAGTTATTACTAAGCTTCGTAAAGAGTCTTTATTACTATTTCCTACTCCTGTAGAGCTTGAAAGATTAAATAAAACAATTACAGTAAATTTTGATGATACATCAAATGGTCAAGTAATACCTAGTACTCTTTCTATAGATTATAACTCAATGGATGTCATGTTTGAGAAGTTTCAAAAATATGTATATTCTGACACAGATGGTGATGACATGCCTTTACCAGATAGTATAAATCAAAGAAGTATTGATAGAGCTCAAAGTGAATTAAGTGGTGAGGAATTAGCAGTGTTCAATCAAATTTTTGTTCCTGGATACGACAGAGGAGCTCTTTATGGAGTTAGCAGCAGTAGTGGTTCAGACGTATATGATGACTGGGCTAATTCACGTAAACCAAGAGCAGCTATGAAAGATAATCTTGATGAAGATAGAAACAAATATCTGGCTGATGAACTTAGACTTACTAGCATAGTTCCTCAATCAGTATCTTATAACATTCCACTAGAAGATAGTAAACAACAAAGAATTTTTGCAGGTACACTAGAAGGTTTAGCAAATGAGATTCAGAGTTTAGATGAAGACAAGGCTGAAAACATAAGAAGGATTAGCAGTAAGCTTGTAAGTTCAAATATTATAACTAAAGGAATTGGAGATAACTATAGAGTAACTATAACTGGTTCTACTGGATCTGGGAATTCTGTTGAAACTGAAACTATAGATATGACACCTGAGTTGTATTCAACTGTGTTTGGTGAGACATATGAACCCAGTCCTTCTATTGAATATTTTAATAATAACTATCTTCCTTCTATGTTAGATACAAGACCAGACCTAGAAGAAGTTACAATTATTAATAGTGCAGGTAATAATGAAACTATTTATACAAGACCAGAACAAGACTTTTGGTCTACTTCTACAAACATGTCATACAATACTACACCGGCTACTGCTGGATTAAAAGGTAGAAGAGATTTTCCTAATACAATATACTTTGGAGTTACTGGAGATTTGGTAACTAAGAGAAATCCTAAAGACCCTAATAGTGTTTATTATTTAAAATTAAATATAACCAATCCTATAACTGGGGAGGTGACTTCAAACATTACACTTGATGTACCTTTTGTAAAAGAGAAAGTAGCAACAACATTACAAAAAATAAGCGATTCAGATATATATGAAATACTAAATGGTAGAGGTGCTACTATGACAGACGAATATATTGCTAATCTCAAAAAGGCTGCTGAAAGCAACTAACAAAAACAACATGGCAAAAGATATAAAAAAAGCACAGACAGGTATAAACATACCTCCTATGGCAAATGTTCCTAGTCCTACTAGTTCAAACCAATCTTTTATGCAAGAAAGATTTGGTGGATATAGAGAACCAGGAAATCCAAGACCCATGCCTAATATATCTACACGTCCCAACTTAGGGGTTGTTAAACCTAATAACGGTAATCAACCAAGTGGACTAGACTTGCTTTTAAGAGATGCTAGCACAAGAGGTGACCGAGGTAAGGGAGATAGGATAACTACTGCAGATGAATATGAAGGAGCCGATAGATACGATTATTTTCAACCTTCGTCAATGGGAGTTGACAATGAAGACATGGCTGGACAATATCAATCTTTGGGCAGTAAAGCTGTAAACGGTGTAACTAAAGGACTTATTCTTGCAGGTACAACATTTATACAAGGTACAGCAGGACTTGTTAATGGCGTGTATCAAGCAATAAATGATGGTAAGTTTTCGTCTTTCTATGATAATGAATTTAATAGAGGGTTAGATGGAATTAACAAGTGGTCTGAAGATGCTATGCCAAACTACTATACAGCAGCAGAAAGAGATGCTAATTTTTATTCTCCTAAATATTGGGCTACAGGAAATTTTGTATTTGATGGTGTAATTAAGAATCTTGGATTTGCAGCTGGTGCTTATTTAACAGGTGGTGCATACACTAATGTATTAAAAGCACTTCCAGGAACCTCTAGATTATTTTCTATGGGTAAGGCAGCAGAAACTTTAGCTGCTACAGAAAAAGGATTAAGTGCAGCAAATAAAGGAGCTGGTGTATATGGTGAAATAAAAGCTTTATCAGATAGTTTCTTAGCACAATATAATTTACTTAACCCAGCAGGAAGAGCTGTGGTAGCAGGATTATCAACAACTGGTGAAGCAGGTATTGAGGCGCTACATAACAGTAATGAGTTTAGACAAGAACTTATAGATGAATTTAAAAAAGAGTATGGTGTAGTTCCTGGTGCTGAACAAATGGATAATATTAATGCAGCTGTAGAAGGAGCAGGTAACGCTTCTTTTTATGCTAATGTAGGAATACTAACTGCAAGTAATTATGTTATCTTTCCACGTATTGCACGTTCTAGTTTTAAAGCAGATAAACGAGCAATCAATGGTCTTGTAAGAGAGATAGATGATATTGCATATGAGGGAGGAAAGTATGCAGCAAAGACATCTAAGTTACATCCTATACTACGTACTCTAAACAATATTAGACCTTACACATTTACTGTCTCAGAAGGACTAGAGGAAGTTTCACAGTATGGAAGTAGTGTAGGAACACAAGATTATTACAATAAGCAATATAATAACGAAGCAACTAGTTGGTTAACATCTATAGGTGTAGGTTTAACTAAAGGTGTCTTTAGTGATGAGGGTGCAAAGAATGCATTGATTGGTGGATTGTCTGGTGGTATAATGACTGGACGAGGTAGGTATAGAAGAAATCAACAAAGAGCAGCAGATACAGCAGAGGCTATAGAGCTACTAAATGATTTTCAACTCTCTGACTTTACAAAAGAAAGTATATATTCTAACAATAGAGCTGGTGTTTTAGGAGAAGAGCTTGAACAAGCTGCTGAACGTGGAGACATGTTGTCTTATAAAAACCTAGAAAGTCAATACATAATCAACTACCTTACTCCTAGAATAAAATATGGTAGATTAGACTTAGTTATGCAAGACATAGCAGATATGAAAAAGCTGTCTTCTACTGAACAAGGATTTGCTCAACTGGTTGCAGAAGGAAAAGTTCAAGAAGGAGAAACAAAAGAAACTTTTATTGCACGTCTAGAAAACTTTAAACAAACAGCTAATGACGTAAATAGTCTATACCAATCTTTAGAGCTTAGGTATGGAGGAATTACTGAAGAAGGTGTTGATGGAAAAAGATATCGTACGTACGGACCAGCTGTAATAAATAAAATGATATACGCAGCTTCTACAGTTGCAGATACAGACAGTCGCATACCTCAACTATCAGCAGAGTTACAAGCTGCAATTCCCACTTTAAATATACAAGAGATATTACAAGATCTAATAAGTGGAGAGGTTGAAAGCTTTAATAATGCTGTTAATCAAATACAAAACTTAGATATACTTTCTGATAAAAAAGATGTATTAGGAGAAAAGTTAAACGACGTAGCTGCTCTAGCTAAGATTAGAGAACTAATGCTACAAGAGTATGAGCTTATAAAAACTAATCCTAAAAACTTTCAAGAGAAGCCATTACGTCAACAAGATAGTGTTAAAACATACGAGGAAATATTAGAAGATGATGCCAATACTTTTGTAATTAAAGCTAAGAATGGAGAACAGTCATTACAAATAGGACAAGAGTATTTTGTAGGACAAGGTGTAAACTTTGAAGGGGAAACACCTCTTGATGAACCAGTAGTAATAAGTAGTTTTGTTCCAGTAGGACAGAATGAAGATGGAACTATTCAGATCAAAGATCAGTCTGGCCAGGTAAGGGATATATCACCAGATGTTTTATTAGATTATAATGTAGGTAGAAAATCTACATTAGTTAATAACAAGACAGCTAACTTCTATTACAGGCATAGGGATAAAGTATTTGAATTTAACTTTGGTAAAAACTTTGGAGGTAAAAGAAAAGGAAGACTTATGTATGATAATGGGAAACTGTTTTTTGTATATAAAGATTCTAATGGTACTATTCTTAAAAAAGAATTAGCTAATAAGTTTTTTGCACCACAACCTGGATTTGATCAAGCAAGAATTACTCCAGTAGGAAAAGTTACTGCTGAACAACAAGATGCTGCAAATCAGTTTCTTAGTCCAGAGGAGTTAGCAAAGAATGAACAAACTCTTCAGTCAAATAGAGAGAATAGGCTTAAGATAATGAATGACTTAGGCGTAGAGTCTAAGAGAAGATTAGAGGAGATAAATAAACAGTTAGAGAAGGATAGAAAGAAACTAGCTATCATTAAGAAAGATCTTGAGTCTATCTATACAATGAAAGAGGGAGGTTCTAGAATAAAACTAACATATTCTAAGGCACAAAAGAATTTTACTAGAGCTATAAATAACTATACTGCTATGCAACAGGATACGCAAGATCGTATCACAGAGTTAGAAAGAGAGCAAGAAGAGCTTGATTTAAACACTTCATACTTTGAAGCATTTGAAGTAGATCTATTAGACCTACCAGGAAACACTAAAGAGTTTTTAAAAGAATTAAAAGATCAACTATCTTTACTAGAACAAAATGGTAAAGCTGTAAACAACGAAATAAAAGCTAATAACAAATTACTAGACTCTATAAAGAAAGCTACTAAGAAGGCAGCTAAGTTACTTAAGAGTGCTTTAGAAACTACATATGTATATGATGAAGATTATGGTGATTATTTAAAAGATCTTTTAGAAAAGTCTGTGACTGGAGAAGACTTATTAAATACATGGCCTTTATTAAAACAAGAACTAGCTAACTTTAATCTTACTAACGACATACAAAAAGAAACTAATGTTTCTGAGAGAGATGTGTTTGATGCATTAGAAAGTCGTAAAGAATTAGAAGCTACATTAGAGAGTCTAAGAAAAGAGTATGTAGCTAAGAAAGTTATTGTAGATAGATTCCAAAGAGTAATGGATGAGTATGTTGTAGAAAAACAAAATCAAGATAAGATTGCTAATAATACTAAGTTGCTAGCAGACTTACAACAAACTGCAAATACTGGTCCTGTAACAGATGCAGAACCAAAATCATTTGATCCTATTTCTAAAAAGTCTAATGACGTAATACCAAGAGCTAGTGTAGGTGAACCTACAGGCCCAATACAGGATCATCAAGTTAGAGCTAATACATTTGGAGTAAACTTAAATAAGTTTGCGAATAGAAAGAATATTCGTGCTATATATTTAACACTTAAGACCCAAGACCAAAAATTAGATGGGGTTGTACAAAGAATACTTGATAATGGTAGTCCAGAACTTATGGAAAAGTTTGGAGATTCTATTATTGTTATGGTGATGATAGATACAGCTGGTAACTTAGTAGGAGTTGATGGTCAACCTATACCTAACACTAAGAATCAACTAGACAATGCTATCTATCAAACTATACCTGAATCATCTCTTACAAACACTAAAGGTAGTTTGTTTAGAGTAGAGGATAGCGAAACAGCTGCAATTAAAAAACAGTTTGGTGTCTTTAGAAAAGGTATTCTAGACAGGAATATGGTAGGTGTACCATTTAATATAGAAGCATCTTTTGGTATACCTCAATATGAACAAGACTCTAATGGAAATAATGTCTTAGGAACTACATCTGTAGTAGAAGCAGACTTAATTAGTGAAACGGATTTATCTAAAACTAATGTAATATTTATTCCTACGACTAACAAGAATATATTTAAAGGTACAGTTACGTACTCTCAACCTTTTGGTAGTGTATTTTTAGATCTACCTAATGGATATGTTAAGTTAAGAAATAGAAAACATACTACACAAGAAGCAGAAGCTATATATGATTCTTTACATGCACTCTCTAAAGAGATAGTAGATTTAGATAAAGGAGCAACTAGTGATACATCAGTTCGATTATTTAACTTTTTAAAAGGTGTAACTTATTGGGGAATTCCTGTAGACACTAATGGTAATAGAAAAGCAACAGGACAAAATAGTGTGTTCTTTGAAAGAGAAATTGGTGAATCAATATCAGGAATAAATTTTACTAAGTTATCATTAAAAATGGGAGCATTTCCATCAGTGGATTTTAACCCTGTTTCTATATCAAAGAATAAAGAATTTATTATTGAGACGTTGGGCCAGATGTATAATAACATCGATAACTCTAATCTAAAAAACATAGACCAGTCCTTTGAGCAAATAACAAAAATAAATGAGAACGGTACAATAGAATCAATAACGTGGCCTAATTACCAAACCTATCTATTATCTAAAAACATACCAGGAGGAGGTACAAGACAAGATTTTCAACTTCCTTTACATACTACAATGAAACCTGTGGTAGAAGGTAGTGATGAGGTTAACAGAAGGGGTGTATATTTTGTAAATGAAGATAGTGCTGAAGATTTTATATCCGAAGTGGTGCCACCAAAGTCAACAAGAATTCAAGTAATAAGTCCAAAAGGACCAGCTGCGCCAACACAACAAACTAGTGAGGTTAGTTTAAATAAACAATCATCTTTAAGTACTATAGTTTCTTCATGGTTACAAACAGAGGAAGGTTCTTTAGACAACCAAACTGCAGAAGAATCAGCATCTAAGTTTGCTTTAATCTACAACAGAAAAAACCCTGTAACAGGTGAAGACAATAGATCAGTAGCTGAGATTATAGAAGGCAACAAAAGCTTAACACCTGGTCAAAGAAAAGATAACGCAGGTCAAGTAGGTACAGATCTATTTAACACAATTGCTCAAGGCATGAGTGTTAGAGAAACTATATTGAATGAAATTAAAAATCAAACTTTATCTTTAAAACCAACACCACAAACTAGTGAGGTTGAAGTTGTATTAGATAACAAACAAACTAATACCTTTACCAGTCCTAAAGGCAAAAAGATTTTGTTTAAAGCTTCTCCAAGTACTACTGCTCAAAACTATAAGGAAAAGGGACAGATTTCAGTTATGATGAATGATGACTTGAAACAATTACTTGCAGAAAATCCTGATGCTGCAACACAAGAAAAAATAAAGAAAAGTATAAAGTATGAGATCTATAATTATATAGCACCTGAGTTAGCTAAATTAAAAGAACAGGATGCAGAGGATGAAATGCAAATGACTCCTGAGATGTTTGATCAGATCATGGCTGCAAGAAAACAAAAAGGTAAATCATCTCCAAGTAGTGATGTGCTAAACGCTTTAAAGAATGGACGTAATAATCAGAACAATGAAGTTCTACGTGAGGTTGTTACTGAGTCTATAGAGGGAATGAGTGAGGAGAACTGGAAAGATGCAAGAGCATGGATGTCTAAGAATTTACCTGGTGTTAGTTTCAATAGAGTTAAGAATATAATAAAAACTAAAGATGGAAAAAAAGCATGGGGATTCTTTGAAAACAATAGTATATATGTATATGAAAATGCAGAAGTAGGTACAGTTTACCATGAAGCATTTGAAGCTGTCTTTGCACAATTCTTATCTCCACAAGAAAAGGAAAAACTATTTAATGAATTTACATCTCGCAAAGGAACTTTTGTAGACAGACCTACAGGAAGAACAGTAAAATATTCTCAAGCTACGAGAGATGAAATGAGAGAACAGTTAGCAGAAGACTTTAGAGATTATATACAAGACAAGAAAAAACCAGAAGGTGGTTTCTTTTCTAGAGTATTTAAACAATTAAAGGATCTTATTGAAAAATGGTTTCTTAGTCCACAGTCACAAACTTATAGTAATGAATTGTTTGACAAGATTGATGGAGGTGGCTTTGTGTCTTTGGATTACCTTCCTCTTTTACCTTTTGGGTTATTTAATTCTTATGATACTGTTGACTTTGCAACACCAGGAACTAGTGCTGTATTTAGAGTAGAAACAGGTCTTAGTGATGTGCAAGTACATGATACGATTGAGCACATGACATATCTTACACTGAGAAATATAATTGCAAATAACGAAAGTTTATTCTCAGTACCAGAACTTAATCAAACAGAGTTATATAGTAGATTAAAAGGTGAGGTTCTTGCTTCTGTAGGACAGGTGGCCCAACAGTATAAAGACATTCGTCCTCAGTTTGAAAAGTCAACTGGAGGTCAATTACAAGAAATAGATAATAAAATAGATGAGACTGTAGATCTAATGCAAAGAATAGATGACTCATGGACTTATCTTACTAAAAAGCATAAAGAATATATACTATCTTTTGGGATTACTTTTGATGAAGCTGATCAGTTACAACTAGAAGAAGATAGATCTAATAAAGGGTATAATTCTGATGCTACAAAAATAGATAACTTTAAAAAGACTGGAGCAGCAGTAAAATTATTACTAGCTACTGTTCCAGTAGTTACAGTTAATGAAAATGCAGATGTAAGATTTAGTCCTAGCACTATAAACGGTGTTAAGCTTCTTCCTGTTACACAAACATTTATTACTGTTTTAGAAAATGTTTCTAATGCTACTAGCATGGAGAACATGTTAGAGAAGTTAAGGGATGTTGCTCTTAATGATCCTAATTACTTATCTTTATATAAACGTCTTAGTGGAAGAGGTGCTAATGAAGGTGCAGTTAGTCTTGACAATATTACTGAAAGACATCAGTTAACCTTACTAGCAGCATTGTTTAAAACATTTAAAAAACAAAATCCTATTGTTAAAATAGTAAATGTATTAGAGAATGGAGAAACTGTAGTTTCTGAAGCTAATTTATCTACAGCATCTCGTCAGATGTCTCAACAGTATCTAAACTCTATTGTTACTACATCTAAGAGAGGTAATGGAATATTTAAGCAAGTGGGTGGAGTATTTAATCCAGACACTAAAAAGTTATCTAAATATCCTTTAAATACTTTGCAGAACATGTTTAATTTCTTAGGAGGATTAGGCATACCTTTTAATGCAAAAGAGTACAATAATTTTGATGTAGGTCAAAAGAAAAGATTTGCATCAGCTGTTAATGGAATAAAGAAAAGTATTGAACAATCAAAAGATATTAAATTCTTTTCTACTAAATCATTAAACTTTGCTGGACAGATATTAAATTTAGCTACATTAAAAGTTATAGCTACTAACCCAGAGGTATCTAGTACATACTTTAATATAGATGGTGAGAGAGTTCAAACTTATATTGGAACTAATGCTGCATCTGAAGTACATAACTTTATGACATCTGTAGGAAATAAGCAAGAACTAGGAGATACTCCTTATTCTTATTTATTAACTGATGTATTCGCACAAAACTCTACTATAATAGAAAGAATATATGATGCAGAAGGTAACCTAAGAACAGATAAAGTAAATTTATTTAAGCCAGGATATGCTGGAGGAATACTCAATGGACAAAAAGGTACTGCAAAGGGATCATCTCAGTTACAATTTCCTGATAGACTACGACAAGAATTAAATCAAAACATAAATGGTCAATATCTAAACCTTGTTCCTGGAGATTCTTCTTTAGAGCATACGTTAGAAATGGGCAATCCTATTACTGAAAGAGACATAGTAAGTGGAGGTGCAGTATTAAACACTGTAATGAAAGGTTATTTTCTTTCTGAAGTAGAATTAGCTAGAGAAAAACGTGATATAGTTGAGATAGATAATAGACAAACTTCTGACTTAAGATTCTTTAAAGAGATATTAGGAGAAGAATTGCATGAAGAGATAAGACAAAATGTTTTAGATCCTGCTTTAACAGCAGAACAAGTTTATGAACTCAGTGTAGATAAAATTATAGATGCTACTTCTTCTTATATACAAAGAAATAAAAATCAATATGCTACTTTTTTATTAAAGTACGGAGTTATACAACAAGCTGAAAATGAGCAATCAGGAGAACTTACAGATAGGTATACTGCATCAGGTGTAGAAGGTATGACAAATATGACTATACAAGAAATGGACAGAAAACTTCTTGTGCAGGAGATTAATTATATCATTTCTAACATAGAGATGCATAAAATACTATATGGAGATCCTTATGGATATAAAGATGAACTTAAACGTATTAAAAGTTTCTTATCTCCTAGACAAGCTATAGTTAACAACTCTCCACAATGGAACAATAGAGCAAATGAAATATGGAATAGAGGATTAGAAATAGATACTGTAGGTTATACTAAGTTTACTAGAGATTACTTTCGAACTGTAACAGGAGGAGATGTAAAAGGAGTAATAGATATACCTAATTATAAAGCATATACAGAGACTGATGGTGGAGGAATAATTTCTATAAAAGCTTATCGTAACTTTAGAATTAGAACTGCAGACTGGAATGATGCACAAGAGAGTCAATATAGATATGATATAGCTTGGTACAAAAGACACAAGAGTTTACCACTTTCAAAATCAGAAAAAGATCTTTTAAAAGAAGGTAACCCTCAAGTACAGAGTACATACGTAACTCTTAAACCTATTGTTTCTGGTGCTAAACTAGATAAAGACGGTAGTGTATCTGCTAATAATAATGTAGTGCTAGATAAATATGCATTATATCCTCTTTCATACAGAGTGATGCATGAAATAAATCCTACATCTAATACTCTTAAGTTATATGATAAGATGCAAAAAGAAGATATAGATTATCTGGTCTTTGAGTCTGGTAGAAAAGTAGGAGCAGAAGGTATACATGATACATATAATGATGATGGTGAGTTTAATAATGCAGAATATGAAAGTGTTATAAATATACCGTTTAATATTATAAGTCTGCAATCAGAAGTACCTTCTAAGGAAGATGGAAGAGTAACACGTGCAAGTCAAATTACTAAACTTATAACTCTAGATTACTTAGATAATGGTATGCCTATAGATTATAAAGGTGCACTTGATCAGTGGTTAACTTTAACTGAAGAACAAAAACAAAAAGCATCAGTTATATATGCAGAGATTCAGAATAACACAAAGCTCTTAGATGAGATGACCAAGGAAGGTCTTAATGTTATGATGAAAAAACTTGGTATTACCAGAGTAGGTAACGCATATAAAGTTACTGATTTGGCTCCAGCTGCTAAAACATTACGTGAGGAATTATTTAAAAGAGAGACTAATGATAATATAAGTGATGCTCTAGATGGATTTTTAATGGGAGATGCAGTTCTAGAAGCTACCCAATCATATAATCAGATTAGAAATATATTATATTCTATAGTACAGAAAAGTATTGTACGTCCTAAGATAAACGGTGGACAGAAAGTGCAGATACCTTCAGCATTATTTGAGTCTACTCGTACAAAAAAAACCACTATTAATGGTAAGATAGGTTATACTTCTGAGGTACTTAAGTTTTACAATAACTCAAAGGGAGAAAACGTAATGGAAGTTATGGTGGGTCGTTGGTTTGGTAGTAGCTTATCTGATGAGGCACTTCTAGAATACCTAAACAATACTGAGGAAGGTCAAAAGATATTACGTGGTGTAGCTTTCCGTATACCTACACAGAAACAAAACTCTATTGATGCTATAAAGATAAAGCAATTCTTACCAAAAGAATTTGGGGATAATGTTGTTGTACCTGCTGCTCTAGTAGAGAAGGTGGGATCGGATTTTGATATTGATAAACTTTTCATGTATCTTAAAAATGTAACATACATTAATAATGAGTTACAGTTAATTCCATTTTATGGATATGGTGAACAATCCAAGAAAAGATTTGGAGAGTTATTTGATGCAGGTTCACTTCTTAATAAAGCTCAGCAAAAAGAATTACAAGCTCAAATAGATTTGTTTGAATCTGGAGAACTTGAAGGTGATTTAATTGAAGCTATATTTGGAGAAACCTTTGACAATCAGGATGTTATTGATGATTACATATTAGAACTTAAAGACAAAGGTATACGTCAGACTGTAATAGATAGAATGTATATGAGATCTTTAGAGAATGAATTTATTCAGTCTACAGAGAATCTTATAACCTTTCCAGAAAACTATGAAAGATTAACTGTTCCAAATGACGCTAGTCAATTAGAAGAATTATCTAAAGAGATTGTAGACAAGACAAAAGAATCAGCATTTAACTATCGTAACGTTGGTAACTTACTAAATAGAAGATTTATGGCTAGGTTACGTAATGCTTTTGTACAAGGTAAAAGAGGTATTGGTATTGCTGCAGTGAATCAAACTAACTTAGCACTTAACCAACATTCTCCAGTATTTGTAGAACTAAATAGTATAAAGTTTAGAAGAAAAAATACTGTAAACATACCTGATAACGGTGAGATGATAAGTCTTTCTGGTGTCAAAAATAAAGCTGAAGATTATATATCAGACATAAATGGACAAGTGATAGATGGCATGGTAGATATATCAGCAGGTCCATGGATTATAGAGTTAGGAATTACACCTGCTACAGCTTCTACATGGTTGTACTTAATTAAGGCTGGTGTACCAATAGATTCTGTAGCATACTTTATGAACCAACCTATCATTATTGACTATTTAAACAAGATAGAAGAGAGTGGTTATACATGGTTATTTATAGAGGACTTTGCTAATGAGCTTAAAGAAAATAAATATGACAGCCCAAGTAACTTAACATCTGCTGAAAAACAACTTCTTCCTGATTCAAATGCATTACGTTCACAACTTGGTAAGACTACCTTTAGTAATAAAGATGCTGCATATCAAAGACTTATATTAGATGAGTTTTTAAACTACGCAAAGCAAGCTCAAGATCTATTTGAAGTAACACAAGGTACGAATTGGGATACCTCTACATTTAATGACCCTCTACTCATCTTTAAAAAAGAAGAACAATATTTAAATGCATTACAGAAACCCATATTTAGTTATGTAGATGGAAAAGTAATTCCAGCTGCTGAAGCTTTAGTACAAACCACTTTCTTAAAAGAAACTATATTGTCTCTTACACAAGCAAGAAATGGCATAGCTAACTTTCTTACATCAGATCAAGACAGGAGTAGAACAATCTTGCAAAAGGTTTTACGTCCATACATTAATAGATCAGATAGAGATTTTATTAAAATTAGTAGAGCTGCAACAAATAGTTTCTTTGATTATGCAGTTCAGACAGATCAAAATTTAAACATGTTTCTAAAGTCTTTACTGATAGACAAAGATGGAATAGCTTTTCAAGTAGACAAGTTTGTCGAAGATGTATTAGGAAACCCTAACCATCCTTTATATGAAAACCAAGTAGTGCGACTATTGGAAAGTGATCCTAATAAACGTGTTGGGGATGTTGCTAATAATATAAAGTTAAGAAACAATGATAGAAAAGTTTATGAACAGAACTCTATTATATATGCTTTCCGCCAACTTAAAGAAGAATTAGGTGATGGAAGTAATCTATATAGTAATATTTTAATAAGTTCTATACTACAGTCAGGTTTAAATAATTCTCCTATATCATTTACATCTTTGTTACCTTATGAAGACTTCCAAAAAATATACAATCAAACATTGTCTACCTTAGAAAAAAACCCTAACTTGAACGACTTCTATGAACTAGGTATGTTCGAGAGAAATAATTGGTCTGCTGGAAGTGGAATTGTTCCATCAAAGAAGGCTCCTTGGATACAAACAGATCAAGGTAAAAGATACAATCCAGCAATGTTATACCTTCCTAAAAACATTAAAGCAAGTACAGCTACAAAAGCTATACCTCAATTAGTAACAATTGGTACAGGGACTAGGGAAGGACAATCAGACTATATAACATATAGTTGGAACAGTGGAAGTTATGATGCTAAACAAAGAAAAGAAATGGCTTCTAAAGGAGACTTCTCATTTATTAATAAAGCTTTATTTAAGAAGATAAAGAGTGGAGATGAAGGTTTTATTCATTCTTACAAACAGAAAAAAACTGGTAAACTTATGGAATATTTTGTATACAAACATATAAATGCACTAGGAGATTCTTATAGAGCTCAAGAATATTACATAAATGCTAAGCCTTCTGTATTTGATAATGGTTTATTAAAAGCAGAAGAGAAACAAGATGTTACTATAATAGAAGCATGGAAAGGAAAAGCTGCTGTAAGGCCAGTTGCTCAAAAGAATGACACATCAGACAGTAACCAATTAGTTACTAAAACAGGTGCAGTCTATAAATTAAGTTTGTCAAATGCTACGTACAGTGAAGCTGCTATTAATACAGTGCTATTAACAGAGCTAGGGTATACAGAAGAACAAGCAGGTGAGATATTTGAAGAAATTTGTAAAATATAAGAAATGGCGACATGTCCTAATATAAATTTACCAGAGTGGAAAGAGCTGGTTGCTGCCCAAGGTAAAGCAAGAGCATACTTTCTATGGAATGAGTATAGTGGTGATGTTCCTGGACAGGAATACACTGGTGTAGCAGGTGTTGAATCTATTTCCCCTAAAGTAAAACAACTTATAGCTAAAATGGGTGTAGACATTCTAGACCTACAAACTTATGCAGAGCAAAATCCTGATATAGATATTAGTGGTGCTTATGCTATTGCAGATGCTGTTGGAAAGATGATTGCTATAAGTGAAGGGTCTACAGATGTAGAGGTGACAGAAGAGATAGTGCACATTGCCACTCAAATAATAGAAGAAAAGAATCCTGGTTTAGTTACAGAAATGATATCTAAAATAGGTAGATTTAAAATATATAAGGACACATTAAAACAGTATAGGAACATTCCAGCTTATCAATTAGAAGATGGAAGACCTAATATTAGAAAGATAAAAAAAGAAGCTGCAGATAAACTAATTACTCAATTAGTCTCTAGTAGTCTAACTGAAACCGAAATCTCTGAAGAGTTGTTAGAAGAAGAGAATGCTTCTATATTTAGAAGAATTTGGAATGATATAACTGACTGGTTCAAAGGACAGTATGCAAAATCTAATTTAAATATATTTCAAACAGCAGCTGATCAAGTTGTTGAAGGGGTAGAGGGAAGTTTAATTGATGGTACACCTAGAGAGATATACTTTTCTGTAACAGATGCTCAAAAGAATATACAGAGAGAACTATTAGAAACTCAGAAAATTCTTAGAAGTGTTCCTGTGGTAAAAGAGAACTCTAATCCTTTACTAGGTGATGAGATAAGTAATGAATATGAATTGTATGTAGACGGTGAATGGAAAAAGAATCCAAAAAGAGTAACAGACCAAGTAAAAAAATACTATTTAGAAAAGTTTAAAAATAAACCACCGTTTACCAAAGAAGAGGATAGAGATAATGAGTTTAAAAAACAACTTGGTATAGAGTTTCATGATTACTTTCAAGAGATTCATTCTAGATACTTTAATGAAGATGGCACAAGAAGAGAAGTTTCTAAACCTCGTCCTGTAATAGAAGATTCTAAAAAGGCTGTAGTCTATGCAAAGTTAGAAACATACTATACAAATCTTGTTGCAGAATATTCTAAAGATGGAAAGACTCCTCTCGTATTTTCTGAGATAAAAGTATATAATAAAAAAGAAAAGGAAGCTGGTACGATTGATCTTCTTATCATAGATGAAAATGGTAAGGCTAATATATATGATTGGAAGTTTATGAGTATGTCTAAAACAGCTGAAGATGTATCTAATTACAAACAAGGTGCATTTGGTATACAGCTTAGGTCATACAAAAATATATTACAGCAAGACTACGGAGTTAAAGAGATAGGAAAAAATAGAGCTGTTCCTATTTCTCTTGAATTGAAAAGAGAAAACTTTCAAGACAGTAAGTCTCCTTTAACTTTTACTGGTATAGGTATAGGTAGTGTAAACCCTACTGAAATAGAACCACTCTACTATACCCCTGTATCAGAAAAATCAGAGAAAACAGGATTTGAAGAATTAGACGACCTTATATCTAAACTAAATGCTGTATACGGTCAGATAAGTAAAACAATACCCAATGACGAACTGTCAAAAAACAGTAAGAAAAATAGACTTGGGATTCTTAAACAGGCAATACGTCAAGCTCAGGCTAATGAAAACATCACTCCTACTATAGATGCTTTAAGAGTAATACAAACTGAAGGAGAAAATATTATAGCTGAGTATAAAACTATATATGAAGGAAGACCTGCACAATCAACAGACTTCGAAAATTCACAACTTTCAGACTTCTCTAATAGAATAGATAACTATAAAGAACAAGCAAGTGCATTCAGTAAAATAAATGAAGAACTGTCTCCAATACTTCAAGCTGCTCAAAGTATTTCTAAAGAAGATAAGGCACGCATTCAAATTGACATAGATGCAAAAGCTCGTATGTTAAATATAAATGTTTCTGAGATAGAAAAAATAAGTGGTGAATTTATAGACAAGTTTGTAGGACTAAGAAATAATGAAACAGGACTATTAGAACCCCAAGCTTTATTGAGAGGGCTTAAGGCAAGGTTCCGAAGTTTATCAGAGTTACCTCTGCCTTCACTAAGGATACTATCTAGACTAGCTAGAATAGCACAGTCAAAAGGACAAACTAAGTCATTAGAAGATGTTAATAAACTTTTAGAAATTAGAGATAAGATTAAGGAAAAAGGTGGTAATTTATTAAATACTGTAAATCCCTTATATCAAAAAGATAAAAAAGGAAGATTAGTAAATAAACTTGTATACAAATATTCTAAAGACTTCTATGACGCTGTTAAGGATAACGCTCAAGAAGGAAATAGAAGTAAAGCGTGGTTACAGGACAATGTAGACTTATCAGCATATAAGTTAGAAGCTGATAAAATGATTCAGAAACAGTTAGCTAGTAATAAAGAAGGATATGAAGATGAAGAATTAAGAAAGGAACTTGATCTGAAAGCTAAACGCATGTATGATGTGACTAGAAATGACTTTACTGGATGGGATAACTACATAATAAAAAGACACCCTTTGTCTAAATGGGAGTCAGTTGAATATCTTAATATTAAAAAAGATAAGGATCTACTTGAGTTATATAATTTTACTCAAAAAATGAATGACGAAGCTGAAAAGATGGGTTATCTTCAAGGAAAAATTGCTAGCACATTCTTACCTTTTGTTCGTAAAGGAACAGCAGAATCTCTTTCCTGGGAAAATGGTTTAAGTGTTTTACAAAACTTTGGAAAATCATTAACCAGAAGAGCAGATGATATAGGATATGGATCTATAAATGAGATTACAGGTGAAACAGAAAATGGTATACCTAAATACTATACTAGTGATTTTAGTAGAACTGAAGACCCTGAAGTAAATGACATGACTGATGTATCATTAGAATTCTTTAAAAATCAAATACTTTATATTCAACAGATGAATAAGTATAAGTACATGAAGGAAATTGAAGGACAGATAAATCTAGTTAGAACTATAGTACAAGCAAAAGATCATTACAAAACTAGTCCTAATTCCAAAGTGATAAGTGAAGGGGGAGAACCTGTAGTTGAAAAAGGTAATAAAAACAATGCAAAGATTTTTGACTTGTTTATGGAAACAATTATGTATGATAACGCATTTCCAGATGATAGTGAAGATTTTGGTATACCTACTGGGAAAATAAGAAAAGGTATAAATAGTGTTTGGACGCAAATGACAGGTAAACCTTTGTTTAAAGAAGGTGAGAAAGGAACTAACTATTCTATTGTTAAGAGTATGCAAGTTTTAAATAATGCTTTTCAAATGAAAACATTAGGATTAGAACCTATCTCTGGTGCGGTAAGTCTTTTTGGTGCAAACATTCAAGTAGCAGCACAGTCAGGTAACTACTTTAATTTTAGAGAGTACGTTAAGAATGAATTAAAAGTTTTAGGAAACTGGAGTAGAAAAAAAAGTGGTGTAGAAACAAAACAAATGAAAGTTTTTGAGCAACTAACTGACTTGTTTATGCCGCTTAAAGATAGTCCTATATATGAAAAGTTAAAGACGTCTGGTGTAAACCTATCTACAAGACTTGACATGGAAGCAGGTGATACATTGTTTGCATTTTTCAGACAACCAGAAATAGTCTTAGAAAAAGGATTGTTCATGACTCTTTTAGATAACACAATGGTTATTGATGGAAAGCTAATAAACATACCTGAGTTTGTAAGAAATAAATATAAAAATAGATACAACAACGCTGAAACATTTAGTAACATTAAAGGTGATATAGAATCTGAAATACAAGATCTTAAAAAGAATAAATCCATAACTAGCACTTCTAAACTAGGAGAGAATGGTAAAGTAGAAGTTCCAGGTTTAAATTTAAATGACAGGAAAGAATTACAACGTATTACAGACCTCACAAGAACTTTAGCTAGAAATGCTACAGGTGGCTTTACAGACTTTGATAGTATTAAAATGAACATGAACATCTGGACTAAGTCTATGATGGTATTTAAAGGGTGGATACCTAAACTTGTAGACACAAGGTTTAGTGAGTTTAGAAAAGTGGGAGATGACTTTAATGTAAGAGTTGATGAAAATGGAATTCTTACTGGAGAGAAATATGATATTGGTAGAATAAGACTGTTCGTTGGTAATTTTCTGTCAGTTAATATATTAAAAAGTATAAGAGAGCTTCGATCAATAGGAGCAGTGGGAGGTACTTTAAACGATGAAGGTTTAGAAAAGTTAGATAAGATGTTTGAATACTACTCTACTTTCTATAAAGAAACTACTGGTAAACCTTTCAACATGTCTAGAGAAGATTTTATAGACATGGTTAGAACTAATACTAGAAAACAATTACAAGAACTTCTTTTGTTAGTAGGATTAAATCTAATGCTATTTGCAGTAGGGTTTATGGAACCAGACGAAGATGATAGAGCTTCAAAAAACTGGTTCTATTTTCAAGAGAAAACTCTTAGAAGATTTCAACAAGAGCTTATGTTCTTTTATAACCCCTCAGAGTGGAGTGCTACTCTTGAAGGTGGTCTTTTCCCTTCTCTTTCATTACTAAGTGAGATGGAAAAATTCATTACCCAATCTACTAAAGAAATTACAGGATATGATTACAGTGATCCAAATAAATCTGAACAGGACGTAAGAAGAGATGCTGTTCCTGTAAAGTATTTTATGAAACTATTACCTGTAACTAAATCTTTAGTACAGTGGTTATCAATATTTGATATCGGCTTTGCTGAAGAAATGGATGTAACAATAAATGCACGTCCAAGATAAAATAAAAAACACGATTGCTATATTACACTAAGTAATTTTAATAGCAATAATTAAAAATTAAAAATAATAGCTTAAATTCGTAAATTATGAGAACCGCTGAAACTTGCCCAACTTGCTCCACTTTTCAAGATGCTACATGTATCTTGTATACTGGGGTATATCTACCTAATATTGATGCTAATCCAGGAACTGATCTGAATATTATATTAGAAGGTATAAATACAAATCTAGTACCTTTAACAGGAACAGGAGCTCCTGACGCACCTTCTTCTAATCCTCCTACAAATATAAATTCTCCTGCACCTTATGTGGGGCAGATTTATATTGATAATGCTTCAAGTTTGGTATACTATGCAGCCACTTCAGGAACTGCAGATGATTATGACATACTTATAACAGCACCTAAAACAGGAGCACCTGAATACTCTAACAATGCTGCAGCTGTGTTTGCAGGATTATCTATAGGTCAGATATATAGAACAGGAGACTTTCTTAAAATAGTACATTTATAAATAACAACATTCCAGATGAGTAAATTAATTTGTGTAGCGGATCCATGTCCAATCAGATTAAGTAGTGCCTGCGTATTTTACGAAGGACCTATCTTAGTTTGCGCTGGTGTCAATACAAACATGACTGTAGAGGAAGCTCTTCAGCATATAAACGATGCCTTGTGTTCAGGAGCTGGAGTAGATGGCACAAGTGGTTCTTCTGGTACTTCTGGTACTTCAGGTACAACTGGTACATCTGGAACGTCTGCTACATCTGGAACTTCAGGTACCACAGGAACTAGTGGAACATCTGGTTCAAGTGGAACATCTGCTACATCTGGTACATCTGGAACAACAGGTACAAGTGGTACAACTGGTACAAGTGGTACAACTGGTACTTCTGGTACAACTGGGACAAGTGGAACAACTGGGACAAGTGGAACCTCTGGTACCTCTGGTACCTCTGGTTCTAGTGGGTCAAGTGGAAGTAGTGGGTCTTCTGGTACAACAGGAACCAGTGGAACAACAGGTTCGTCAGGCAGTAGCGGTACAAGTGGAACAAGTGGAACCTCTGGTACCTCTGGTACTAGTGGAGATCAAGGAGATAAATATAAGACATGTATTACGGAAACATCATTTACATTAGGTAATACTGTAGATGAGTGTTTAACTGTAGATACTGGTCTTGCTTATACTGCAGGTCAGTCTATTGTTATTGCTCATGATGTAAATAATTATCAAGAATGTGATGTTGTGTCGTATGATTCAACAACAGGAGTTTTATGTTTTACAGTACCATTTAATGTTGTAGGTAGTGGAACATACACTACTTGGTGTTGTAATTTAGACGGTGCTACAGGTGGTGATGGATCACATGGTACAAGTGGAACTAGCGGCACAACTGGTAGTTCTGGAAGCTCAGGCACAACTGGGACTAGTGGTACAAGTGGTACAACAGGTACGAGTGGTACAACAGGTACAAGCGGTAGCTCTGGTACTAGTGGAACCTCTGGCTCAGCTGGTACGTCAGGTTCAGCTGGTACTAGTGGAACTACAGGAACATCAGGTACAACAGGGACTAGTGGAAGTTCTGGTACAACAGGAACTAGTGGAACCAGTGGTTCAGCTGGCACAAGTGGTACATCTGGAAGCAGTGGAACTACAGGAACTAGTGGTAGTGCAGGGTCGTCTGGTACATCTGGCACATCTGGTACAAGTGGAACAACAGGAACCAGTGGAAGTACTGGTACTTCTGGAACAGCAGGAACTAGTGGTATTAATGGATCTTCTGGTGCATCAATAGCAAACTGGTATGCAATGTTTAGTGACAACACAACTCAAACCCTTGCAGCAGCAAATGTTCCAACAGCAGTTTTATTTAATACAATAGAATTATCTAACGGTATAGCTTTAGATTTTGGTCAACAAATTAGATATCCATATGCAGGAGTATATGAAGTTGGATATTCTTTACAGTTTGAAAAAACAGCAGGAGTAGGTCATACAGAAATTGATGTGTGGTTACAGAAAAATGGTACAGACCTTGTAAGAAAAGATAGGATTCAATCCTTACATCACAATGATGCAATACATACACCATATACACAATTTATAATAGAATTAGAAGCAGGTGACTATTTAGAAGTATATTTTGCTTCAAATAATGCTAACACTAGACTTGATGCATTTCCTAATTCAATCACTCCTTTTCAAAAACCTGCAGCACCTTCAGCAATCTTTAATACTGTACAAGTAGGTATATCAGTAGGTATGACATCAGGCACTAGTGGTACTTCTGGTACCTCAGGGACAAGTGGTTCTTCTGGAACTAAAGGAACTTCTGGTACCTCTGGTAGCAGTGGTATAGATGGTACGTTTGGTACAAGTGGCACAACTGGGACATCAGGTACTACTGGAACCTCTGGTACTTCAGGGACCTCTGGAACTTCTGGTAGTAGTGGTATAGATGGGACCTCTGGAACTAGTGGGTCAGCTGGTACAAGTGGTTCTTCTGCAACGTCAGGAACAAGAGGAACTAGTGGTACAAGTGGTACATCTGGAAATTCTGGTAGTTCAGGTACATCTGGATCAAGTGGTAACGCAGGTACTAGTGGTACAGCTGGAACCAGTGGGTCTAGTGGAGATGATGGAACAAGTGGTTCTAGTGGCACTGCAGGGTCTAGTGGGTCTAGTGGTGAAACAGGTAGCTCTGGAACAGCTGGTTCAAGTGGTACCAGTGGCACAACCGGTATAGACGGTACAAGTGGATCTAGTGGATCTAGTGGAGACACTGGAAGCTCAGGTACAAGTGGTACCTCAGGAAGTAGTGGATCTTCAGGAAACTCTGGTAGTTCAGGAACCAGTGGTACATCTGGCACGAGTGGATCTAGTGGTAATACTGGTTCTAGTGGAACTAGTGGTACTTCAGGAAGTTCTGGTACAGCAGGTACATCTGGAGCTGACGGTAGTTTTGGTGGTGCATGTTTCGATTATACATTCTCAACTACTGTTCCTAATCCTGCAGCAAATCCTGGTACAGGAAAAGTTCAGTTAAATAATGCTACACAAACTTCAGCTACTAGATTATATATAAGTGAGTTTGATGATGATGGTAACAATATACAATCTTTCCTAGAAAGTATTGATGCATCTACATCTGCAATAAAAGGACACGTAAGATTAGCAGACAAAGACGATTCACGTGACTTTATATTATTTGCAATAGATGAATTAACTGACAATGGATCTTGGTGGACATTAGTAGTAATAAATGAATCTCAAGGTGGTCTTCCTCTTACTAACTTTGAAGATATTACAGCATGTTTTGTATTAACAGGAGATAAAGGAGACCCAGGTGTGGATGGAACATCTGGATCCTCAGGGACTTCAGGTACATCTGGAAGTTCAGGTGATAGTGGAAGTAGTGGTACAAGTGGAACAGCTGGTACAAGTGGCACAAGTGCACAAAATGGAACATCTGGCACCTCTGGAACTAGTGGTAGCTCAGGAACAACTGGCACATCAGGGACTAGTGGTACAACTGGAGAGGATGGAACCTCTGGTACAAGTGGTAGCAGTGGGACATCTGGTACTAGTGGAGAAACAGGGACATCTGGTACTAGTGGAACAAGTGGGAGCTCTGGTGAAGATGGTACAAGTGGATCTTCTGGTACAGCTGGAACTAGTGGATCGAGTGGAACAACAGGTACTTCTGGAACTAGTGGTACATCTGGATCTTCAGGAGATGACGGTAGTTCAGGGACTACTGGAACTAGTGGAACTTCTGGTACATCAGGAACATCAGGAAGTTCAGGAAATAATGGAAGTAATGGAACTAGTGGTACAAGTGGGTCTTCAGGAACTAGTGGAACTTCAGGCAGCAGTGGTACAAGTGGTACCAGTGGCAGCAGTGGTACAAGTGGTACTTCTGGTACAAGTGGTACTTCAGGTTCAAGTGGTAGTTCTGGATCAACCCCTGCAGATCAAGTGTGTGGAACTGGTGTAGCCACAAGAGTTGCATGGTGGGAAAACACTACGTGCATAAGTCATGATGCAGATCTTTATTGGGACAATACTAATAAAAGATTAGGAATTGGCACTGCTGTACCAACAACTCCTTTACATATTGATATAGGCACCAACGACACAGGTATTCTAGTTGAAAGCTCAGATACATATGCACGCATACGGTTAAAAGACCAGTATGGGGAGGGTTCAATAGCTGCTTTATCTTCAAATTTATTATTTAGCACAGCCGCTAACTTTTCTGAAATGATGCGCCTTAATGATAATGGCAACCTTGGAATCGGTCAAACCGGTCCCCAAGAAAGACTCACCGTTAGCCAAGGAACAGGGAACGTTGCTATACAAATACACGCATTCAATGGTTCAGTTGGGACAGAGGCTACTTTAAAATTTAGCACCGCTGCTTCAACAGCCTCACAAGTAAAAGCGGCTATTATAGCCAGAAATACAGCAGGTAGTTTTGGAAGAAGTGACATGCACTTCGCTTTAGATTCTGCAGCAGACGGTAATAACGTCGAGCTTTCAGATACAAAAATGATCATATTAAATGGTGGCAACGTTGGTATTGG